AGTGAAGTTATGGAAACCGCTAAAACGGCAGCGGAAACTTGTTTCTCTTGTCTGGAATCCGGAGAAAAGTTCCTTGAAAATTATTCTAGGTATTTTTGGGATGAAATAGACGATATAGAACGCTTGACAGGTACAAGAGAAATATAAAATACGAATTTTAGAATGTTTCTGCATGGAAAATTCGATTATTTTCAAAACGGAAATAATCAAGCCGCCCGCTGGTGTGGCTATAAATAATGACCAGTCCAGTCCTACGGGGCAGAAATAAGAACGGAGGAAAAAGAAATGTTAATTACAAAAGATACATATGAAGTAACTGTAGAAGTCAATAATGAAAAAATTATTCGTTCTACAAAGGCATTTGACGGAGCAGAGACGGCATATGTGGTAAGTATGGAAGTTTTTGATAAGTACAATGGAGCAACTGTAAACGTTGTAGCCGTAAACAAAATAAAGTGAGGAAAATCATCATGAATAAAGAAAAATTCTTATCAGATGCAAAAGCAAACTATGTGGAAAATCCAACAATGGCAATGGTATATGACATCCATTGTGGAAAATATTTCGTTGCATACAATGGCTATTTCGGAATGGTTTTCGATAAAGCAGACAACGTGGAAAATCTTTTCGGAAACGGTGTATGCGATTCCACTTTTATGAGTAACCTGTTTTCAAATAACACAGTCTTTTCAAGTGGAAAAATTCTTCTGAATCCGTATAAAAAAGTAAATCATGAAGGTATAGCCTTACAAGTGTTGGAATATATGCCGGACGAATCTTATTACAATGTATATGTACAGAAAGAATTCCTGGAATATTTCAGTAAAGATGCAGAATTTTATAGTTCTGCATCTAGTTTGGATAAAATCCATATAAGTGGCGTGTATGTAGTCGAGAACGGAGAAATCGTCGGTTATATCATGCCTGTGAATGTAGATAGAAGATAAATGTACTAGTTTTGTTTTGCATAGGGTTGACTTTACACATATTTTGTTATATAATACAGATGTGTACGGCTTTTTATGTACAGATAAACAGAACAGGAGGAAAATTTTCATGAATACAACAAAGGATACTATTGAAAAGATCACGTCTTACATTTCTAATTTAGCAGGTTTTCCAGTCAAGAATCTGGAAACAAGCTGGGAAGAATACACAGAGCAACATCACATTTGTGAAGAAGCATTTAATATGTGGAACAAAGGCAGAGACTACGAAGAATACAGAAAGAATGCGCATTTGTACAATGGATACAAGATCAAGTTTTCTTTTGATTCTGAATGGCTTACAAACGAAGATCTGATTACTCTGATGGAAAAATATAATTGCTTGAAATCTGGGATTGAATGGTATGAAGATGATCTTAAAATGCTCCGTGAGAATGGCGGCAGCATGGAATATAAACGGCAGTGGATATTCCAATTTGATCTTGATATCTTAAAAGACAGCACTGATAATACGCATCCGAAATACGTCTGGGGATGGAAAGAAACTGACACATTCCTTGCAACAAACGACTCAACATTTGATGACGAAGAATATCAACCAGCGGAAAATGACCCGGAATTTGAATCAAAATCTAAACTGATTTTTGCATTAGATCGTGCGGAACTTATTTTTCACGATATCGCTCCGGAAAACGCCATTGAAATTGCACATATGATTATTGATCGCTAGGAGGAATTTTTATGGCAATGGCAAACGTTGATTTGGTATGCAAGAAATGCGGAAAATCTTTCACATTTTCAAAAAGCTGCATGAGTAGACGTGCTGCGGATGATTGCGAAGAATGGGCAAAGTCTGTGATTGATCTATGCCCGGATTGCAGAAGAGAAGAGGAAAATCTAAAGGAATTCGCTGAAGATGAGAAAATAGGACTCTGTACATTGCAGGGAACCCCGAAACAGGTTTCGTGGGCAGCATCACTCAGACGGAAATATCTCAAAAATTTCTTACCTTACTTTAAGAACCGGGAATTATCAATCGCCGCTGTCAATCAAGAATCCAGTGCGGAATTTTGGATTGAGAACCGAGAACACCTGTATGATAAGCAGCTTTTGAAATCATTAAGAATGAAATACAGAAAATCAATAGAATCAAAGGAGGAATAAACCGTGCCAAACGGAAAATTTTATCTACTGTTATAGGATAATATAGAACTTATTACAATTACATACGAATAAGAATAAAGCAGTATTGGAGCGTTCCGGTACTGCTTTTTATATACCCTTTTGACGGAAAATTTCTCGGTAAAGGGCTCTATTATCCGGATTGACAAGAGTATTTCTGTTAACTCGGATAAATTTTTTGAATTCTGGCATACGTTGAAACGCTGCTATACTACCGGATACGGAAAATTTTTCGTGTTGCATAGCAGCGTTTACCGTGTGCAGAATCAATTCTCTTTTCAATGACTCAAAACAAATGATTGCAGAAAAGGGAATTGCTTTTGTACACGATTCACGCCTTGTATGCGGCTTTTTATTCCCTATATAGATACGGAATAGGTAAGCGCCAGAGAACGCTTTAGAATGGATTTTAGACGGTTCTGGGACGTATATAGACAGCGTGGACTTTTTATTTTCGGTACAAAAAATCGTATTATAAAGTAGGAGAGAAATTTTACAAGGGCGTTCTGAAATGTGCTGTTCTATGATGGATAAAATATCATGTACAGATGCAAGATCAGAATGTTTGAACTGGATTGATTGAACGGAATATTCTTGTATGATAGAGTTATCAAGATCGTCTTGTATGGAATTTTCGATTGATTCAGATTGATTCATGATGTAGTTTCTCCTTATTTTAACATGATGTATAGGAAATAAATGTGCAAAATTATGTACGGAAAATTTTGTTTATGAAACTTTGTGTTGCTTCGTAGATAGAAACGATTTTCGTAGATAAATATTGTTTTTTGTCGGCAGATATTTAATAATTGTATAAAGGCAACTTTGTGTTGTCTGGAATATTATTCATGATATGTAGACAGAAAACAGAATAATAATTGACATCTTCATATACCTCCATTCTGTTATATGGCAGGCAAGTATGACTGTTTAGACGGAAAATTTATTTCTCCTAGATGGAAAATTCTTGCCTGCCGGGTATGGGCGTAAAGGATTTGATTTCAGTTTTCTGAAATGCTCAGTTCGATTCTGAGAACGCTCACAACAACACGGTGTTATGTGTACACAATTAGTATACACGATGATGAATGGAAAATTCAAATGAAAGGACGTGATTCAATGCTGTACGGAAAAACACATTTGAAAATCTTATAGCGAGATGGTTCGTTTTTGAACGGGAAATTATAGTAACTGATTGCATGGTAGCTTATGTAGTTGACTGCATCAATGCTATCAAAATAACATTGGTATGGTAAAAACTCACTGAAAGGAAGTATAAGTATGGAAAACAATGTAGAGAACACTGGTATGCTCAAAAATTTGCATCTCACAAAGCTTATCAATGGGCACACGATTGAAGCGAAAGAGTATAATGGCAAGCGTGTGATTACATTTAAGGATATTGATGAAGTGCATGAGAGACCGGAAGGAACGGCAAAACGGAATTTTAATGCAAATAAGAAATGGTTCATTGAAGGAGAAGATTACTTTAGAATATCGCCGTACGAATTTCGTACGGCGTTCGGTGGAATGGATAAGCGGCAGCAGAATGATGTTGTTCTTGCAACCGAATCTGGTTATCTCATGATTATCAAGTCTTTTCATGATGATTTGTCTTGGCAGTTGCAGCGGATTCTTGTGAACTCTTATTTCAAAGCGAAGGAGATGCAGTCGGAAAATTATGATGACTTGTCCCCAATGCTCCGGATGTTCATTCAGCAGGAACGTCAGATGAAAGCAATGCAGACAGAAATTGCAGATACAAAGGCACAGCTGGAGATTACGCAGACGGAAAATCAGAAGCATAGCGAACGCCTGAATACCATTGATGGCAAAATCAATGCGGTTTCTGATGCAATCAAGCTGGATTCTACCAGTTGGCGTAAAGAAGTATCGTCCGTCATTCGGAAAATTTGTCGTAATGCAAATGATGCTTATCCAACAGTCGGGATTTTGTACGGTGAAATTTATAAGGTTCTGGAACTTCGTGCAAAGTGTAATCTGACTACCAGACTGACACACAAACAGGTGCGTATGCGTGATGCTGGTGTGTGTATGAGTAAGGTAAAACAGGTAAACCGTTTAGATATTATTGCAGAGGATGCACAACTGACGGAAATTTTCATTGCAATCGTGCGTGAGTATGCTATTAAGTTCGGCATTCGTTGTGATTTGAATCAGAGCCAGACGGAAAATTCTGTTGTAGAAGGCTCTTCTTCTGTAAATAGTTCTGTAGAAGATGCAATTACAATTGATACAGATGCAAAAGCAATATAAATTAAAATAAAATTTACAATTGGAATGGGATGTATATGCTAATTTTGATAACAGTACATATTGTACGGAATATTTTTCTGTTATAGAAAATGTATAATATACATAATGGGAGTATAAAAAATATTGTGACACGGAAAATTTGTTGTAGGAGGAATACGAAAATGTATAATGCAAATGCAGTAGTAGAATCAATGGATTCAGACTTTGAAGCGGCAATGATGCTGCATGGGGAAGAACAGGTGGGAAAAGTAAAAATCAGAGAAAGAGAGGTTAATGAGAAAATCGCAAGAATTGAGAAAACAATTGGCAAGAGCAAGCTGACAGAAAAGAATGTATATGAGATGATCGACTTGCTGATAAAGAATTTTTCAGCATCTCCGTGGGATATTGATACCGCAGATGGAAGATTTTTTGGAGACAAAAACAAGTTTTCAACAATTGAATATGGTGTCTTAGATCAATATAGAAATAACGAAATTGTCACACCGGGTCTGTTGCAAAAAAATTGTTATGGAGTAGTAAATGTTTCACAGGATGGAATTTTTTCTTTGGAAACTTTCCCGGCAATTGGAGTGCAATATGCAAGAGAACTGGTTAAAGATTCTCCGAAAGACAGAGAAACCACATGGAATACTTTTCAATTTCCTTTGCTTTCGGTTAGTGATGTAACAATGTCAAAAATGCGGCTAACTTGTCTGGATGGGTTTGTGTATAATATTCATACAATTTCATTCAAAATTACTGTAAATAAGCAAACACTTGGTTGTACGTTTAAGGTGAAGGTTCGTGATTAACAATGACAAATAAAGCAAAGGGTGTGATATATTGCCAGATCATAGAATGTTTAGCCGAAGAATTTGTGAATCAGCACGGTTCTTGCAGATGCCCCCTAGTACACAGAATCTCTACTTCCACCTGGGGCTTCATGCGGATGACGATGGTGTAGTGGAGGCATTCTCCGTGCTTAGAATTGTTAATGCAACAGAAGATGATTTGCGTATTTTGGTTGCAAGGCGGTTTGTGATAGTTTTGAATGAAGATTTGATTACATACATTGTCGATTGGACGGAAAATAATCGTATTCGTTCCGATCGTAAAGTAGATTCAATCTATCAAGACTTGTTGCTGCAAATTGTACCAGACGCTCCAATTCAGAAGCGAAAGCAGAGAGCTGATAGAAAACCACGAACGGAAAATTTGGCGGGAGGTATTCAGACGGATAGAAAATTGATAGAAGAATCTGTAACTGATGTACCTATAAATGGGAATAATGCTGTTGAAAACAGTGTTGAAACTCAGTTGAAAAGTTGTAATAAAATGGGCTATGCTGGATTGAATACACAAAAAGAAAACAATTCAGCAACAGAAAACATGGGACGTCCCATGGACGCAGATGGACGGCATAAGACAAGTAAAGTTAAGTTAAGTAATAGTCTGTCTTTGTCAAGTCTGTCTGCAAAACATGGAGAACTTTCAACTGTTGAAACTGTTGAAAAATGTTCTGTATCAGAACAGAGGTCAGTCCCTACATTGCAAGAGGTTTTGGATTATGCAGAAGCAATGAAGTCTAATGTGAACCCATATCGTTTTTATGAATACTATGAGAAAAGTGGATGGGAGATTAAACCTGGCGAGCCAATTCGAAATTGGAAAAGTTTGTTCCATAGTTGGCATATTCATGAGGGTATCTTCCCTAAAAAAGTGCCACAGAAAAGTGATTCAACAGTCGATTACTCTCAATTTGTGTGCAACACTGACAAATAATTAGGATTAGTTTTGTTGAAACAATATGAAATATACAATTCATGTTGACAAATAGAAGGGAGTGTTGTATAATATGGGTAGAAGTTACGTCCGGTTTCGGAAATTGAGGTGTTAGAAATGGGGATAAATAACTGTACGTGTAAGAGTTGTGGCAGAGAGAATAAAAATGGAGATGTGTTTTGCCGCTATTGTGGGAAACCACTTCCTAGTAAAGGCGAGATTCAAAAGAGACAGGAGAAACAGAAAAAGCAATTAAGTATAGCTTCAATTTTCCTCGCAATTATTTTCGTAGTATCAATTGTGCTATTTGTAATAGATTATACGAATAACCGTAAGGCAAAAGAAAGTTCGATAGCAGAATCTAATTTGCTAAATGATGATTCATATGAAACTTATTCGTTAGGAGATATTAAATTTAGGATTCCAGATACTTACAAAGAGGTTGATGTGAGCGAAGTTGGGGATGATACTCTTGGGTTTTCAGATGAAGGTGCTAGTAATATATTCATCGTAATAATGATGGCAAACTCAAATGAAAAACTTATTGATGAATTTGTCGATAAAACTCATGTAGAATCCGAATATAATCCAGAGACCAAATTTTACACATTCACTAGGGAAGATGGAGAAATTACTTACGGTTATCTTAGCGAAGATAATAATTTTTATATGTTTGCTATAACTGGTGATGATGCACTTTCAATCCTAGATACAGTTAAACAAAAATAAGGAGGAATAAATAAAATGGAAAACGAAACAAGATATTGCCCGAAGTGTGGAACAATGATAACATCTGGTGGCAGTTGTTCGAATTGCGGATGGAGAGGCACTCCATCTCCGGTTGAACATTCACCTACGAATACGAATTCATTCTTGACTGAAACGATGAGTAAAGCAGAAGGATTCCGAGATTTCAAAATCCTTATTTCAATTATTGGGATTATAGCAGGCATTATTGTTATTATAAACGGTTTCATTAAAAATGAAATGGGCGATTTTACATATTTCAATTTGATTGCAATCGGAATCGGAATTTTGATTATATTGAAATCTCTATTCTTTCTTTTGCATTCCATCACATCATATCAGCATATGAATTTTCAGTACTTCCTTGCAAAATCTTTCCTAGAAGAGAAAAAGGCAAGCGATGAAAATATCAATGAAACCATAAAGACTTTTTTCGAAGATTCGGACTCAAAATAATTGACACCTTTGAAAGGATGATTGATTATGTCGTTTATTACTGCATTGATTACCTTGCTGGTTATCAAATTTTTGATTTGGGTATTTAATGGTTAAAGTAAGAAAGCAAATAAGCAAAACTGAATATGTATTAAAATGCCGTGGGTTCTGATTGATTTGACAATAAAACTTCACGGCATTTTGATTTGGAGTGATTGTGCGTTATGTACAATTATGATGGCATAATTTCGTTAGAATATACAAAAGAAATTTTAGGGGAAGCATTGACTTTTTCGCTGATATCGTGTATAATAAATACAGTCGAGATTGAAAAAACGATAATTGAAAAAAGTGATAATTAAACAACTTACAAAACACTTTAGGAGGGATTACTATGAGTACTGTGGCAGCAACAATGGAAAGATGTTTTACGCTTACCAGAACAGGGAAAAGCAACAACAACACATCTCATAAGCAGCGTGGTGTTTCTTCTGAAGTGTACGCATTCCAGACGGAAGAAGAACTCTGGGCAATGATTGAAAGATTCAACGAAAAGATTGCCGAGGCTAAGTCAGAAGAACAGGAGAGAATCCAGAGCCGGAATAAGCTTTTGTTTTTGATCGGCATAAATGTTGGACTGAGATGTTCTGATTTGGTCAGCTTGAAATGGAGTTTCTTTTTTGATGAGAACATGAAAATGCGGCAAGGATATTCTCTTGCTCCTAAAAAGACGAAAAATAAAATCGTAAAGTTGCGGTTTAACGCTGCAATTGAAAAAGCGATTATGGAATACATTGAAAAGTATCCTATTCGAGACTTGAATGATTATGTATTTGAGTCACGAAAAGGGGAACATCTCTTGGAAAGATGTGTGTGTAGAATCATAAAAGAAGCTGCACAAGATGTTGGGATTGAACGGAATATTGGCTCACACTCTTTAAGAAAAACATTTGGGTTCTGGTGCTGGCATAATGCACAGGATTCAGATAAAGCATTGGTTATCTTACAGAAGATATTCAATCATTCTTCTACGCAGACAACGCTACAGTATATTGGTGTGCTGCAACAGGAGATGGATGATATGTATGAGAACCTTGATCTTGGAATTGATTTCATTTAAGGAGATGTGGGTTATGACAATAAGCGATAAACTAATTACAGAAGATGAATTTAATGCTATTATAGATTACTTGGAAGAACAAGATTTTAATTTTTATACCGGAGATGGTGAAGTCGAAATTCTAAATGCAAAGTATTTTTCAACACTGTTTCAAGCCATATACAATGGCGTATTTAACAATGAAACGAATGCAGTACTTGATATTATTTGTGCCTTGACAATTGACGATCTGAACATTGGCAAGGATAAAGCTGCTGTAACAATTTATCATGGGAAAGAAAACGAGTATACTGTAGATATCCCTAGACAACTTGGGATTGATATGTTCAATGTAGCTACTGATGATTTTTATTGTAGAAACAGAAATGGAGTTTTTCGAGTAAATAACATGATACAAACAGAAAAATCAATTTTCAAAACGCCTTCTAAAAGAACAGGTGGGACAGATTATAAGAGCGCTCCCACTTATCTTCGAAGAATAGCAAAAAAAATAATTCAAAAGGTATTTAATGGAGAAAAAAATATTTCTTTTAAGGCAATATATTTTTCTGGCATATTTAATAGAATACAAAATGCCGGGATAGAGCTGAAGTTCCAAAATCTTTTGGAAGGTGAAGGACGAAAACTTTATGAAAAAGAATGCAAAAGAGTTGGATTGAAAAGTCCTTATATGGTGCTTCGGCATTACTTTTGTTGCTAAGGCTTAGTAACAACATAAGATAATTGAATATCATTTTTTTCGTGTAGTGGTATATGATTTTTCTACACGAAAAAAATAGAATTGAATTGTGTTTATTTACACAAACAGTTATTTACAATCAAAACTATTTACAGCTATCAAAAACGGATGGCTGGGATAAAATTACAAAAGGAGAAAAGATCATGAACGAGAACTTAATCATTCAGAAAGGTAGTGAACCATGGTTTGCTGGTGAAAAAATCGCAAATTTTTTAGGGTTTAAGAACCCATTAGATGCGTTAAAACACTATGTATCTGACGAAAACAAATCATTTGATGTTGTTGTGTCAGAAGAACAAAGTTGTCCTATATGTGTCATCAATGAGTCTGGTTTATACGAGCTGATTCTTTCCAGCGATTCTCCGATAGCAAAAGAATTTCAACATTGGATATTTCATGATGTTTTGCCGTCAATCCGGAGAAATGGAGTTTATATGACAGAGGATTTCATGAAATACGCATTAAAGCATCCAGACTTTATGATATATTTCCTACAGAATTACAAAGCAGAAAGCCAAGCTAGTATAAAGCAAAAATTATAATAGCTAAAATTTACAATAATAAAACAGGAGGAGTTTATTATGAGCGAAAACATGAGTATGATTAAGGTTACTTACGGTGATAATGATACACCTACGGTATCGGGACGGGAACTGCATAAGGCGTTAGGCGTCAAGACCGCTTATAAAGATTGGTTCCCTAGAATGTGCGAATATGGGTTTAGTGAGGGTGTCGATTTCAACCCGCTCATTTTTGAGCAAGTTCGTACTGAGGGTAAACGGGAAGTTGTACGAGAAATTACCGATCACCAGCTGACAATCCCCATGGCAAAGGAACTCTGTATGCTCCAGCGGACAGACAAGGGTAAGCAGATGCGACAGTACTTCATTGCTGTAGAAGAACAATGGAACACGCCAGAGATTGTAATGTCAAGAGCTTTAAGAATGGCAAACAAAAATATTGTGTATTTGGAAGAAAAGAATACTGCTCTTGAATCTAAAATTGCAGAGGATGCACCGAAGGTAGAATTTGCAAATGCCGTAGCAGAATCAAGTTCATTGATTGATATTGGAACGCTGGCAAAACTGGCACGTGATGAAAATATTCCGATCGGAAGAAATCGTTTGTTTGATTGGCTACGGCAGCACAAATACATCATGGATAAAGAACATAAGTACGAACCGTATCAGACCTGGGTTGAAAGAGGTATCTTTGTAACAAAAGAATATGGCTACAGAACAGCATACGGTTATGAAACACAGACGAAGATTTTGGTGACAGGCAAGGGACAGATTTACTTGATCGAAAAGCTGCGGAGCGAATTTTGCAAGAAAGAAAATGCAGTAGTAGTAAACCAGTAAATAAAAGTAAACAAACCAACTTGATTGGTATAAAATAAATTTAAGGCACACAGTGCAGAAAGAGAGTATTAATATGAGTAAGAAGAGTAGAAAGATGAAGAAAACAAATCTGATGAAGTGGGATGATCTTATTCGGAATACAAAAAAGATTACACCGTTTTGCGACAAAGACGGTAATGTAATCTGGGGAACGGATAAAAATGCAAAGAAGAAAAAGAGATTAAAGGATGGTGGTGAGAATTGTCAAGAAGAGAACAACAATATTTAATGACGGAGAGCCAAAAAGCCTTAGTCTCTAAGCATCATAATCTGATCTACGGTTTTATGAGAAAGCATGAAATGATTCGCACTGACAAAACCGATGTTTCTAATTGGTATGGTATCCTTGCAATTGCTTTAATCAAAGCCGGATATAATTGGAATGAAGCAAGAGGTAGCTTTACATCATACGCATGGGGCTTAATGGCAAATGCGTATAAGGATGAGATTAAATCAAGAAAAAGAAGTAAACGAAACAGTATAGTTGTAAGTCTTGACGAGCCTATTGGTGTTTCGGATGGAGAAGCAGTTTGTATTGGCGATATCATTCCGGATGAATCTTCTGAAAATGACCTGGAAAATTACGTGATAAATAAGATTATGTTTATCAATGTATTTGCTGTTCTTTCTCAGAAAGAAGAAGTGGTTGTGGAATCAAAAATGAATAGTCATACAAACAGAGAGATCGCACAAAAGTTGAACTGCTCTGAGCAGAATATTGGATATATGATAAGAAAAATCCGTAAGAAAATATCGGTATATTTTGATTGACTTTAGGAGGTATCGGCATGGAGGGCAAAACAAATAATAAGAATACAAATTTTACAGAAGAGGTTGTAAAGGGCTTAGGTGATTTAAGCGCTAAGTTCGTGGAACAGGTTGTAAAATTTGCAGACGATATCGGCGTTAATCGGACGCAGGCAGTAAACATTTGCGTAAAGGTTTTATCTTATGCAATGAGTAAGAATGTCAGCTATGACAAGTATGAAGTGGAGGACGATGACAATGGGAAAAACGCAGGCAGCTCAAAGTGATTCAAGTAATGAAATTACTTTACGTGATTTTATGCAGAATGACACAAAGAAGGTAACGGAACTGATTAACCAGTATCCATATCAGATTCCAGTACAGGCAATTGCCGAGTGGTGGAAGTGTGATGCAGATAGCATCCGTAGAGCATTGGAACAGTCCAGTGTTTTTGGAATCGGGTTCCGGCAGGCTGGGAAATTGAACCGTGCATTTGTAATCCCTACAGGAAAATTTGTTCGTTGGTATCTTGGTATGAGAGAATGAGAGAGGAGGAAAAATAATGGCAAATAAAAATCAGCTAATCCCGATTGATGAATACGGATTGTTCGCAGATAAGAATGATACTGCTAGAGTGGATAGCAGATATGTGGCAGAGTGTTTTGAGAAACCGCATAAAACAGTTCTCCGAAATATCGATGCAATTCTTTCTGAAGATTCTGGTTTTAGTCCGGAATTTAATCAGCACAATTTTGTGCCGATTACCTATACAGATCAGAGGAACAGAAAGCAACGTTGCTATGCAATCACAAGAGACGGGTTTACTGCATTGGCAATGGGATTTACAGGTAAGAAGGCTGCGCATTTCAAAGAAATGTATATCCGTAGATTCAATGAAATGGAAGAACACATTAAATCTCTTGTATCTGCTAGACAGGAGTTCCCGTTGCTTACTGATAACATTAAGCTGGCTTATGACAATCCAAAACCGTATCACTACAGTAATGAATGCGACATGATTAACCGTATTGTTCTTGGCATGACTTCGAAGCAATACAAGATCGCACATGATATCCCCAGCAATGAAAGCATTCGTCCGTACTTGTCTGAAGATCAGATCAAATTGCTGGATGTTTTGCAGAAGGTTGACATTGGTTTGTTGTTCTCTGTTCCGGATTATCATAAGAGAAAACAGCTTTTGGAATCGTATGTTGTGAGAACAAACAGAAGTCTGATTACAGCTTAATTCAAGTGTAAAAAATTTAACAAAAGCTGTGCTATCAGGCTATACGGGCGTGTGAGTGTGAGGAAGTATTGCTATGAATGAATTACAAAAAGTAAAGCAGTTCCATGTTTGGGAATCTACATATGATTTATATGATTGGTCGAAAGAAGTCCCAGAGGTTGCAGGGAGTCCTATCAATAATGTAATAGATGGGGTATTGGTTTCTGCATCTTCAAAAGTTCCAAAACCAAAATGTAAAAAGACAGGATATTCTACATGGGAATGGTTGTTGCACTGGAAAAACACATTTAAGCAGACTGTATTGGGTGTTTCTCCAAAGGAAATAATGCAGGATTACAAGAGAATGCTTGATGCAAGATAATGATTGACAGGTAGGTGATGATATACTATGCCGGAGATCAAACATAACTCTGGTTATGCAGCTTTAGGAAATGCAATTGTGGCACAGGCAGCGTATGATTATTATAATGCCTTGGAATTGAGATATAAAACGCCAGGTTCTTTGGGCAGCTATTACAGAGTAAAAAACCTAGAAAATTTTCTAAAATCTGATTGGTGTTATTTCATTTCTTCGATTGACCCGGATTACATTATTTCTTATTGCAGGCATAGAATTAGAGAAAAATACAGAAAGGACAACGATAATGTTCAGAGCATATGACGTACAGAGAAAGTGTTGGTTATACAATATTCTGATAAATCCATATGGATATATTTATCAGAAGAAAAAATTCTTTCTGAAAAAACTAAACGAAAAAAAGATCAGTGTTTATAGAGATACTGGATGTAAGGATATCGATGGGAGTCTAATCTTTGAAGGAGATATTTTTAAGGACTCAGAAGGTAAGTGCGGCATTGTTTTCTATGCAGATGAAATTGCAGCATTCTTGTTTTTTGTCTACGAAGAAAATTCTGCATATGCTTTTGGAAAAGACTTATATGAAAAGGGATATATTATCGGCAATGTGCTTGATAATTATGACTTAGTCAAAAAATATCTTGAACCAGAAGAAAATGAGAATTCGAATAAGGGTGAGGAAAGTGTCAAAAAAGAAAATGGAGAAGAAAACATATCATAAAAAGTGTGCTGTGTGCGGTGTGGAATTTGATACGTTTACAGATAGACAAATTTATTGTTCTTCCCAGTGCAGATTGAAAGCACAGGTCGGCGTTGCAAAAAAGAGATGTTCTCCTTCGCTTAAATCTTGTTTGAATTGTACGAAAAAGGAATGCACATATGCTGAAAGACCTACAGAAGAAGAAATGGATATCATTAAAGATGCTAACCTTGGTGAGAATCTTCTTACTGTAGAGATGAAAGTTGGTGGATAATTTGGAGACCAATTGTGAGGACTGGTGTTCAGTAAGCTGTAAGCATTGCAAATATAGTCAATATACTGAGATGTTCCATGATAAAAAAACTATCATCCAATCGGAGTGTAAAAGAATAGATCATAATCATATTCGATTTGCAAAACCATTTTTTATCGTATACGATTGCGGCAGAATGCTTACTCATTGTTGTTCTGATTTTGAACCCAGTCCAGGGAATCCGTGGTTATATAATCATTGGGGTGAGATAGATATTATACTACCAAAAGAAAATGCTACAATTCCTTTTACGCTGGATGGAGATACTTCAACTTGGTATTATGTAAGGTATCTTGATTTTTACAACAATACATTTTTGAACACAGACGGTACGTTGAAATGGGTATACAAAATGTATTACAAGAAAGTAAGAAACACATTAGGGTATGTTTTAATGCGTGAGTATGCTGATGGTAAAGTATTCAAGAATGGTAAGCAGCCGTTTGGCTACATGAGCGTTCGATAAATGTAAATAAAAGTGAGGTTTTATTATGAAAAATATTAAAGGTTATAAAGTTTTTAACTCTGATTGGACTTGCAGAAACAAACAATATACTTGTCCGGGGAAATTTGAAGAAGATGTAGAACTCGATGTTTGTAGTCGTGGATTACATTTTTGTAAAAAAGCAATAGATTGTTTTAATTATTATGATTTTGATTCAAATAATCATGTTGCAGAAGTAATTGCATATGGTAAAGTAGAGGAAGATGGTGATAAATGTTGTACAAATAAATTAGAAATCGTAAGAGAGTTATCATGGCATGAAGTTTTGGATATTGTAAATACTGGGAAGGATTGTACTGGTAATTGCAACAGCGGTAATTGGAACAGCGGTAATCGGAACAGCGGTGATTGGAACAGCGGTGATTGGAACAGCGGTGATTGGAACAAAACAAATTATTCTAATGGATGCTTTAATACAATTGAACCTAAAATTAAGTTGTTTAATAAAGAATCTAATTTGACTTATAATGATTGGGTTCTGAGCGATGCAAGAGATTTGCTTAATAAAATTCCAACAGAAATTCTTGAATGGATATGGTTTGATGATATGTCTGAAGAAGAAAAAGAAGCAAATCCAAATGCTAAAGACACTAATGGTTATTTGAAGATAATGAAATCACATGAATGTGCCCAGGATTGGTGGGATAAATTAAAAGATACAGATAAAAAGATTATTTTAGGCATCCCTAATTTCGATAGAGAAATTTTCAAAGAAATTACTGGGATTGATGTTGGAGAGGAGTAAAAGTAATGAAGTTTAGTATTGGCGATGTTTTTGAAGTTACAGAAACTTATAATGGAAAATCTGTGTTGTCGAATGAGGAAGTGACAATTCCAGAGGGAGAAAAGATAATTATTGGGGCAGATAAGTTGGCACACCATATTAGCAGTGGTATGATTTCTCCAATTGGAGAAGCTTCTACTGTAGAAGGACATAATGCAGAAGGAATTGCAAAATATATTTGTTTATTTTTAAGATCACATTTGGCGTTCGATCTTGATGAAATGCTTGAAGGATATGATCTTACGATGAATGATCTTGCTTATGAAATTCAATATGCTCTTGAAGAAATTGGATTCTATAAATGAAAAGGATGATTTTATATGACGGTAAAACAACTTATCGATGAATTAAATGCAGTGCCAGAAGAATTATTAGATTCTGAAATCACATATAGACATTGTTTTGAAGGCGAAAACAAAACAATCCCTATCGGAACACTATACGAAACACTCCCTATCGAAACACTATATTGTATAGTCGATGAAGATGGAAGTTTTGAAAAAGACGGGGAAATATGTTTTACGATTAAACAAGTTTTCTTGGGATAAAAATAATATTGAGGCGGTGATACAATGATTTTCTTTGTTGTATGTTTCACAGTGATAGGTATCTTTAGTTTGTACCTTGGATTGTATAAGTGCTTTGCAGGAGGTTATTTGAGCAGCAAGATAATTCCTATGATAGTCGGGACTATTTTCATGTTGTTGTCTGTAGCTGCGTTTGTTATTCGCAATTATCAATGATTGGATGGTGATATAATGTGGTGGATTATTCCGACAATTATTGTCAAAATGTTTTGCTTTTTGATAGGTGTAGTGATTGCTGTTGCAATATATATTGAAATAAATTGTCTTGAAGAATCATCTATGAATACTTTTTTTATATCTTTGATAGCAATTTTTTCTGCAATCGTTTGTGTTTCTGTTATATATGGTTCTATTTCAATAGGTGATTCTATTCTTAGTAGCATTACAAGAACTTATGATGTAGCAGAGGTCTATCAAATAGAGCCATATAAAACAATAATCGTATTTGAATACGGTGATGAATTAAGATACATCTACAAAAATGACAATTATAGTTCTTACGAAAATAGTACACAAATAGATGTGTCCATAAATGACTTATATAATTCTAGTGTAGTAAATAAATAAGCGGAGGGAATACAATGGATTACTTAGATTTTAGAATTGCAGTCGATAATGCAAAAGAAGCAATTTATCAAATTGATTCTTTTATTAGGATTTTGAAAGAAACTCTCGATAAGGATGATGCCTATAGAGAAGATACTATCTTGGTTTGGGAAGAAAAAAGAGAAAAACTTTGCAGAGAATTTGGTTTATCTATTGAACAGGCAATAAATCCAGACTATTTTCATGATTATCCAGATGTTGTAAGATACATCATTGCTGGTTTGTCAAGGTTCTACGATCAAGATGGGGATGAGTATATCGTTGAGAATTTAGGCGAGTTCTATGATGATTTAGTAGACGGTCGATTTGATTAATTCTTACTTTAGAAAAGCAATAAAAAATCGTATTATATAAGTATAAGAATAATTTTTGGAGCGTGATTTGATGATTGATTTATTAGCAAAGGGGTATATATCTCAGGATTTTTTTGAATGGTTAAAAGAGAATGGGTTTACAACTGCTCCGGCAAGTACAAAATATCATGGTGCCTGTGAAGGTGGATTGTATAAGCATTCTAAAGCAGTTATGGATACACTTGTAGACTTTACTAAGAAACTGGGGTTACAATGGCAGGACGAGCGTTCTCCGTACATCGTAGGTATGTTTCATGATCTGTGTAAGATAGATCAGTACAAGATAAAAGAAGAATTTTATAACAATAACTGTAATGCGAAAATCTCTACCAGTTATGAGTATAATGAAAATGTTCTTCTAAAAGGACATGGGTTAAAGTCTGTAATGCTGTTGAGTCAGTTTATGACATTGACAGAAGAAGAAATTATGTGTATTCGATACCATATGGGAGCATATGAAAAGGATGATTGGGTACAGTTCGATTTGGCGATTAAAAAATATCCGAATATATTATTTACACATACTGCGGATATGTATGCAAGTAAGCTAATTCAATAATAGGAGACAGTGAATAAAATGCGTGATATTTTATTTAGAGGTAAGAGAGTTGATACAGGAGAATGGGTTGAGGGATATTTTTGCAAATATCCTAATCAGTTTAAGGGATATTTTTGTAAAAATCCTAACCAGTTTAGTGGATTTTTAAAGCCTCATATTTTCGTATCATCGTATGATGAAGAAAAAGAAACCGGAAGTTGTACAGCTTACCCTATTATTCAAGATACTGTGCAACAGTTTACAGAGCTATTTGACAGAAATGGTAAGAAAATTTTTGAGGGCGACATTGTAGATATATTGACCGAAAATGAAGAACGAGGTGTCATAACATATGAGGACGGTGGTTTTGTCGTGAAGGCATCGACATTTGTAGTTGATTTCATGTCAAATATAAATGGAGAAGATGTAGAAGTCCTTGGAAATATTGTGGATAACCCAGAATTATTTGAGGAGGAATGAAATGAAAGCTAAATGGGAAACAGTAAGTAACTTAAAAAAGATTGGCAGTAAAAAATGTAATTTGCTTATTGGCAAATGTACAAATTGTGGTTTTACAGTATGTGATATATTAAATCATTTTGATTTATACAATCATTGTCCTAATTGTGGTGCAACAATTTACAGGTCGGGTTCCCCAAATACAAATGATAGTGAGAATGATACAAATACAAAAAACATATTCTTATGCCAGAACCGCAGAATGGTTGGTTTGGGGTAACGAGTGATAATAAATGGTTTGTTATTATTCGACAGCCAGATTCAGATGAATACCTAATGGTATATGAGAATGGTGGATATGATGTAGGAACGGTATCTGAGGTATTCGATGAGTCAGAACACGATTTTAATAGATATGGTAAATGTATAGATGGTAATAAGATTATTCGACTTATAAATGCTATCAGCTTTGAGTATGCAAAGTGTTGCCCAGTCTATCACAAAGATATTATCTGGGAAAGGGGGATAAAGCAATGGCAGGCGTAAACATCCTACCCATACCTTCGGTATATGTTTCACTATCAGAACTCAAAGACGGAGAGACGTTTACATTCAGATATGGTGATAGAGAGCATCGTTTCACAGACCATATTTATATGTGCGTGGACGAAAACTATGTTGGTGAAAGAATTGTGATTGACTTAACTGTCTTTGATTCTTTTTACATTGGCGATTCCGAATCAATAGATGTGCGGAGAGTTAAGTGTAAAATTGTTGCCGAAGATGATGAAAAAGAGATAGTTGAGAAATTGTATGATGTAATATCTAAATGGAAATAGCACTGTATAGATATTACACAAGCGAAATCTTCTATGATATGAGAGAAAGAAGTTGTGGAGGTATGATGTAATGGCAAGTATTAAAGACTTAAAGAGAATGTGCAGAAACCACGAGGAGTGCAATGGCTGCCCTTTATATATTGGAGGATTTGCACAGTGTACACCAAGTGAGTTTCCTGATAATGTTGATGAAATCATTGACAAATGGGTATCCGATCATCCTGTAAAAACATATGCTATGGATTTTCTTGGGAAATTTCCAAACGCACATGTGGATAGATATAAAACTCCTAAAGTTTGTAGAGTCATTATTTATGGTAACAACTGTCCTAAGGAATGCCATATAGTGTCAAGTTGTGCTGACTGTTGAGGTATGGAGATAAAGGAAGATGACTGAAAAACTGAAACCGTGCCCGTTTTGCGGAAGCGACGAATTAAAAATACTTTGCGGAGAGTGCGGCGTATTCGTAGGCTGTACGATTTGCGGTTGCTGTACTCAAGCTGTCCCATTATCCGCAACTTATGCAGCTAAACCAGAAGCAATTGCCGCATGGAACCGAAGAGCCGGTGTTGCCCCCAATAAGGCACAATGGGAGATTTGCTGTGACGGCTATTACCCGTACTGTAGTAACTGCCACAAAGAACCGCAAGGGCGAGAGATGACGAGGTACTGCCCCAACTGCGGAGCAGAGATGTGTAATCCAAAAATTCCGAAAAGGAGCGAAAGAAAATGAGTAAAATCAAGTTGAAGTCTTGTCCGTTCTGCGGCAGCACAAAACTAAAGATTGACAGCAAGCGCACTTTCAATTACAACAAAAGACATTGCTCTGTTACAGTAAGATGTATGAAATGTCATGCAAGAAGTCCTGTTGTTGGAATCAATCTGGAAAAGAATCAGTACAATGAGCGTGAACTTTGTGAATCACAAGTAACGGAATCTTGGAACAAACGAGTATCAGAACTTGAACATAGACCTATAGTCCATGCACATTGGGCTTTTCGTACAAGTTATAGTTTCAAATGCTCAAATTGTGGAGAAATCGGATATATAATTTCACATCGATTCTGTCCGAACTGTGGTGCAAAGATGGATATGAAGGGGGAAGATAAATAATGACTGAATTTGTTTCAAAAATTAACAGGAATGAATATGAAATCACTTTCAAAACAAGCATCTGGTCTGAATACAAAGAGATTCAAGAAGCTATGAGATCTATCATAGATAATCACAAAACAGCACCTATACACTTAAATACAAATACTTGCGTAAGCTGCGGTGCAGAGATTCCTGAAGGTTATCATGTTTGTCCAATATGCTCGAAGGAGTGGTAATTTATGGGAAATATTTGTAAGATATGTGGTAAATCTAGGTTTATGTTTTCATGGGAAGATATTTGCTACACTTGTAAGCAGAAGAAAGACCTAGCAGAAATGCAGCAGAAAATAAAAAATAAAGAAAGTGACATTGATACATTCTCAAATAGCTATATCATTTGCCCGTATTGTGGTAATGCGTTAGATACTGAGTATGGATATGAGGACTTTCCAGAACTATATGAAGAAGGGGATCACGAACTAGAATGTAGTGGGTGTGGAAAGACGTTTATAATGGAGACAATGGTATCATACTCCTATGAAACACGTAAACCTGATGAATCGTCATTGAGATTATAAATAAACTAAGGAGAATTTTCATATGATTACAAATTTTCGAGACTGGAAGATGTTTGCGCATGAGTTCTATGTGTACGAAATAAACGATCATCGTAGATATGAGATACTGGTTGAATTTTATGAACAGTACACAAATATACTCAACGCTATTGTGACACTGTACATCTCGGGATATTACTATGATAAGAGATTAGAATCTGGTAAATGCTATAACAGACATCGCCTAGTTGATTCGAAACCGCTTCATGAAGCATTAGAGGTCGCACATAGGCATTATGAAACAAATTTTTAATAAGGATGGTGTTACCCGTAATGAACGTAAAAGAACTTATTGAACAGTTACAAAGATTTGACGAAGATACCGAAGTACGAATCATTGACATAGATTCTGATCCGTTAGATGGTGCTACAGGATTGGAATGCTCAAATACATATATGCTTACTCATGGTGCGACTGGCAAATCACTTGTATGTATTATTCCGGCGATGTAATGTTATTTAATATTATTTTTGTGTAAGGAAATGGTGTTTATGAAAAATGCTATTAAAATGAGCGAATGGGCTTTCAGAACGCTCACAGAAGAAGAAAATAAAATGCTTACCGATACAATCGATACAATTTGTAAAAACCACGAAGAAGGATCGTGGGCGAGAATATACTATGCGATTACAACAACAGTAACTCATATATTGTCTCAAAAGCATGCAGATGAAATGTTAGAGGAACTTGATAAAAAAGAAGATGGAACAAATGACTGTGAATGAGTTGATTCAGCCGGCATTGTGAAAACGGTAACCCCGATTTGGGAAACTGCGGAAACATTACGCCAACGGTACGAAACATTAATTATTAATTGATTGGATGTGTTTGTTATGAGACATTTTGATATTTTTTATGGTATGGATACCGAAGAGCTTCAGAACTTACAAACAATCACAGAGTTAATGTACACTGCAAAAACATTGTATCGCAATGTCAGTGAACTTCATTCTCAAATCTGTCGTTCTCAGGACAGAACGATATCCGAATTATCACTCGATGCAACTTTGGCATTCAATAAATTATATGATGCACTTCAAACTGAACAAAAAACGATATTGAATGACATTGAGATTGATATGCCTGAAACTACATGACATACAAAATGCGGCACTGCCCTAATTGTGGTAGGTGTTTGTTTGAAAATCGTAATTGATGTCATTAGCATTGACAAAATTTATGTGGAAGTATTATGTACAGATAATGTGTTATGCTACGAAGGCGTGACTTTTGAAGAAGCGGAAAAATGGAGTGGTATGATGCAAGCGTTATTCTGGCGTAGGAGATGAGAACTATGGGAAAAATCTATGTAGGTTTGTACGGTGGCAAATCAATATTCAAAGGGAAAGAAGTTCCATTACAAGGCGACACAATTTACTGTGAGTGTCCGGACAAATGTTCTTTTTACAAAGAGGGAAAGTGCCTATGTATAAGAAGACTGGGCATTAAATGCCCTAACGGAACAGTAACCACGGAAAAAGGCTACACTAGCCGAGCAAAGAAGTATGGAGCGTTCCGCCAGAAATACATAAGCGATGAAACATATGCTAGATTAAAAGCCCCTTTATATAACCGATTTGCAGTTGTTGGAGATAATTATTGGTTTAGCACTGGCTATGTAAGAGCAAGAAAAGCAAAAGAAGATGATTCTCCCAGAGAAGTGATGTCCGGATATGTGTTATGGAGTAACATCGGGACATCGGAATTTTGTATTCCAATTGTCGATATGAATATACAGCTGCTAAACGCCATTCTTTCATATTCACCACGAAATATATTTGGAGAAAGCTTAGAAAAATATTATCTTGAATATGTGGCTGATATTTTGAAGGAAATGCAGGAAATCGCACCGGAGATGTATCAAGAGCTGACAGAGAAATATCCGGAGTACAAAAGTGAGAAGTATATTCCGAACTACGTTGGCAGATACGCCTATACCCGAACACTGCGTGACGGCTGTACAATTCATGATGGTCTTGGAAATGTCGGCGTTCTGAAAGACGGAAAGATTTACTGTGATAACCTCAAAGGCATTGTGCCGTTTGGCGGTGAATCGGCTTCTGTCGTGATAGAGCTGGGAGAAACCAGTACCATCAAAATAACCGACAATTCGCAGGTATGTGAAAGAACAATTTTCAAGTAAGGAGAATGCGGTATGAAAAGACGGAAAGAAATTAAATTTTACAAAGTTGAGGGATATGTAACTGCGGAGAATGAAAAACAGAAAAATTATCGTCCATCAGGTAATGCAACTGCATATATCCCACCTGTGGTAATTGGTTATAGTAAAAGGAGATTTGATAAAGATGGAAGAAACTAATATTAAAGAATGCCTATTCTGTGGCAACAAGCCGACAATAATCACGAGATATTTGAATTATGAGAAGCCGACATATCAAGTGAAATGTAAATTGTGCGGAACTACAACAATAGAATCTTCTTCTGAAAAAAATATAATTGATTTTTTGAATCAAAGATTGACTGGTAAACCAAAAACATACCGTCAGTATTTTGAAGAAAATTTTCCGAAAGATAAATTCCCAAATGCTGATTATGAGGGGATGTGTAGAGAAATGTTTTTCGGGAATGATAACAGGGATTATAATTGTGCTTATGGCGAAACTTCTTGTGAAAAATGTTGGAACGAAGAAATAAAATAAGATGTGTAGGATGGTGACAAAATAAAAGGTGGTATTGAAATGGAACAGTTTTACGAAATCACACCACAGAGTAAGCGGTTTGCAGAGTGCATGACCTACTGGAATGAGTCCGATAAGCAAAGTGAAAAAGTCAGAGAGTTTATGAGCAATCATAACATTCCGTCACCTGCTCTTTGGAGAGGAAATATTCTCTACATTAAGAAATATTCAGATATGTCTGACAACAATTTCTTGAAGAAAACAGTCAAAGACAATGGGAGTGTTTATTACGGCATCAAAAAGACAGGTTTTCTCGGCAAGGAACTGAAATCCCTTGGAGTTTGCAGAGTGTATAAGCCGTTTGTGCCGATCTTCTTTGAAGAAACGATTTCGAAGGCAAGTGTTCGCTTGTTCCCAGCCAACGGGAAAGTCTATTGCAGTGTAGAACATAATCTGGAGAAGCCTCTGACTTGTCCGGAAGGATTCGTTGAAATGAAAGGCAGTGCGTTCTATGAAATTATGGAAGGTGAGGAAGATGCGTAAGCCTTATCAGGCAAAAACCATTGCAAAGTTTCTGATAGAGGCAGCAGAAGCGGCAGAGCCTACTATCTGCATGACGAACAGCAAATTGAACTCTATATTGTACTATGTGCAGGCATGGTACATGATAAAGTATGGTACGCCTTGTTTTACAGATCAGCTGTATGCTTATAGCTGGGGCGTAGCTGTAGAAGATGTACATTACACTTTCCGTATGTTTGGAAACTGTTCTTTGTGGGGGGTTATGGCAAAGAAGATAAAAACGGATGAAAAACTAGAAAAGAAAGACCAGGAACAAATCTGTAAAGTGCTATATAAAATGGGAATATATGATGCAGCGATATTAAATCGAGCCATTATGAATCAAAGACCGTATTATGACATTTATACTACTACCAACGGTGCTAATGGCATATTTGGTGTTATTACACCGGAAAGTCTGAGAGAATATTTTTTGTGGAAGGAGAAAAATGGTAAAATATGGATACGCCAAAATTTGAAATAGAAGGAATTCTATCTGTACAGATTTGTGATTCAAGTGGTGTAATTTTAGATTTAACATCAGAATGTGATTCGGGGTTTGATGAAAATAATATTCTGGAAAATGAAGTCCCAAAATATCATTTCAAAGATAGAGTTGCTTATCCATCTAGGAAAATCAAAAAACAGAATGGGGATGATTAAAATAAGTTTGTATTTAGATAATGCAGCTACTACAAAAGTATCAGATAGTGTAATTGCTGCAATGATGCCATATTTTTCAGATAAATGGCAAAATCCTTCTTCGCTATATGCTGTCGATATTGATTCAAAAATCATAGAAGCTAGAAAAATAATTGGGAAGTTTATCGGAGATGAAAGAGGGAATATCTTTTTTACTTCTGGCGGCAGTGAATCTAACTGCTGGGCGATTGAAGGTTTTGTAAATCGTGCAAGATTAGAAGGGTGCAATCCGGTTATAATTACAAGCAAGGTGGAGCATAAAAGTATTTTGGAATGCGTTAAGAATATTGATACAGATGTATATTATCTCCCTGTGCATTTTAACGGAACAATATACTATGATGAGTTAGACCGTATTTTAAGTGTTACAGTTGAGAATAAGAAAAACAAAATTTTAGTTTCTATCCAATATGCGAATAATGAAACTGGTGCAGTACAAGATATTCAAAAGATTGCAGCAATTACACATTCATGTGGAGGTTTACTTCATGTAGATGCTACTCAGGCATTTGGGAAAATTCCCATTGATGTAGTGAATGATGCTGATATTCCCGACCTTGACACTTCAATTGATATGCTTACAGCAAGTGGGCATAAGATCGGAACTCCAAAGGGAATCGGGTTCCTTTATATTAAGGATGAATCTTGTATTACACCAATTATTTATGGTAGCCAAAATTATGGTATGCGTGGTGGAACTGAAAATGTACCGTATATAATGGGGTTGAAACAGGCGGTTCAAGACTTAGAAGATGGTGATTGCTGTAATCAAAAAGTTTATGAGAATCTAAAGCTTTCAGAAAAGAAAAGAGATTTGTTTGCTGATAAACTTCATTTTAATTTTAATTGTAGAATCAATGGTTACTACAAAAAAATACCTAATATATTAAGCGTAACATTCTTAGATGCACCTTGTACAGCAGAATCAATGGTCTATTTATTAGAATTAGACGGTATTTTTGTTTCAGCTGGTTCTGCTTGTAATTCACATTCTGATAAACCATCTTATGTTTTAAGTGCAATGGGACTTGATAATGATAAAATAACAAAGACATTGCGAATCTCATTCGATAATAGTATAACAGAAGATAATATGGATAAATTCGTTTCAGCATTAAAAAAATGTTTTGCTACATTTGACAAGAAGGGAAAGTGATAGTTTGAAGAAGATTTATTTAGCTGGTGGGATGACTGGTCTTACTTACAAAGAACAACATGAGTGGAGATTGAATTTTATATCGCAAATTCGGAGAAATGATTCTGGATTTGATAGACCGAAGTTTTTTGATCCACCACTTTACTATGATGTAAATGAAGTAAATGATATTGAAACTCAAAAAGAAGCTATGGATTTTGACTTGTTTAATTTGTGCAAGTCAGATGTTGTTATTGTCAATTTCAATGTGCCAAATTCAATCGGGACAGCAATGGAAATTGCAATTGCAAGAGAGCATGGTATCCCGGTGATTGGATTAAATGAAGATCATAATAAATTACATCCGTGGCTAAGATTAAATGCGATGAAGATCTGTGACAGTATGGAAGAACTAGTTGCTTTTGTTAAGCAGTTCTTTTTAGATTGATGAAATTGGAGGATGTAATATGGGAATTCATGTTAATGGTGTATATGTAGTTGGTGGGAATTGTAATGAGAAAGGGAACATTATTAGGATTTATAAGCATAAATATGAGTGTTATTACTATTTTACAATCAAAGGGAATCGTAGGCATGGTTATTTCGCAGATGGTTCCCCATTTTCTAAAAGCCTAATTTTTTATGGGTATGATGATTTTATTAAATTAAAAAAAATAAAGGAGAGAATGATATGGACGAAAAGATTGTTGTACTGAGAAATGATAAGGCAGTAACTGCAACAAAGTATATGGATGGTAAAAAAGTTAATTCTGCTACAGCTAAATGCCATCCAGATGATAAATTCGATTTTAATGTTGGTGCAAAAATTGCTGTGGATAGATTAATTAGAGAGAATAATAATACAGATAGAAAGACTATTTATAAAACTCTGGGAGAAGCAAAAGAGGAAATAAAACAGAAAGTAGATAAATTAAAGGGGAAAATATCTTTTGAGGTAACAAGCAATTTTTGGGATAGCTTTAAGAAAGGTAAAATTCAAGTAAGGGTAACTTCTAAAAATATAAAAAGTTTTTTACAGATTGCTAAGAATAAAGGGATTGAATGGTGTAGTAAAGGTAAATTCAATCCGTTCGATTCTTATGATTTTAGCAAAGTATATAGCAAAGTATACCTGGAGTATAAACCCAAAGGCGAATCGATTGACAATGGATTAAAATACAGTAATTATCGTGGTAAAGACAAAGTCATTGTAGATTGGAATGAAATTCTCTCATTGCTTCCTAATAGAACTGTCTATTCTAATGATTTTGACTGGGATAAATTTTTGAATGGCGAAGTTACTGTTCAGATGTCAAAAGAAGATTCGGTTTATTTCTTTTGGCAATTTTGTTTTGCCAAACTTACCTCGTATTTCTCTGGCATCGAAAAGGAATTTTATGATTTTAAGGATTACAATCCTTTTATGAATTTTGTTTTTACGCTCAATAAAAATGATTCGATTTGGTGCAAAATGAAAGATGGCAAACTTGTTTTTTGCAAGGCATATGGATTATTCCCTATTATTCCTCTCTACAAATATAATGGGAAGAAAATTTGATTCTCTTGTAATAAAAAAACTTTTGTAAAATAACGATTTTATTCGTGGCTTGACTTTAGATTTGCTCTGAAAAATCGTATTATATAAGTGTAAGCACTTGTCGCTGGTTCGACAGGTGCTTTTTTATTTCAATTTTTCCAGAAAGGTTGGGTGCTTATGGCAGATAACAAAAAGAAGATTGCGAAGAAGGATTGGATTTCTAATTTTTCTTTGCTGGGTGTGGCAAAGGTAAACGATGATTATACGTTTAAGATCGATGAAAAGAGCAATAGTTCAAATTGGATTTATTCCAGAATGAATCTTGGAATTGATTGTGGAGAGAAGAATGGAATTATCTATGCAAGCATGAATGGCGGATATTCTGGTGACGGGAACAATGTGATTTATGCTCATGGCAAGAAGGAAGATGGGACAGACGATTTTGAATCCAGACTTGAAATTGACTGGAACGATCGTTTTGACGAATCCATTCTCGAAACCGTTGGAGATATGTGCTTTATCACAGTTGCTCTGGAAAAGACTGAATCCGGCAAACTGTTCAAGAAGAGATTTCTGTCTGAATATGATGCAATCGCATACTGCAATGAACATATTGCAGACGGTACGAAACTGTATATCCGTGGTAATCTAAAATATTCGATGTATAATGGCAAGACAACAATTGATAAGGAAATCAAGAGCATTTCGATTGCAGCTTCTTCTATAAATGAAAATGCCGATGCTCAGACTAAGGATGATAGATTTGCAAAGTTTACTCAAACCATTTTGCTTGACAAGGATTCTTGTAATTTAAGAGATGTTGACAAGGAAACTGGGATGATGAATATCAATGCAACTGTTCTTGCTTATCTAAAAGAATATAACAACATTGAAGTTCGAGGGAATTTCCCGTATAAGGTTGGTTTTGAATTCCATTTGAATCTTGAAAATCAAAAGCAGTGCAAGATGTGCTATGATAAGCTTTTCAAGGTTAAGAAGGGATATACACAGATTACATTTGAGGGCGAATTTGTAGAATCTGGTGCCGTTATTACTCCGTCTTGGGATGATATTCCAGATGATATTAAAGAACTCGTTGAAATGAACGTATTTACTAAGGAAGAAGCTTTGGAGAAGTGTGCTGCATCTGGAACAAAAGAAAAGAAGATGATTCTTACTAAGCCTTATATCAAAAAGGTAAATAAGAACGATACAATTACGGCAGTTCTCCAAAAGTTTGAGGAAAGATATTCCGAAGATGATTTGTATTTGGATTATCTTTATCAGAAGGATGATGTTTCCAACGATGAAGCAGAAATAGAAAATAAATCTTCTGAGTCGGATAGTGATATGAGTTGGCTTGATGATCTGGATGCTTTCGAGGAAATTGTATAAGTTTGGAGGTTGAAATATGGCAAGAAAATTTGGGAAAAAGAATAAAGTTTCATTAAATCCATTGGATGCGAACATCTGTCTGCTTGGACTCCCTAAGATCGGGAAAACTACGATTTGTAAAGAAATGGCAGAAAAACTTGTTGGCGAAGATGGCTATCTGTTTTTGGAAATGTATCGTGAAAATGGTGCGAAATATATTGAAGATATTGTATATGAGGATGTCCCTGATTGGGATTCGTTCTGTGATATTATTGATGATATTATCGATAACAGAACAACTGATTATAAAGACTTAAAAGTTGTGTTTATTGATACAATTGATAATGCAATTCAGCTTGCAGAACAAGAATCAATCCGACTTTGGAATAAAGAAAATCCATCAAAAAGAACAAATGCTATCAATGCTGCATGGGGCGGTTTTATGAAGGGGCAGGACAAAGCAATGGATTTATTGCAAGAAAAGCTTTTTGCTCTACGTAGTGTTGGAATTGCATTCGCTGTTATCGGACACGTTCGGCAAACAACTGTTACAGACCCTATTACTAATGAGTCATATCAGCAAATTACGTCTGATGTTTCTCAAAGATATTTTAATCAATTAAAGAAAAACATTGATTTAATCGGGATTGCTTATATCGATCGAGAATTAACTAAAAGCAAGGTTAATGGGAAAGAATTGTCAACTGTAAAATCTGAAACAAGAAAAATCAAATTCAGAGATGACAATTACACAGTTGATAGTGGTAGCCGTATGAGTCAAATTGTAAATGAATGCAATTTTTCGGCAGACGAATTTATCAAGGCAATGACAGACGCATTAAAAGCTGAAATCGAGAAGAGCGGTAAGTCTGTTTCTGAACGTAAAGCAGAAAATGAAAAAGAAGAACAGGAAAATATGGAACGAATTGCAGAAAACGAAAAGGCGGCAAAGGCAAAAAAGTCTATTGAACCCTTGATCGAAGAAATTTCTACGTTCCTTTCAAACAATAAGAGTGAAATTTCAAAAGTAAAGCCTGTAGTTGTAAAGATTCGTGAATGTGGATACTCAAAGCCCACGGATATTGATTCAAAGGAAGATGCAGAAGCAATTCTTGAATTGATTCATTCTTTAGAGTGAGATTTGATATGCTAGATAAAAAACAAGAAAAGGAATATTTCGATAAATTATACGAATATGTAAAGTCCGTTTTAGGATATGACGAAAATCAAGCTTTACCACAATGGTTTATATTACGATTAAAAGGACTTGCAACAGGCAGGTACTTAGCGAATAATCATATAAAATCTCGTGCGAATTATTCTAATTTTGTTATTCTAAGTACATTCAAATTTTGTCGTAGTAAAATCGAGTATGCTCTTTCAAATGTTGTTTTTTCAAATGAAAAGCACAAGTTGAATTACATATTGAAAATCGTAGAATCGAACCTGAATGATGTATATGAAAGAATAAAAACGGCAAGAAAGAATGAAAAGGCACTCTTAAAAGAAGAAAATCCCAGTGATTATCAAAACAATTTTTCTAAAGATGATGTAAATGACACAAATCAAGATAAAAACAAAAGGTATAAAACAATGTGGTAATGAAGGAAGGAGCGTGATTTATGGCAGAAAAAAATGCAATTGCACTAACTCCTTTTGAAAAAGAACAGCTTGAAATCCAGAAGAAGATATTAGAATATAAACTTTCCCCAGAAGCGAATATTGTAGGGACGATCTATAAGAATCCAAATCTAATTTATGAGATTGATTTGACATTAGCTGACTTTCATCATAATCAATGGAAAGTATTCTTTAAGATTGCCTATGATATGATCTTCGTAGAAAAAGCAAATGTGTTACTTGATGATTGTACAATTGGTTTATACCTAAGAAAACATGAAAAATTAAAGAAAAAGTATGATGAGTATGGTGGGTTTGAAGCAATTCTGAATACTACCACCTATATTAAAGAAGAGAATTTCTTTTCATATATTTCTGAATTGAAGAAGTGGCAAACAGTATTTCAATTGTCAAAAGACGGTTGTTTGATTGACAAGAAAAAACTTAGTGAATATGCTGATATGTCACTTGATGAGATTTACGATGATTTCGAAGTGCTTTTGAATCATACATTTGTTAGTGTATCTGAAAATGTAAAAAGCTATAACGTCTTTGAGGGGATGAATGAATTTATTGATGAACTCAATTCCTGTAAAGATGTTGGAATGCCTTTTTATAATGCCAACCTTTTAACAGAAACCACAGGCGGTTTTAATCTGAACGGGAATATTTATGGGCTGGGCGGTACATCTGGTACAGGCAAATCTACAATGGCATTTAATTATATCGTACCTTCTGCAATTGAAAATGATCTCCCTGTTGTTTTTATTATCAATGAAGAAGATGAAAGAAAGTTCAAAAAGGAATTATTGGTATGGGTTGCGAACAATATCTTCAAAGAAGAACTCCATAAGCACGTTTTGAGAGATGGTAAATTTACCGATGAAGTGTTATCACTGCTTCGCAAATGTGCAAAGTGGATTGAAGATAAAAAAGATAGACATATTCTTACTGTGATTCCGTTGGAACGCTACTCTGTAAATATTGCTATTAAAATCATTCGCAAATATTCTTCTGCATTTGGGGTAAAACTTTTTGTTCTTGATACATTAAAAGAAAGCGCCGATTCTAAATCAGATGAAATTTTTCGCAGTATGATGCGAGATATGGTAAAGCTGTATGACGTTGTGAAACCTGCTTGCAAAAATGTTGGGTTACTTGTAACGTATCAGCTTGGAAAACAAGCATTAAAAATTCGGCATTTGACAAATAACGAAATCGGACAGGCTAAATCAATCATTGATGTCATGTCAGTAAATATCATGATTCGGAGACCGTATGATGATGAATATGAAGATGAAAAGCGAGAACTAAAATGTTATAAACTAGATGGCGTAAATCGTAAAACGAAAATTCCATTTAAGCTAAATCGAGATAAAAACTACATGATTATTTTTATCACAAAAAATAGATTCGGCGAAACTGATGCAAGACAGATCGTAGCAGAGTGCGATTTAAGTACAGATATATATAAAGAGATTGGATATTGTCATGTACCACAAGATTTTTAATAGGTAGGTAAGCAATAATGGAAGTCATGGAACTAAAAAAATATATTTGTGACAACAATAAAATTGAACTTATTTTAGAGCAATTAGGTTGCCATGACATTCATTATCGAGAGGATAAAGAAATTTATTCTGCTGCATTTCCAGATGGCGATAACCCACAGGGCGTAAATATTCGTGAAAATGACTACTTAAATTACAGAAGTTTTAGCAGAAACGTTTCGTTTAGTGACAAAAAAGATTTGATTTCTTTGGTTGAGTATATAAAGAAAATTTCTTTCGTTGAATCGTTGCGATGGTTACATAAGGTATTGCAAATACCATTTACCGCAAAGCACCAAGTTACTAGTTCAATCAAAAAAATCAATATCAATCAAATTTTTATTGATGCTAAAACAAGTTGTCACAAAGTTAATGTCGCAGATGTAAAAACAATAGATGAAACCATCTTAGATGATTATATCCCAATGCTACATATATCTTGGATAAAAGAAGGGATAATGCCTTGGACAAGAAAAAAATTTGGGATAGCATATTCTTATCGTAGGAACAGAATTATTATTCCGATTCGATATTTTGCCACAGGTGAACTACTTGGCATAAACAGTAGAACAACTATCCCAAACTATGATTTATTTGGCATCAAAAAATATTGTCTAACAAAGACGTATCAAAAAAGTATGAATCTATATGGGCTTTATGAAAATTATAATTCAATCTTAAAATCAAAACTTGTGGTTGTTTTTGAATCTGAAAAATCTGCCTTAAAAAGGGACAGCTTACTTGATAATAACTGTGTTGCGATTCAAGGGAAATCGTTAAGTGAGGAACAGGTAAGAATCCTAATTGGACTAGATGTAGAGATTGTATTTGCTCTTGATAAGGATGTTTGTATTGAAGATATTTGGTTTATGTGTGAGAAGTTTTATGGAATTCGGATTGTATCTTATATTTGTGATGCTGATGGTCTAGTACATGAAAAAGAATCACCTGCTGATTGTAGTGATGCGATTTACAGAAGGTTGCTTAAAAATAGAAAAAGATATGGATATTCAGAGCATCAAAATTATTTGAGGAGTTTAGAGAAATGAGAGTGTTAAGTTTGTTTGACGGTATGTCTTGCGGAATGCTTGCTTTTCAGAAATGCGGAATTAAAATTGATGAATATGTTGCTTATGAAATTGATAAATATGCTGTAAAAACAAGTAAGCATAATTTCCAGAACATTAAACATATGGGAGATGTTTTTGAAGCAGATTTTTCTAATTACTATGGTTTTGATTTTATAGTGGGGGGAAGCCCTTGTACATATTGGAGTATTGCTCAGTCAAAAGATAAAAGAGAAACTGCTGCTTCTGGACTTGGATGGGATTTATTTTCTCAGTATGTTAGAGCATTAAAAGAAGTCAAACCAAAATATTTTATATATGAAAACAATAAATCAATGAGCAAACAGATAAGGGAATCTATCTCCGAAACTTTTGGATTTGAACCAATTTGTATCAATAGTGCTTTAGTTTCTGCACAGAACAGACAAAGGCTATATTGGGTAGGAAGAAGAAATAATAACGGAACTTATGATAAAGTTGATATTTCATTACCAAAAGATAATAAAATTTTATTGCGTGATATTTTAGAGGTAACAACAGTTGAAAAGGGATATGAATTAGCCGAACCAGCATGTATGCGTTATGAACGCACGGAAGAGGGGAAAAAACTGCGAAAAGCTTACGAAGCACATGAAATTAAACACAGGTATCATGAACTACATGAATTAGCACCACGGCTGGATGGGAAAACAAACACATTAAGTACAGTGCTAAAAGATAATCCGATTTGCATACCCATTAGAATTGGCACGATTAAAAACGAATTACAGAACAAAAAACATGACAGCAGGCAATATAGGGTATATTCGCCGGACGCTAAAAGTGTAACACTTTGTGCTGGCGGTGGTGGTATAGGAGAAAAAACAGGATTATATATGGTGCCGTATAAATCAGAAAAGTCGAAAAATAAAGTTATTGAAGTGTACGAGTGTCGTAATGGCATAATTACTATTAAGAACAAATCCTACCCAATCAAGTTATGTGACGGATTTTATATTATTCGCAAACTAACAATTGAAGAATGCAAAAGATTGCAAACAGTTCCAGAGTGGTATGAGTTTCCTGTAAGTAATACTCAGGCATATAAAATGCTGGGGAATGGATGGACAGTGGATGTTATTGTCCATATAATAAAGTCTATTTTAGGTGAGGAATAAAACTATGATTTTATACGTTCGTAAGAATGGCAAATATGGAGAAATAAAGGGAAATAAAGGACTTAGAGAGAGTAATTTTTCATGCCAAAAAGTGGCAGTTTTAGATAATTTTCAGAGTGTAATAGGATATATCAAAAATTACTGTAAAACAAAAGATTTCACTATCCATTACATAAGAACGTGGACAAAAGATGATAGAACGTATATTGATTATGGTAACCATGACGAACTGTTCTTTGTTAATTGGCATTAATTAGCTGTAATGGATGCAACTTAAATATAAAGGAGATTTGATGATAGGTTTTATTTGCTTAACAGGTTGTATTTCCTGTACATTAAGTATTATTTTTAAGTATAAGAAAATGGAAGTCGCAAGTATTGTCTCTTTGTGCTACAGCTGTGCTGCACTTGGATTCTCATTTTGTGATATTCTTTTAAGATTTTGGAGAGAGTAAAAATAAACAAATTGAAAGGAATATGAATAAAATTGTCTAAGTTGTGTGAAGAGTGTAATTTTCGGGGTGTGGATATCGCACACTATCCGTGCAATGAATGTTGCGAAATTATATGTATTAGTACTGAGAAGTTTCCGAATCATTTTGAGCCGATATCGGAAGAACGCCACTACAATGATATCACAGACAGATGTATAACTGCGGAAACACCGGTGAATAACGTGGAACATCCGGCGCATTATATGGGAACATCCATTGAGTGCATTGATGCCATGAGAGAAACGCAGGGTGTTGAAGCTGTGAAAAATTTCTGCATCTGCAATGCGTTCAAGTATTTGTGGCGGCACGAGAAAAAGAACGGTGTTGAGGATGTAAAGAAAGCAGCGTGGTATCTGAATAAATTTATTGAACTAGAAACAGGTGAGAAAAATAAGTAAATACATCAATACAAACGCCCTTATCAGAATTATTGATGCTCAGATGAGTAACATTGAACGTCTTAAACAAATTCAAGATAAAGAAATTCAAGAAGGAAATAAATGTCAGTGTACAGTACACTTTGATACAAAACTTGAAACTTTTAACAATGTTCTTGAAACGATTGATGAGATGCAAGGAGCAGATGTAGCACCTGTTGTTCATGCTACGTGGATACACTTTGGGTCTGGTTTTCATTATTTGTGTTCCAGATGCAAATATAAACCATTGCAAGTAACGTATAATTTCTGCCCTAATTGTGGGGCAAAAATGGGGTTTGAGCGATTTGGGTATGAGCGAGGAGAAAATGCAGAAAATGAGTGAGATCAGATTAAAACCCTGTCTAATATGTGGAAAGATGCCAAAAGTCAAAAGAAATTATGCGTATGAAGCAAGTGGATTTGGAGCATGGTGTACGATTCAGTGCAAGCCGTTTTTTAGAAAACCTCATCTAAAAATAGAAGAGGGGAAATCTATGTGGAATAGAGCGTATAAGTATGCAATTATGGATTGGAATAGAATGGTTGAGGAGATGAACTGAAATGAATGAAAAGGCAGAAGTGAAATGCGGCAAGTCTGGCGTGTTTGTCACTGAGGAACAGCTAAAAAAGATCAAAGGTGAGTTCTGGAATGAAAGCAGCGAGGTTCTCGGCTATGACATGATTGAAATTGACGAAGCGTATGATATTGTGTGTAGGTGTATCGGGTACGAGGAGGAATAGCACATGAAGAAAAGAATTATCGCAGCTGTAACCGCTGTGTGCATGATGGCTGTATCTATGACAGGATGTACAGAAGCGGAAAGAGCAACGTATAACGTCCAGAAAGAAGCTGATTATTTTAATGTAGAACGGCGTTTGTCTGTCATCAATGCTAGAACGGATAAACCGATCTTGGAACTGATCGGATACTTTTCGTTATCTAATAATAATAATAACGAACTTGTTATTACGCTTGAAGTTGCTCAGAATCAGTATAAAGTGGATTATGTCTATCTGAATGACTGGACGATTTACACAGTAGAGGACATCAATGGCGCACACGTTGACCCATATCATTATGAGATCAATTTTTTGCCAGAGATGATTCAGCCTGTTAAATTTACACAGAATGATTAAGCATTTGAAAGATGTATAAGTCCTAAAAGGAGAAAAAGATAATTATGGCATATTACTGGTGCAGCTTGTTCTTCGATGAATATGGGACTTTATTGGGGAGAAACAATATTGTTTATGGTGAAACAGAACAAGAGTTTATCCGGAATATGTCACGTTATCTCCGAGGGCATTATGGAACACATCTTGCCATAAATGATTATGATATGCGATTGAAACGCATGGAAGCAGAACAGAATATGTCAGGGGCTGACCTCGGCTTGTATTCTCCAGTATATCCAAATTCAGACAACGATGATGCTGTTTACTTTATAAGAGATAAGCAGCTTTGCAGCTTTGAGAGAGGGAAACTTCGGGTGCTTGACCTGCGAAACTACCACGAAGCAATTCTTGCTCATGCAGTATGCTTTGCGGAAGAACTGCTGAGATACAGCCGTAAGAAAAAACAGGGTAAGCGACACAAAAAATGTTGGAATTATCACTGGCACAAAGGAATTCGGAATAAACTGATACTGGATTCCAAAGGAATGCTCAGAGCAAAGTATTTTGCTGGTTTTCTCTATGAATATCGGTTTGACCCGAAGCTTTATAAGTCAGAAAACAACTGGAAAGAGAATAAGAAATGCAGACATCAATGGGAAGTTCATATCGATCGTCACATAGACACAATGCAGTATATTGGATAGAAATACTCAACGGGGATTATGGTAACTGCACAGGACACAACTACATATGTAGTAACTGTGGTTATGAATTTACTTGTTTTGGCGGTACACCATTTGAGTATGGTATATTCCGGTGCAGACGATGCAAGGCGAAAATAATTGATATAAAAAGGAGTTGATTAAAATAGAAGAACTATTAGATCAAGATCTATCTGAGCTAGACAAGCACATATCAGATGCAATGCACAGAATTGAAAGATTGTATTATGAAACTGACGGGAAGTGTTATCTATCGTTCAGCGGTGGGAAAGACAGTACAATCGTGCTTGCTGTTATAAAACTGTGTGAAGATATTGGAACGATTCCGAAGAATGCGATTCCAGCGGTTTTCTGCGACACAAAGATAGAATTAGATGCTACAGTTGATTTCGTGCATTGGGTGAAAGATAACTGGTATAACAATGTGCAGTTTATTAAAACTGAGAAATCATTCGCACAAGTTATCAAAGAGTATGGGAAACCGTTTCGCAGTAAAATGAAATCAAAAGGATTACACTACTACATCACAAATCCGGCATATTTGACAGCCAGAGCATTGTATGATGATGCTGTATGCAAGTCAGCTAAAATGAGGTTATCCAATAAAGACTTTCATGTACTACACTCAAATTTTTCAATTCAAATTTCTGATAAATGTTGTGATGTGATGAAGAAGAAACCATTTATCAAATATGGGAAAGATAATGGCATGATCGGTTACTTTTCTGGAATGCGAATGTTTGAGGGTGGGAAACGTCATATTGTTTTTGAAAAACGGATGAATTCCGGCGATAAAAGGCCATGTACACACGTTTCTGATGGTGTAACATCGGTATCCCCAATTTTTGATTGGGATGATGAAATTTGTGAAGAATTCATTCAGAAGTACAACGCCCCGCTGTCTAGGGCGTATACAGAGTATGGAGAAGAACGGACTGGGTGTTTCCTATGTCCGTATGGCTTGAACGTAGACAAGCGGCTTGAATCACTACATACCTACGAACCAAACAAATATAAAGCAGCGTTGTACTTCCTAAAAGATGTGTACATTGCACAAGGTGTTGAACTTCCATTTGATTCGGACTATATGAAAGAGTACAAAGAAAAGTGGATTGAGTATGAGAAGATGCGGTATAAAATGTTGAAGAAGTATCGCCCTGACTGTATGATCTGCAAGAAGTACGAGAAAGAGCATGGACAATCTGCTCAGAAGAAATTATTTTAGGAGCGATAAACAATGTTAGTTCCAGCAGTCCTATATAAGGACGAAATCAAAAGAAAAATATTAGAGTATAAATACACAAATGATATGATGTACTACTCTGGATGGCTAGGAGATTCTATTCCAAATATCGATGATGACAGCGAAGATAATTGTACAGTACAATATGCAATTGTTGACGGCGATGATCTAATCGGCTACTTTACATATATGATGGACTGGTATACATCATGTGCAAACTGTTTTGGTCTGTTCTCATTCGACAGAGGAAATAAAATCATTGGGCTGGATGTCCTCAGAGAATTAAAGAAGATTATTAAAGAATACAATGTTCATAGAATTTCCTGGAGGATGGTAAGTGGTAATCCAGTCGAACGTCACTATGACAGATTCTGTGACAAGTATGGCGGGAAGAAATTTGTACTTACAGATGCTATCCGAGATAGATCAGGTAACTATCATGATGATATTATCTATGAGATTATTTTTCAGAAATCTAAGGATATATAAAATAGAGGTTTTATCATGCAAAGATTTAGATTGGATTTTGAAAATGGTAGAAATGGCAAATTTTATTGCACTAGTTTGGAACAATTAAAACGTACATTCCCAGATGCAATAAGCATAATCCCTATTTCCGATTTATCACATGAAAAATACTGTAAAATGCTATTAAATAAAGCAAGAGATAATGTAAGGGTATACGAAAAGCGAGAATCTATTATATACGCCTTTGAGTTTGGACTTCAACATGGGAACATTCAAATTGAATTGATGCAAGACAAAGAAGATAATACATTTTATGATTATTGCAAATATAAGTTTCAACCAATGTCAAAAATGATAATATCGATAGTTTGGGATATAAGTAATCCTAAATTAGTATGGGAGAAATTCTTTGAAAATACTGAAATCAGTTATAAAGTCATTGGGTTTTATAAGGCTGGAACTAATATGCCTAAACTAAAAAAACCAAAAGAACTATCTGGAGTAAATGGGAATAGTATTCCTTTTTCATATTCCAAAGGGAAGGTAAAATGCCAATTTCAATATTTTGTGAAAAACAATGACTTGTACATTAAATCGAATGATTTCTTCTCTCCAATGTTTAGACCAAACGATGAGGATATTGGAATGCCATTAGGATATATAATGAAAAAATATTTTGGGAGAGCTAGAAGTGAAAAATTCATATATCCAGATGGGTGGGGTAGCGTTGTTATTCAGCAGAAAGCATGGTTGAAGTTTGAAAACATTGTAAAAATTGTAGATCAGATGAATTATGTTGAACTTTCGCATTTTGCAATGAGTCTTATGCGAGAAAAACATCATTTTCAATATTATTTCATGCAGGACGTAGACTGGATAAATATGTTCGAAAATTTATTTAAGCAATTAAAGAGTAAAAAGGAGACAAATATATGACACTAAAAGAATTTATTGAAGAGTTTATCCCGGATTCAAGAACATTTATTCGCCTTATCCATGTTGTAGAAAAAGAATGTGTGGACGTGGAGTTGGATTCAACACGCTGCGCAGTTATAAAGAAGCGAAAAGAATATGAGCGAATTCCTCTCCGGATAGTAAATGGAGAAGAAAAGACAATGGCTACGGCAGAACTGATTATGTTTGATGATTACTATAAGAGATACCATGATTGCGTAGTTAGAGGATTGATTGATAGTTGTTCACCTATTGAAGAAGTCGATACAAATGCAGTGAATATCATTATTGATAACGAATAATCCCATTGTAATCATAGATTGGAGCAAGAAATGCGAAAAACAAATGAAGAACTTCAAGCAATATTAAAACGAGAAAACTATAAAAGACTTTGGTCGTGGTCGAGATTGGAATGTTTTCGGAATAGCCCGTATGAGTACTTCCTAAATTACATTAAGCATGAGCCTAAAGACAGACAGAATTGTATTTATGCTCCAATTGGTTCTGTAGCACATGAAGCACTGGAATTATATTATACGAATCAAATCGACAGAGATAAAATGCTAGAGAGTTTTGAAGATGGTTGGTTTAATGCGACTACTATCTTAGATTTGAAGTTTGATCGAAATGACGAAAGTAAAAACGAGACTATTAAACAGAAATATTATGTTGACTTGCAATTGTTTTTCAAAAATCATCGAGATATAAAAAGGTACAAGCCTTTAATGGAGCAGTTCGTAAAATATAAGATTGATGATAATCTGTTTCAGGGCTATATTGATTGCTGTTTTAAGGATGAATCTGGTTGTTTCAATATCATTGACTTCAAGACATCTACCATGTATACAGGTAAAACGCTAGTAGAACATTCTGGACAACTTACCGTATATGCAATGGGTTTAATGCAAGCTGGTGTTTCAGAAGATAAGATTAAGATCGGGTTTAATTTTTTGAAGTACTGCACTGTTACATATACACAGGCGAACGGTAAAACAAAAGATAGAAATATAGAGAGAAGTAAATTAGGAGAATCGTTACAAACAAATGCAAAGATGTGGCTTAATAAAATTGGGTATAGCGAAGAAGATGCCGATTTCTATTTGAAACAATTGATTGATAGTAATGATATATCTGTTCTTCCGGAAGATGTGCGTATCAAATATATAATGAATGATTGCTATGTGTTTATTCCCTTTGATGATGTTCTAAGAGATAAGTGGATAGATATTATTCGGAAAACAATTAAAGATATTGAATTAAGAGAATCTGATTATAAAACAGATTTCAACGAGAAAGTCTTTTATGATACAGATGAACAATTAAAATCCCAGAGTTATTACCTTGCCACCTTGTGTGAGTATAGCATTGAGAAACATAAGCCATATAAGGAATGGCTTGACAAAATTGATGCGAAAAAGAATGAATTTGGCTTGTTTAATAATGTTGGAGTTAATTCAAGTAGCTTGTCTATGGTAGACAAAAATATAAGTAATGATAGAAGCCAAAACGATGATTTGTCTTGGCTTGATGATATTATTTGAAATAAATTATGGAGTTTGATATATGTATAAACTTTTGCATGGTGATTGTCTCGAACTGATGAAAAAGATTCCAGATAAGTCTATTGATATGATTTTATGTGATTTACCATATGGAACAACAAAAAATAAGTGGGATGTTATTTTACCTTTCGATTTGTTGTGGGGGGTATAGCCGCATAATTAAAGATAATGGGGCTATTGTATTATTTGGTGATGGCTGTTTTACTGCACAATTGATATTATCTAATTTGAAAATGTGGCGGTATAATTTGATATGGGATAAACAGCGAGGGTGTGACTTCTTAAATGCGAATGTGAAACCATTAAAATCTCATGAGGATATTATAGTATTTTATAAGAAAAAACCTGCATATAATAAACAATTATGGTATTCAAAACCATATAAAAAAACAAAGAATGGCAATTTATCTAGTAATTATGGAGAACGAAAGTCGGCGTGGACTGAATCTTTGGATGGGGCAAGGAATCCGTTGTCAATTCTTTCATTTGGTCGTGATTCAAGTAAGTTACATCCAACACAAAAACCAGTAGCCTTACTTGAATACTTAATTAGAACTTACACAAATGAGGGTGAATTGGTTCTTGATAATTGTATGGGTTCTGGTTCTACAGGTGTTGCTTGTATAAATACGAATAGAAATTTTATTGGAATGGAATTAGACGATAAATATTTTAGTATTGCAAAAGAAAGAATTGAAAAAGCAAATGGTGAGGTGTAATAAATAATGTGTGCAACAATTTCTTTGATTATAGCTGCTACATCTGTATTTTCTGGAATTGGGTTATTTACAATGTGTTTGTGTAAAGCAGCTAGTGATGCAGATGATGCTGTAGAGAATATGATGTACAATCAAGAATGAATAAAATAAAGAAAGAGGTATTATATTATGAATAAACAAGGCACAACACTTATTATTAAAGATAGAGGAACAGGTAAGAGCACACAATTGATTTATACAAGCGCTTCAACACAATATCGAATTGTCACTCCTACTAAACAATCAATTAGATATTTAATGTATCTCGCAAATTGTTTAGGGTTGGAAATTCCAACACCTATGACAATAGAAGATTATAGAAACAAAAGGAAAGTACCTAATGAGTGTATTCTTATTGATGAAGGGTATGATCTAATTGGAGAAGCTGTTAGTTCTTATATTGGAGCTAATGTTGTAGCAATTACTTTATCTGATAAAATAAAAGAAACAAATAATTAAACAAAGGAGTCTATATAAGATGAGTGATAATTATACAATTCTTCATTTACATAGTATGGATTCAAATCCGTATAGTGGTGTAAAAGTAGATTCAACTGTCCATTATCAAAAATATATTGATGAAGCTGTAAAGTGTAAAATGAAAGCGATTGCTTTTACTGAGCATGGATGTGTCCTACATAATATCGGGAAAAAGCAAGCTTGCGATAAAGCTGGATTAAAATACATTCATGCAGAAGAATTTTATATCACAGAATCATTATCAGATATAAAAAGAGATAATTATCACTGTTGCTTATTTGCAAGAAATTATAAAGGGGTAAGAGAATTAAACCGCTTATCGTCCATCTCTATGAATAAAGATGATGGTCATTTTTATTACAACCCTAGAATAACAATCGGCGAACTATTAGCTACTTCGGATAACATCTTAGTTTCTACGGCTTGTCTTGCTGGTATCTTATCTAAAGGAACAGATTCTATTAAAAAGAAGTTTTTGCAGTTTATTATAAAAAACAAACATCGATGTTGGCTTGAAATTCAACCACATAATTTTGATCGTCAGATTGATTATAATAAATTGCTTGTTCTTTTGCATAAGAAGTATTCTATAAAAATAATTGCTACTAGTGATATTCATGCAATAACGCAAAAGCAATTAAAATCAAGAGAATTGATGCAGAGAGGGAAGAATGCGAATTTCAATGATATTAAAGATGAAATCGAGTGTGATTTGAAATTTAAGAATTATTCTCAATTAGTTGAATCATTTGAAATCCAGAATGCTGTACCAAAAGAAATTTATATGGATGCAATTGAAGAAACAAACAGATTTGCAGATTTAATAGAACCATATGATTTAGATTATAGCCCAAAATACCCTAGACTATACAAAAATCCAATTGAAGAGTTTAAGAAAAGAATTGTTTCCGGTATAAAAGAACACAAACTTAATACACTCTCTAACTATAAGACTGAATATATGCCTAGAATCAAAGAAGAATTTAATACATATAAGAAAAATGATGCAATTGATTTTATGCTGCTTGATTCAGATTATAAAAATTGGATGAGAGAAAACAAGATGAGATATGGCATTTCCAGAGGTAGTGTATCTGGAAGCCTGATCGCCTATCTCCTTCATAATACAGAGATTGATTCAGTAAAGTATAAATTGAACTTTTCTCGATTCATGAATCCAGAACGTCAATCACTTGCTGATATTGATACAGACATTTATAAAGAGGATAGATATAAAGTCCGAGAGTATTTCTTTAATCGAGAAGGATTATATTGCTGTAACATTGTCACTTTCAATACATTAGGACTTCGTTCTGCGATAAAAGACATTGGCAGAGCATACGGCTTAACTCCTGCCGAAACGCAAAGTATATGTGATTCAATTCAAAAGGATGAAAATGAAAAAGAATACGTTCCAGAACAGATTATCAAACAGCATGAAGAAATGTTTGAATATGTATATGAGGTTATTGGTGTTGTAACTTCTTTAGGTAGACACGCTGCTGGAATTGTTTGTTCTCCAACAGATGTCTCATATGACTTTGCAACATTATCTATAAAAGAAGATAACAGACCAGTTTCTCAGATAGATATGCACGAAATAGATTCTTTGAATTATGTAAAAATGGATTTACTTGGTCTAAATGCTGTCGGTCTGATTTATAAGGCGTGTGATTTAGCTGGTATTGAATATAAAATCCCAGAGAATACTGACTTTAACGATAAAAATGTAATTGAATCTATCGCCGAAGATACAACTATGATATTCCAATTTGAATCTGGATATTCTAGTGACTGTCTAAAGAAAGCTTTAAGCCCAGAAACAATTAGTAAGATCAAACAAAAGAATAAAGATGCTAGTTATATTGATATTATTTCAATGACATCTGGTGCAATTCGTCCGGCTGGAGAGTCATATCGAGAACAACTTTTTAATGGAGAGTACAAAGACAACGGGAATGCTGTATTAAATGATTTTCTTGCACCAACACTAGGGTTTTGTGTTTATCAAGAGCAAATAATTGATTTCTTACATGAATTTTGCGATTTTAGAATGGGACAGGCTGATATCGTGCGGCGAGGGTTTGCTAAATTTTTGGCGTGTTAATCAGAAATGAATAACATTATTAGAGGGCAAAATCGGTGAAGGTTAAATAATGGCATAAATTAAAAGAATAAGGATGGCGCTTATAAAATCAAGAATAACAGAATTACAAAAGAATGAAATTAAAGAAATGTACAAAAGTGGCATGACGTGTAAAGAGATTTTTCGAAAGTTTTCAAATATCTATAGCTGTGAAGAATCGATTCAAAAAATAGTAAGGAATATGGGCATTTCAAGAGGTAAATATAAAAAACCTGTTGTAGTCGATGAAAACTATTTTGAATGTATTGATAATGAGCGTAAGGCTTATTGGGTTGGTTTTTTACTTGCAGATGGATGTATTATAAAATATAAAAACAAATCTGATACATTAAAATTAGAGTTAAGTGTAAAAGATAAGTATATTATAGAATCATTTGCGAAAGATATTAAAACAGATAGAAAAGTAAGAGATTATAAATATAGTAAAAAGCACAATGCTCAAATACAAATTAAGTCAAACAAAATATCAAATGATTTAAGCAAATATGGAATAGTGCCAAATAAAACATTTAAGATTGATGGTATAAAAAATATTCCAATTGAATTAATACGACACTTTATAAGAGGATATTTTGATGGAGACGGTTGTGCTTATTTATATAAACCTAAAGATCAAAATAAACATAGACTTACAATAACATTTTGTGGGACAAAAGATTTTTTGAATGATCTGAATACCACTCTATCTGCACAGGCATTTACAGAAACAAGAACATTAATTGACATGAATAAATACGGATGTAACGTGTTTAATTTAAGATATATCGGTAATAACGATATTAGGAATCTATTTAATTATATGTATAAAGATGCCACTGTATACTTAAAAAGAAAAAGAGAAAAGTTTATTACGTTTTTTAACGAACGAAATTAAAAGCCATTACATACTAATACCGAGGTAAATTGAAAAAGTAAAAATTTTCAATCACCGTAGAGCGTAGTAGGTGAACCTTTTTTTAGAAAGAATATAATCCTACCAAGAGTGTCCACTACCTAAACATGAATTGTAGGTAAAAATGTACGCCGACCTATATTGAAAAATATAGAAGTGGATGTGTGAATTGACACACTATTAATAGATAAAAAGCTCCACGATAACATAGTGAAAAAAACAGGAACAGGAAAATATATTCCAATCATAAAAAATGGTGGATATATGGAGGACATTCACGGGGATCAAGATGATAGATATATCAAGGGATTTATATCTATCGCACAAGAAAAATACAATATGAAAAAAGAAGATGCAGAAATAGCGATTAAGGATTTTTTGGATGTTATAGAATCTGCATCATCTTATCTATTTTCAAGAAATCATGCTGTCCCATATAGTATGACAGGATACATTATTGGTTGGCTTAGATATTACTATCCTCTTGAATTATTTACTGCTGCATTAAATGTATATAAAGACAACGCAGAGAAGATTGCATCGATCAAAGAGTATATTCGCTCAAAAGGATTCCAAATAAAGAATATTAAATTTGGGAAGTCTAAAGCAGAATACTTTATGGATAAGTCAGAAAACTCAATATATCAGGGAATTGAGAATATATCATATTGTAATGCTCAAATAGCAGATGAATTATTTGAATTGTCAAAAAACAAATACGACTCATTTATTGAATTGTTAGATGATATTACATCAAAAACATCTGTGAATATAAGCCAGTTGCATATTCTTACCGGATTAGATTTCTTTTCGGATTATGGGAAGAATAAAAAACTTCTCAAAGTGATCGATCTATATAATGGTGTAAAAGAAAAGAACAAGACAATTCTTCCTTCATTAAGAACTTGTAATCAAATAAAGAAAATAAAAATTGAAAGTTATTCCAAATTTGGGCTATCTGAATTTCTTATTAAGAAGTATTCTAAAAAGGAAACTGCTGCACAATATTCTAAGATCGATAATATTGGTTTATTAAACGAGATGTGCGATAGACTACCAGAAGAATCAATGACGTTGCAGGAAAGTGCAAAATTTCAAAAGGAATACTTGTCGTTCGTACAGATCGATTCTGCATTAGATGTAGACGAAAATTATTACATGGTAATTGATTTTAAGGTGTATAAAGATAAATCACGCCCTTACTTAACACTGCAAAACTTACATGACGGCACAAAAATCAAATCAAGAATAAAGAGTTCAAGGGTATTTACAGCAAAACCATTCGATGAAATGTCAATTCTTTCAATCCCGGTTTTAGAGATGGATTTCAAAAAGAAATGTATTGATGGGGAATGGAAAGAAACAAAGGAGTTAGAATATATTCTGACAAATTATGAGGTCGTAAACGTATAATAAAAAAACAACTTACATTAGCTTGTTCGATTCTTTTAGTTTTAATGCTAAAAATCGTATTATAATAGTGTAAGTTGTTTTTATTATTTCTGAAAGGCGGTATGCGAATGGCACGAAAACGTGACGAGCCTGAGACACGAGTAAGTTTCTCAGGGGAAGTTATCAAAGAAATCTGGAAGTCTGATACATTCAAAGTATATGGTGTATTGGTTAATACGGCAAAATTCCCAGATATTAAGCAAAACGATTTTGGGAATGTATCAATTAGTGGCGATATTCAAGATTTGGTGATTGGTGCTACATATGATTTTGTTGGTATTGAACAGACAACAAAGAATGGAATCGGATACAAACTTGAAAATGTCAAAAGAGAAACGCCAAAAGGGGATAGTATTCTTATCTTCTTGAAAGAAATATTAACAGAAAAGCAAGCCGAAGAACTATATCGTGTTTATCCAAATATTATCGATATTATAAAAGAGAACAAATATGACGATCTTGATTATAAGAAATTGCATGGTATTGGTGAAACGCATCTCGAAAGAATCAAAAACAAAATCATTGAAAACTTCTGCCTTTCAGATATTATCACAATGTTCAATGGTTGTTTGAGCATTTCTGTGGTGAAAAAGTTATACGACAAATATGCAGATGTGCTTGTCATAGAAGAGAAATTAAAAAAATCCCCCTATGATTGTTTATGCAATCTTGGCGGAATTGGATTCAAAACAGCCGATTCGATTCTATTAAACCTTGAAGAAAAATCAAAGAAAGATGGTTTGAAATCAATTATTAAGTTTGATGATGATCTAAGAACCAGTTTACAACGGTGTATTTCTTGTGCGATTTATCTTCTAAAGAAAAACGAGGAATCTGGGAACACTAAAATGAATTTAGTCGATCTCAGAAAACAAGTTCTTGAAACAACCCCGGAATGTATTGATAAGTTCCCAACTGCAATTCAAGATAAAAGAATTTGGTATGATAAAAAGACGTTGGATATTGCACTTGATTCTACATACAAAAAAGAATTGAAAATATCTGATTTTATACATACGATGGTTCAATCTGATTCTTCATGGGGAATTGATAAAAATAACTTTGACATTGAATGCTATCGCAAATCCGGAGATATTGAATTGACAGATGAGCAATTAAGCTTGCTGCATAATATCATCAAATATAACATTTGCACACTAGTCGGCAATGCTGGTTCCGGGAAAACAAGTGCTGTCCAATCTGTTATCAAGATGCTACAGGATAATCACAAGCTGTTCCGACTATTAACTCCAACAGGAAAGGCTAGTAGAGTGTTATCGAAATATACAAAATGTGCAGCGTCCACAATTCATAGAGGGCTACTCTATAATCCGTCAGACGGGTGGGGATATAATGAAAATTGTAAACTGCCATATGACATCATAATTGTAGATGAGTTTTCTATGGTAGATATTTCACTATTTTGTAGATTGATTGACGCTATTGATTGCAGCAAGACAAAAATTCTTCTGATCGGGGACGATGCTCAGTTACCTTCTGTTGGATGTGGTAATATCTTGCATGATATTCTTAGTTCAAATTTAGTTCCAACAGTAAAATTGACAAAAATCTTTCGATATACTTCTGGTGGTTTAATGAAAGTTGCTACTGACATAAGAAATTGTTCTCCTTATCTTGATAATAAGAACAAGGGCAAACTTATTCCGTTTGGTGAAGATAAGGATTATGTTTTTATTTCATCGAACGAAGATGATATTATTTCAGATACAATTTCATTATACAGAAAACTACTGCAATCATATAATGTCGAAGATATTCAAATCTTAACGGCAAAAAATGTAGGTAAATATGGAACAGAAAAATTGAATTTTGCCGTACAAAAGGTAGCAAATAAGAATTATGGTTCGTCAAATAACATGATAGTAGGAAATACGACTTATTATATAGGAGACTTGATTATCCAGAAAGCAAATAATTATAAAGCGAAGATTTATGACGAGATCGATTCTGATAATGATTCAGGGAAATCCGAAACAGCTTTTGTTGCGAATGGGGAGCATGGAATCATCAAAAAGATTGATCGTAATTACGTTGTGATTGATTTCGATGGAGTTATGATAGCATATAAAAAAAGCGAATTAAATTGTATTGGCTTAGGGTATGTAATCACAACACATCGTTCACAGGGTAGTCAAGCTAATATTGTTATTGTTGTAACTCCTAAAGCAGATTCTTTTGTATTAAACTCTAATTTATTGTATGTAGGCGTGACGAGAGCAAAGAAAACGTGTTATCATGTTGGGAATGCTTATGCTATCAATCGTGCTATTCAAAAGAAAGAAGATTGGAGTAGAAACACTTTTCTTTATAAGTTTTTAAGCTAATAAATCTTAATAAAATAAACAATATAAAGAAAATAAATAATAAATCAAAGCGATAGAGTATATAAAATTACTCTTTTATATAGATTTTTTACATCATCGTATTCTTCTTGAAGCAATACGTTTGCATAAAAACAAATTTGTAAGCAGGTGATTATTATTCAAATAAGGAAGAAAAACGGTAGAATTGATAATTTTGATTCTAATAAAATCCGGAATGCTATTATTTCTGCATGGATTCAAATTGGAATGCCAGATTTTAATAAAATCGATGAGATTGTTTCTACTGTACAAGAAGAAATAAAGGATAAAGAAAATGAAAACGATTACACATCGGTTGGAGAAGTAGAGAATATTGTTATGTCTGTTCTTTTCAAAGAAGTCCCAGACGTGGCAAGAGAGTATTCTAGTTACAAAATGGATAGAGAAAGAGCGAAAAAGAACCCTACAGAAATTGAAAAGGTTCTTTATGTAAACGATGAAGTTGGTTCTGAGAACGCAAACAAAAATGTTGAATTGACGCATATTAAAAACGCTTACCTTGCTGAAATTCCTAGTAAAGAAATGATGCGAAAACTTCTCCCGAAAGATTGTGTGGAAGCACATGATAAATCAATTGTGTATTTCCACGATGCAGCTTATAGTGTAAGAAGTATGGAGAATTGCAGATTGCTAAATCTTGATGAACTTCTTCAAAATGGTTGTGAAATAAATGGTGTTTGGATTGACAAGCCAAAGTCATTTAGAACCGCTGTTACGATTGCAACACAGGCTCTCACGCATATAACTTCTAATAGTTATGGTGGTTGTACAATCAATTTACTTCATCTAGCAAAATTTGTAGATGTGAGTAGACAAAAAATCAAAAAGAAATACGATAATTACAATATTGATGATGAAACAAAAGCTAAACTTGTATCAGATGACTTGAACGAAGAAATTAAGCAAGGAATGCAGACATTTACCTATCAAAACCAGACACTTTGTTCTTCAGTAGGGCAGGCTGTATTTTTGACTGTATCTGTATATCTAAATGAAGAGCCTAAATATACAAATGATCTGATTTTGATTTTTACAGAGATGCTACGACAAAGAATCCAGGGGATAAAGGATAAGAGTGGTGCCTATGTCAATCCTAATTTCCCTAAGATTCTTTATTTTCTTGACAAAGATACAATGCGTGGCGGTAAGTATTATGATGTAACAAAACTTTGTGCAGAATGTTCGGCTAAGAGATTAGTCCCAGATTATATGAGTGTAAAGAAACATATGGAACTAAAAGGCATTTGCACAGCAAGCATGGGTTGCCGAGCATTATTATCTCCATGGCGTAATCCGAAAACAGGAAAACTTCAAGTCTGGGGTAGGGCAAATATGGGAGTACAATCATTAAATCTCCCTTACATTGCAATGGAGAACAACGAAAATCATTCTGAAGAAATCCTTTTTGAGAATTTAGACAAATATCTTGACATCGCATATCGAGATATGTTGTGGAGAATAAATCATGTGGCAAAGATTAAAGCGAAATCTTGTCCTTTAATGTGGGTATATGGTGGAGTTTCACGTCTTAATCCAGAAGATAATCTTGAAAGTCTTGTGTATGGTGGTTACTATACGATTAGTCTCGGCTATAGTGGACTTTATGAATGTATAAAATATATCACTGGTGAAAACCATTGGGAAGGTAACGGCAAAATCCTTGCTCATAAACTACTTGATTACATCAATTCAAAAAATGATGAATTCGGAGAGAAGATAAATGTAAGTATTGCACTTTATGGAACGCCATCAGAAGTACTTACAACAAAGTTTGCAGATGCTTGCCTAAGAGATTTCGGACAAGTTGGCGATGGCACTCAAAGGCATTATCTCACAAATTCATATCACGTCCCTGTATTTGAAAACATGGATGCCTTTACAAAACTAACAGAAGAAGCACAATTTAGTGACAAAACTACTGGCGGCAGCATTAGCTATGTAGAAGTTCCAAATCTAAGTAATAATCTTGATGCAGTACTAGAAGTAATAGAGCATATTGGGAATACTTGCTTATATGCTGAATTGAATAGTGAAGTATCTCAATGTGAGAACCCAGATTGTATGTTCTCTGGATATGATTTCAAGAAAATTCAAGATGGTGGCACTCTGAAATGGCAATGCCCTAAATGTGGCGAAACAGAAAGAGTAAGGACAAGCTATCGTGTATGCGGATATATCAGTAATCTAAATCAGCTCACTGTTGGTAGGGCATCTGATATTCATGATAGAAAGAAACATTTGAATTGATAGAAGGTGAGTATAGATAAATTACGCTGATATTATTTATTATGACACGGGAAACGCAGATGGTATTTCTACAGTCCTGTTTGTTTCCGGTTGCGAAGCCAAGTGTAAAGGATGCCATAATCCGCAAACATGGGATTTTAATTATGGCAGAAAATTTACAGAGAATACAACATCGGACATCATTGAATCTCTGAAGAATCCTCATATAAAGAACTTTGTTATTAGTGGCGGGGAACCATTACATAATAGAAACGCATTCTGTGTGTCTGAACTTTGTAAATTGATAAAGCGTGAAACTAATAAAACAATCATTGTATATACAGGTATGACTTTACAGGAACTGAAAGTCCAATATCCTTATCTTTCTTGTCTTTCTTATGTCGATTATTTAATTGACGGCAGATTCGAGAAAGAAAATGTTACAGAGAAACTTGAAAAAAGAGGCAGTAAAAATCAAAAATGCTATAAAATTAAACATTATGGTGTGACGAATGTAGCCGTAGATGTTACTGACTCATATTTTTAATCGGAGGTTTTATGAGCAAAAAGAAAGAAAAATATGCGATTGGTAAATCGGATTTATATATACCATATGACAATAGTGTAAGTGCTTGCTTTCGCAATTGTTTGGCAAGCAACACATATTTTGAAAAGGTTTCAGAATATCAATTCAAAAAGGATTTGGCGAATAATATCCCGATTAGTTGGGATGTTAATGGTTATAATGTAACGAATGTAGATATCGAGAAATTCTACAATAATATCAAAATCCCAGACAGAGCAACTATTGGTTCGGCTGGGTATGATTTCTTTGCTCCATTTGACTTTACACTATATAAAGATCAGTCAATTGTAATCCCGACAGGGATTCGATGGGTTTCAAAAGACCCAATCTTCTTTCTTAGCCTTTATCCCAGAAGTGGGTTTGGCTTTAAGTTTGGTTTATCTCTTGCAAATACTGTTGGGATTATTGACAGCGATTATCATGAATCTGCAAATGAAGGGCATATCATGGTTAAATTGTCTAATGATGGTATCCATAGCAAAGATATTTCATTTAAGACCGGGGATGCTTTTTGCCAGGGTATTATTTTACCGTTTATGGTAACGGGCAACGAGAACTTTAATGCAAAGAAAAAAAGAAACGGTGGATTTGGCTCAACAGATAAGAAGGACTAATTATGTTAAAATACAAAAATGAATGTGTTGGATGCGATTTACCATGTGTTGATTGCGGTAGAAAACGTATTGCTCATATGTACTGTGATTCTTGTGGTGAAGAAGCCGATGAATTATATCACATGATTGATTCTGCTTATGACAGTCAATACATTTGTAAAAGTTGCAGAGATTCTTTGTTTGAGATATTTACGTTAGATGATTATCCATCTAGCTGTTATGAAGATTAGGTAAGGAGTGATATTATTGAGCAATATAGATAATAGAGTAAGACCAAAGGTAAAACTCATAAGTCATACTCCACATCCAATTGATTTAATTGCAAAATGTGCAGCAGTCTGCTATGATAGCGAACCCAAAACGTCAACAGTAATTCATTGTGTAAAATCAGGGCATACATCTATTTTAGAACACGCCAATTTTACTTTCCAAATTGAGAATGTATCACGTTCTCTTTTAGCACAACTCACACGCCATAGAGTTGGCGTAGCATTTAGTGTAATATCTCAAAGATATGTCTCTATGGAGAATACCCCATTTGTTACTCCCAGAGCAATAAAAAGTACAACTACTACAGTTAATGCGATAAGTATTATTCAAAATACGTTTGATAATATCAGAAATGATTATTTGGAATTGCGAGATATCGGAGTATCAAAAGAAGATGCACGTTGTATTCTCCCCAATGCTTGCTCTTGCAAGATTATAATGACAATTAATCTAAGGGCATTGTGTCATTTGTGTAATGAGAGATTATGTTCAAAAGCACAGCTTGAAATTAGAGAAATGGTTCAAAATATGAAAGGCTGTATTTTGAACCTTGAAGATATTCCAAATGATTTCAAGCAATTTATGAAAAATAAGATGCTTGTGCCAAAATGCTGCACTTATGCTGTAGAACATTGCCCAGAATCAAAGGGGTGTGGTTTAAGATTATCTGCAAATGAAATAAACCAGTATATTAAAGAAAGGAATGAGCCAATTGAATTTGATTCATAAAAAATATAAGGATATTCATAGATTAAAGACAACATATGCGAATGATTTTTCTATTGGGAATCATATCATCATTCAAGAAAAAATTGATGGCGCTAATGCCTGCATTCGATATGACTTAGAAAACGATCAAATTATTGCTCAAAGCAGAAAGTGTATTCTTTCAGATGGGAATACACTTCGTGGGTTTTATACTTGGGCAAAATCCTTAAATACAAAACAATTCTCAATTTTAGGCAATCGATTTCTTGTTTTTGGAGAGTGGCTTGTTCCTCACTCTATAAAATATCCAAACGAAGATTATAACAAGTTTTATGTTTTTGATGTATACGATGCTGAAAAAGAGGAGTACTTACCACAAACAAACGCTCATGATTTTGCAAATGCTCTTAATTTGCTTTATGTCCCGACATTCTATGATGGTAAGTTTACTTCGTGGGATGATATTTTAGAATATGTAGGGCAAACCGAAATGGGCGGCGAATACGGTGAAGGTATTGTGGTAAAGAACCAAACAACATTAAATAGCCCTAAGCTTGAATTTTATGTAAAGATTGTCGGAGAAAAATTCCAAGAAACAAAAGGTAGTAATGCAAAAGCGGTAGATAAAGAAAAACTACATTCTTTAGAAGTAGACATGAACCTAGCACAAACAATTGTTACTACAGCAAGAGTAACTAAAATTCTTAATAAGCTTGTAGATGAATCTGTTCTTCCAGAAGATTGGGGGCTTGAATCTATGGGTATTGTAGCTAAAAATTTATGCAAGAGAATTGTAGAGGATTGCATTAAAGAAGAACCAGAAACAGTATCAAAAATCAATAACTTTGGGAAGATTGCAAATAAAATTGCTATGCAATATGCAAAAGAAATGGCAATGGCAAGATAATATAAAGCAGTTTTGAATCAATGAATTTTGAATTCGAAAGAGATGTTGGTTAATCCAGCATCTCTTTCTTTGTTTTTTTTTCTCAATTTCAATCCTCAATGCCAAATCGATCTTATATAATAAAATATAGATTTAACAAGAAATCCTTGTTAGGACTAGATTATTTTCTGTAGTTTGATGTATAATAGCTATACTTGTGACTTTTGAAGATTATAAATTGAAAGGACGTTTTATATGAGAAAAGTAGGCAGACCTCCAAAAAAGAAACCGAATAGAAAAGATGGAAGATACGAAGTTAAAGTAAAAGTCGGAGAAAGCTTTGATGGAACAAAAATAATGAAAAGCTTTTACAGTAGTAAAAGTAAAGAAGATGCCAGAATGAAAGCAGAAGATTATATCAATGGGATAAACTCTCATTTTGATACAAGCCCTATTTATTCAGAGAAATCTTCTATCAGTTCTTTTGACGTATGGAGCCTCACTGTATTAGATATGCTAAAAGGGACAATAAAAGATAATTCCTGGGCTTTACATTATAAAAACACCATCGAAAATCATCTAATCCCTTACTTTAAGTCTAAGAAAGTATACGACATAAAACAAATTGATATCCAAATTTTCTTCAACAAGCTGAAGTCAAAGTATTCCTTAGAAACTCTCAAAAAATTCAAAATGGTTCTTAACAAAATTTTTGAATTAGCAATCCAAAATGATATTATCATAAAGAACCCATGTGCTAATATAAAAGTAATAAGCAGCAAGAAACAAATAGAGAAACAAACGTATACAGAAGAACAATGCGGTCTGGTTTTACAATATGCGTTAACTCACAGATATGGTTTAGATGTCATCTTAATGTTGTTATATGGGGTTACAAGATCAGAATTGCTTGGATTGCAATGGGATGATTTTGATAAAAATGAAAAAACACTTCACATTCAACATGGGGTAACAGACACGCCTAATGCTGAGACAGGAAAAACAGAAGTTATTGTTGGTGATACAAAAAACCAATTTCGGAATAGAATCATCCCTATTAGTGCAGACGTAGTTGACCTATTAAAAAATAGGAAGAAACAAGCTAAAGTAAAATCAGAATATATTTTCTGCAATAATAAAGGCAATGTACAAAGTCCTAGAACATGGAGTAGACGGCACTATGATGTATTTATGCGTGATATGCACAATTATTATGCAGAGCAAGGAATTGAAATCCCAAAATTGCATCCGCATGAACTCCGACACACAAGAGCAACGCTGTGGGTAAATAAGGGATTAAATTTGTATGCAATTGCAAATGTTTTAGGACATTCAGACTTGAAAATGTTAAGAAAAAGATATGCACATGAAAATGTAGAAAGCACAAGAGAAATGCTCAATATAAATGTTCATATAAATGTGAACAAAGGGAAAGACGAATTCTGACGAATTTCTACCCTAAAAAATCGTCTAATTTTAATTTATTTAGAGGATTTCAAATTTTGAAAAACAACGAAAATACGTGATTTATTAGACTGTGCCAATGCTTTTTGGGTATAGGACACTGATTTGGGGTGGTAGAGGCCGCCCGTTCAAGTCGGGTCACTCAGACCAGAAAATAACACGCAGTTTCGGGAAGATTTCCGGGACTGCGTGTTTTGTTTTGTGTGGGAAACAGCCGTTTGACGAACTTTTTGACGAACTTTTCAGAGAAAATTCAACTTGCGTCATACATATTATTGGAAATTTATTCCTCCTGTTTTTCATATTAACGGGAAAAATAGCTGAGAAATAGCATGATACACTAAATAAAAACTATAAAAAATCTAATTAAGTGAAATTTTACAATTGATATTTTTGCTCAAAATCACGTCTGCTTTGCCGTTCATAAAAAATTTACTTTTGAAATAGCGTAAATATGTACATACTATTGAAACGTATATTTACAATCTATATTTTATCATAATTAAGCAAGAATACTCCGGCTTCTATAAGCCGTGTAGGATGTCACCATACAACTTGACTACTTTCGTAATATATGCTATAATAAGGTTAAGATTACAGATTTTATTATAATATAAGGAGGTAGACAATGAGTAACATAAAAGGTAATACAAATAAACATCATAAAAAGCGAAACTTAAATACGCCAAATGCACTTATTCCAAACGTATTAAAAAGGTTACCGGGTATATTTGATAAATTGAAGATCGTACAAACCTCTACTAACAGGGATATATTACCATTTGGCATTATTACCAACTTAATAGAAGAACAATATGGTTTACCCACAATGCAGGCGATATCAGAAACAAAAATTGTTCAAGCTTTATTTTACTGGGGTAAAAACAAGCAAATTTACGATTTCAATGTAGACATAGCAGAAGAATTGATCGTCAGTTTTGAGAGCGCAGAATCTTTACCGATAGAAGTCTTTGATAATATGCCATATGACTGTGTTTATATGTCCGTAAATGACGATAAATTCCAAGTCTTTGCCACTAAAGATATTAGAGTTGATACCAAAAAACAGAAAACGAAGCAAATATCATTCTATTTTCCACAAAGCGATAAAATCCTGTATCTCCCATTTTCTAAGAATACGATTGCAGATTGTATAGTAGACGATTATAATACAACCATGAATTTCTTTGATGATTACAATTATATAGAAAGTATCAAAAAAGAATATCCAGGTAAGACCATTGATGAAATACAAGAACAAGTAAAGAACTCATATAAAAAAGATTACGTCAATACGAAAAGACTACTAGAAGAGTGTGTTGCTCTATTGTTGTATTTATGCTCTCAAAATGCGGAGATTGTAGATACAAATGGGATTTCTAAAAATTATCATCGAAATGATATTACTAATAATAATGATGACGTTAAGATCGTTAGGGAAGCGAATAAAGAAAAGGGTATAGATAATTACACTCCAAAAAATCCTTCAAAACCTAAAAAAGTAGAAAAGCTAAAAGTGGGCTATAGAATCGGCAAAACCATCCATTATAATAAAACAAATCATACAGATAGCACACTCTCTAAAAATCAAAAACAGATTTCGAATAATAGCAAACCATATACAAAGAAATCTGCTCATATTCGCCGAGGTCATTATCATCATTATTGGGCTGGAAGTAAGAAAAACGGTACACAGAAGTTAATACTAAAATGGACACCGCCCACATTTGTCAATGCTACAAATGAAAATGAAATCATCCCAACAAAACATAAAATAAAAATGTAAATCGTAAAAAATAGGGACGTTGCAATAAAGCAATATCCCTATTTTGTTTTTTAATTCTTAGCTCACTTAACCAGTGATAATTAAAGTGGGATTAAGAAAAGTTATCGTAGCTTACAAAACCAGTTACGTAATTACCAGCAGGGGATTTTCCACAATACTCTGCCTTAGTTGTTATTCTGTATCTTCCTAGTCCACATTGTTTTCCATCGTAAATATAGTATGTCCCAGAAATGCGCTTAGTCATTTTAGTTGTACTATCATTTGCAAATAAAGGAGTATTAGCACGAATAGTAACCTTTTGCCCTTTTGTCCATTTGTTACTTTTCGACATTCCTACTGGGTAAACTTTCTTTCCAGTAGAATCAAATACAGAATATCCAGATTTACAAACTTTTTTAGCGTTTTCTAAAGATGAATAAGCACCCAACTGTGACATAGAATCGTTCCATGTTTTTCGAACACGATAGATAGTATTATTCTTTAAGGATGTATTATTTGAAGAATTAGTTTTCACAGGTGTGGTAGTATTTGCCGCAGTTTTACTAGAATTCATATAAGACTGAACTTTTACCTTAAAAGTAGCCCAGTGAGGTAAAATATATGCCGGACACATTTTATAGTTGTTGTGCATCGTATTTAACTGGTCTACAGTGCCTTTCTTACCATCACGAACATTCAGCCAGTGAGTATGAGTGTATAAGTGATTGATGTCAAGACCATACTTCTTCAGAAGTGCCGCTGCCAATCTTGCACAATTATCCTCAGACTTTTTATCGGCAGAATTGTATGCAGAGGACATAATGCACTCAATGGCAATAGTTCCTCTATTACCATTACCATTGCCATCGGCAGCATGCCAACCGCTTAGAGTTAAAGGCAAATTCTGCCATGCACAAGTATTGTCTACATAGTAATGGACACGCACGTCCTTCATATTGCCATTAACAGTGGCACGAGTATACTGTTCCGCAGGCGTTGTGCCACTCGCAACAGAAATCCAACCAGTATTATGAATTGTAATACCAAGTACTTTACTTGGTAAATTATAAGACGGCATACTGATTCGATTAGGATTATGCTTTGTAAAAAGATATTCTTTTACAGTTATCCCGCCAAAATTAAAAATAGAATCTGGATTCAAAAAAGCCATGATTATTCCTCCTTACTTCCAACATCATTTGCTGTAAATATAAGCTGTTTCCCGATTTGATTTACACCTGTGGCAGCAAGCCCACTTACAATACCTACTGCAATTGAATTGATAATATCTGTAGCTGGGAAGTCTGGAATAGTAAAAGAACCTACTACGCCTAAAATTGCACCAACTACTCCACTAATAACAGGTAACCACTTGTTATCTAACTTTGTAGCTTTTACACCAACACAAATCAGGTAACAAATAACTACAATACCTACTACACTTGTAATTCCCATAAAATCCATAAAATTTTACCTACTTTCTTTTTTTGTTTATTTTAATTATAAATTTGGTTTGCATGATAAAGTTTCATATGTTAATGTTATCCTATAAGAACTTGAGGGATGACTTGCTGAATATTCTCCAGCTATTGCTTTGTCAAATAAAGAAAACTGCCAAAAATTATTAAAAGATGAAGATAAAGGATATACCCCATCTGAATAATTGCCTGAAGATATGAAAATACTTTTATATATATTAGATGAACTATCTAATTTTTTATATGGATAAAATGCCCCATTATTATTGTATTTATATTCACCTATATCACATTTACGCAGGCTATCACAAGATTTTTCTGTTAAACACTGTTCTGCTTCTATATAGCCATCGCCTGTAAAATTATAGCCATTTAGCGAATTATCCTCAACATCTCCATATGTTAATTTATATTTATATTTATATTCTAAATATGCTTTAGACTCCCCATCAGTGATTCTAGTAACAATACAATAAAATCCATTTATATATTCAAATAATGAACCCTTTTCCATTCCAAAAAACTTTTTAGGAGTATTCTTTGGGACATTTATACTATTAGTCATATCAGCAAAAAACAACCCTCTATCATTTAGTACTCCATGATTCAAAATAGCTTTTGCAGAAGAAGCTGTATATCTCCCATAACCAAAGCAATTCATTGTATCAAGACTTTTTGAAATTAATGTAGATAATAAAGCTATAATTACATAATCACAATATAAGTTTATATTCCATAATTTATTATTCTCAGTATTGTTTAATTCTGCCATTTTAATTATTTCTTCTATATTATAGGAAGTATCTTTAAGAAAATGTTTCCCAGAAATAGATCTTAATTTCCCATTCTCATCCCTAAATCCTGTATAAATTCCCATATAAAAGTGAGGGACTATTTCATTTTTAGCATTTATATTAGCCCAGCATTTGTAATCATCGTCAGCTTTATAATTACTAATATAAATATCTGCCGTTCCACTATCATCACTAGACATTTTATAATAAATAAGTGGAAATTCCACCATCGCATTACCGAGATAATCGATGTTTGAAACATCCGAAACAGTCCCATCTAATTTTTTGGAATAATCATTAGAGTCTAAATAGTAATCTACTGTCCCATCATATTTTAACATGCAAGGTTTTGGCATAAAAAACGCATTCTTCCATGAACCATAATCAAACTCTGAATCTCCCATTTTAGCAGGTGTCATACCAATAGCATCTGCTAGATATGTAACCGCTTTATCCGAGTCATATTCCGATGAATCTATATGGTACCCATAAATAACCTTTTTAGAATTACTATCATCAGATGTTGAATCTGTACTATAAATGGGAGTATTGCCTATTGAAACCTTTTTAATTTGATTTTGATTGTAGTGTATACTAGATGATAAATTAGAACCTATATGTAAATTATTTATGCTTATACTATCACTTCCTTACTCAGTACAGAAATAAACCGTGTTATTATCTTTTTGTTCTAATGAATCATATTCAGACGTAGTTGTTTTCTTTAATTTCAACCCGTCTAATGCTGTTTCTAAAGCTTTTACACGATTCAAAAGGTCTAGGACATCTACTCCAGTATCAGAATTATTGACGTAGATTTTTCCTTGCCAATCAACTGCAATTGCATTGGAACGAGTGGTTGTTTTAGAATCACTGTCATACGTACCATTCCCGATAATAAATAGATACTTACCATCTTCGTCTTTCTCGTTATACTGCCCAATAACAAACTGATTTGATACACCGCTGGCAATTGTCCCTTCGCCAGCAGCATGAGAACCGGGGGAGATAGCTTGTGTATTTATGCCTTCAGCAAATGCAGCATATCCATTTGTTGTAGTCTTATATCCAAAAGTTGCAGAATTATCTGATTGTGCCTGTGTTGACTCACCATGTGCGCTTGAATTTATCCCAGATGCGACATTCTTTTCACCAAAAGCCACAGCGTTAGTTGCGCTTGCAATACTTTCAGAACCGGATGTCAAAGAATTACTTCCAGATGATTTTGTAAGTGTTCCTGACGCAAAAGACATACTTCCAGTTGCACTTGCAGTATAATTACAAGAAGTCCCAGAATTTTGATCTCCTTTTTTTACATAAATAGAATCACCATTCTGAACTAATTGTTCTAATTCGGTAACACGATCACGTAATGAAATAACTTCATCGTCATTCGCATAATGATAATCGTCTGGTTTTTTTCTTTTGTTTACCGGGAGTTCTATGTGTAAGATAGTTTTCATAGATGTTTCGTCTGTCGAATCTGTTAAGTAAATATAGCAATGTAACGGCAGAGATTCTTGCAACAATTTATTGGGGACTTTTGCAGTTATTGTTTTAGAATCTGTATCTACAGTAGAATCTACAACATAAGCATATTCGCTATTATCATTACAAAAATGTACTTCCGGCGCTTTCGTTAAATCATAATCCTCTAATTTTACAGAAATACTTTGGTTAATATCCCATTGTGTAAAATAATTTATTGTATTCCCATTTTTATCTAGTGCATTTGTTTCAATTATAATTACTCACTCCTTTTTATAAAAAAGAAGAACGATAAGGATTTACTCCTTATCGCCCAATTGTTTTTCTATTTCTTCAATTTTACATTCCGCTTTCAGAATTCTATCCTGTACATTATTGTGTTTGTCTACACGTAATGACAATTTAGATAAATCTTCTTTCAAAGAATCTAATTTTACTTGTAGAACAGCAGTTGCTTTATTTTGCATTAAAGCAGAACCAGCAATAGCACTTATTGCTGCAATTGCAGCTGTGATAATCTCAGTAAAATCCATATTTTATTTGTCACCACCTTTCTTACATAACATAATCTCACCCCCTAATCAGTACCTTGATGTGTGTATCATCTATCCGGGATAGTACCCGATAGCCAACCCGTCCATCAGACCGTGTGGCGATACCGCCGGTTGTCGGGATGCAGTAATCATTGGGTCTGCAAGTGCCGTCATCAATGACGATGAGTTTGCCCATCATGCCTACAGCAGACCATTCCTGCCGCTCCGAGCGTGGCACATACTGCTTGTCCGGGTCGTAGTCCGGATTGAGTACCCAGACCTTACGAGTTGTTCCGTCCTCATCCGTGTAGTCCTCCGTCAGTAGCTCACCGTAGATATCGGTTAGGTATTGTCCCTGCCACTGATCTTCGTAACTATCACCAACTACGGACGGATTGCCGGATACAATGCCTAGAATATCATCATCTATGGATTTAGCAAGCAGTATCTTTTCACCGTCCAATTTCACGAAACGTCCACGTCTGTCCTCACCATCCGGATTCCCGTCCATCCACTCGAAATACTCTGCATAGTCAGCGCCGGAACTGTGATAAGAACCGGAAGAGTACACACCAGCGGCAGCAGCACGGAAAGCGTTTGCCCTGGCAGATTCTGTGCCGTTACCCAGACTCAGATATGGTCCTGAAAAACTATATCCGTTATAAGCACCGAAAGCAGCACATGATGCAGTTGCAACAGTTATGTGATTTCCATAGCCGATTGACTGATTAGACGATTTCTGAACTTCTGTATACCAGCCACCACTTAGAGACGCATTCGCCTTGCACGTATTATAGTTACCAAGCGATAATCCACCTTGTGCATCTGCTGTGACTTGGTTTCCGCTGCCGAGAGCGATATTAGCTATACCAGCAACAATGTTATCCTGACCCATTGCAGCACACTGATTTCCTTGTACCGTGTTTCTCCATCCAGACACAAATATACAGTTTCCATTAAACGCCTTGTTCTGCGAGCCAATCACAAATTGCCAGTCACCGCCACCAGCTTGGTTGTTATCAATATCATGGAAAATATAATCCTTAGAGCTGCCAGTCACAGTTTCGTTGTTGAACGTGTAACTCTTCCCGGCAGTTGTCCTACCTAACACGCCGATTTCATCCAGAGACCATGAGACGTTAGCTGCGCCGTTAAATGATTTGCCTGTATTGCCGATGGTGAGGGTACGGGCTGTATTCAATTTTGTGGCACTGGCTACGTTACTGGTCAGAAACGCCTGGTCATAGTAGGCTGTGTCAGCACCTGTGCCTTCTGGCTCATCAGACTGTATCAGCGGCTGAGGTGTCCAGGACTTGTATTTGCCATATACGGCATAATTTCCGTTCCAGTACGTCCACGGCAGATATACCCAGACTGTATAAGTGTCGTGTGCTGTAGGTATCACTTTGACCTTGACACTACTACAGTTGATACGATATACTGTAACGGCACACGCTTTTGTCGCCGACTCTGTGGATTGCCATCCATCCTTGATCTGAACTTCAAAAGATGAGTTTTGGTTCGCACGACCATTTGCTCCATCGCCGCTCCATACACGTATCATGGCATTGCTGAAATTACCGGAGGATACCAGCGTGCCTAGCTTAACCCATTTTGCAGTGTTGTTGGCACCGTTTACCAAAAGAGCACTGTTTGTTATCATCGCATGTGTATGACCAGATGCCGACTTGCTGTCCAGTTCGGCTTTTACAGCTTTGTTCTGCACCGGATTTGTGGAGGTAGCAGACAAGGCACTGTCTACCGCAACCTTGGTTGCACCAGCAGCGATACCGTCCAGTTTTTTCTTATCCGCCGCAGTCATCAGACCATGTGCAGACTGTGTGGCATCGCCATAGGTGGTATCAGTGAATTTCGCATTCGCAGGTACATCTGAATTGACGGAATGGGATATAGGCGTAGCAACACCATTCGCCGCAACGTAAACAGGCTTTGTAGCAGAGCCCACCGCAGTATTTGCACTATGTGTTACAGCCGTGGACTTGTCTTGCTTACCGGAAATGTCTTGATGTGCTGTGATAACCGTACCCAGATCAACTACGCCGCTAGTACCCTTGCTTGCACCATTCATTTTGATGCCTGTGATAGTACCAATGTTGGATGTTTTAGCATTCCATAACGCTTTTTCTCCGGTGGTTACCAACGATACATCCGTACCGCCACTGACTGCTGCTTTGCTGGTGTACGTTGTGTCTTTTGCGCTGATTGTATTACCGCTGATCGAGATGTTTGTGCCTGCGGTCAGCTTGTCTTGCTTGCCGCTGATATCCGGAATGTCCGAAGTTAATGCTATTGTCCCACTTTTTCCCGCCGGCAAAACATAGTAATAATGCTGAGTGCCATAGGAGTTATTGGGGTCTGGTGTTATGGTATATTGGCAGCCTATATAATCTACCAAGTCCAACCGACCGGTTGATTTATCTTGCCACCCACCGAGTTTCAAACTAAAATTTCTTTTGCCATCATCGTCTCTACGGTCAAACCCAATCTCTGCGATGTTGCGGAGTCCACCACCGTAAAATAAGGTCATAAAAGCTAGAGGAATATCACCGATATAGTCCTGGAAAGTTAATTCGCTTTGGATTACGCCCCCAGCATTGTATATGTCTTCTTTTGTCATCGCCTCAGCCTCAGTCACATGACCCTCGTCATCAACTGCAACCTTATACATACCCTTGTTGTAGGCAGTATGTGCCGGATGCACATAGTTCTCCAACCCCGACAGCTTATCCCGTTCCGCCGTGGTGTACGGCTGCTCAACCTTGTCCAAGATGGACTTATTTTCATGGCTATGAGCTGTTTTTTGCACCGATAAAATATCAGTTTTAATCCCTTCAATTACTTCATTTTCAGATACATCAATATACGTTCCGTCACCGGTAATGTGCAATTTCCCATCTTGATCTACGTAAAATACATCTTCTTCGCCATTTTTTATTTTTAGTAAATTTACATCTTCTGGATTTACAATAAATGTATTTGTTCCATTAGAAATGATTAACCCATTTTGATCGAAAGTCATTGTATTATTTTCGTTTGAAAAATACAATTCATTACCTAAAACGAGTTTACCAACAATGGTTTCAGCATTTATACCATAAGTAGACTTTAATTCTCCATCGCTATCCGTATAAAAATAATACCCAATTGCTGTTTTTACAGTCTCCCAATTATCGTTTGTAATAGCAATAGTGCTATTTACAATTTTCATTTGTTCATCTTCATACTTATCTTCTATACTGTCATATTTACGAAGTAGTATACCATGAGAATCCCATGTTTGATTTTGATAATCAGAACCACCCATAATCTGTGTAGCTGTTGCATCTAAACCATTTTGTTGCCAGTCTTTTACAACATTATCGCCTTTTTCGCCTTTGCTTGCTTGATGTTGTGTATATTCATATGACGTTGCCATAGACTGCACAGCAGATATAATTGATTGCTGATCGCTTATCCCATACGAAGAGCGTAAAACATTTGAAAACTCTACATTTAATGTCTCTAAATTATCATAATCAATCTCATAATCAAGCAAACGAAGTTTGTATATCTTCCCATCAACTTCAACACGTATCCAATTCCCGATCGTAAAATCATTCAGTAAAGGCTTAAACTTATCAATTACCAGAAGATTATTTAGAGTAGCAGATATAGAAAACTGTAATTCAGCAGATTGTGATATTTCTTTTTTAGCACATTCATAGAATTCTATAGCCTTTTCGAATAATTCTTTGTTGCTCAAACCATCTGAAACGTAATTTTGGTTTGTATATTTGTCATCTCTTCTATAACAACAAAATTCAAGCCATAAATCTTCACCAAGGTATTTTTCAAAATCCAAAGCCTCATGTGTTTTTGATATATAAGTATCAATTGCACGTTCCATCAATTTAACTGCTGACAGATCATTTTCTTTTTCTTTTAATTCATCCTCTAACGCCATCAATTTATTGTAATAGGGGATATACAAATCATCATACAAGTTAGGTTTCTCGCCAGCCCAGGTCTCTTTCGTTCCGACACCTTGTTCAACAAGAATGTCAATTCCTGCCTGACAAGCATCATGAAAATCTGTAAGCATATCAATGCTATATTTCTTCATTTCGCCTTTGAATTCTTCTAACTCTAATTTGAATATCCCGGCTATACTTACATTATCTATGTTGTGCTTTGCAAATACCTTGTCAACTTTTTGCCGAACATACGTTTCATAATTATCATCAATTTGAATAATCAATTCAGATGTATTTGCGGTATCGTTTTCATCTGAATTATTTGTAACCTTTAACGTCCCTATCCAATGATTACTGTCATCTATTGACGAATCTATAATTTCTGTTATATATCTGTTATCGATTACACATTTGCAATATCCAAGTACAGCAGAATTAGCAGAGCTTAAAGATAACGCTTTAATATTAGACACAGATATTGTACCTATTTTTTCTGTTGTTAATAATTGAACCTGTTCTTCTGCACTTGTATCGTCTAAACTAGCGTCTGGCATAAGTTCAGTTTGGATAAATAAGCCTAAATCAATAACATCGTATTTAGTATTTATAATATTAGGGAATCCAATAATAGGGGATGATACCTCTGAAAAGCGACTTTTATAAGCATTGTACTTTGAAACAACATTATTATACCCAGATAATGTGTTTACCTTTATATAGTATTCCTTTTCATTATTGTACTTGTTATATAGTGTATCATAATCATCTATCTTTTGGACTAATTCTTCCGTCATATCTTTCTTCATATCGCCAGTAATATTCCAGATATAAGAAGAACCATTTGGATTACAGTTTTTAATTGTTGCAGTCATTAAATCATCGCCAGCCTCTAACTTTAGACAATTTTTTACTGAGTCAACATCTGCCTTAATACTTATCTGATCTGCTAATTCATCTGAGGTAACAAATACACCTGTATCTTGTCCATAACCAGAGATTATCTGTTTACTGCCACACTTAGGGCATACGTCTGTAAAGTCACCTCTGTATCCGCAATCAATACAATTAGACCACATATCAAAAACAGCGATTTGCCGTCTTATTTTTGCAGTACCACCTTCTTTTGGGAAAGTGAAAATACACCCAATTTCATCTTCGACTTGTTTCAGAGCATCATAAAGAGAAACATTGTCAAAAGAAAATGTCCTCTGAATATTGCACAGAGTAGAATCTACATGGATAATAGTATAGTGAGGTGCTTTTTCAAGCATTCTATCAAGCAAAGATACATCTTTATTTGTTTTATTATAAAAAACAGTAGGAGCTTTATAATCTTCTCTTGCAATATCATCTTCTGTATTGATCTGATAATCGTACAACATAATTTGAGATAATTCGGATTGTGATAATTTTACACCGGAAATGATTTTTATTGTATCATCTTCTTCATCTATCTCTACACTTATTTGATAGATGATGTCATACTCAACGCACCAAACTAATTTTAGATCGACAATATCAGCCCAAATATTGTTTAGTACCCCATTATAATATTTATTCACTCGAAACGAAATTTCACTTGGATTTTGCAGAGATATATGTGCAATTAGACTATTATAGTTTATAAGCCCAATCTTTTTACCACTTCTTGTCATTAAGACCAGCGTTGGAGATTCTGGATTTCCAGATGAATCAAATTTGATTTTAGCAGCCATTTACAGCACCTCTTTTCATTTTATATAAAAACTTTTGCGATAGGGATGTAGGTTAATTCTATCTCCCCATTTGTTGCATTTATAATATTCTTACGATTGTTTAATGTATTAGCAATTCTTAAAAACACCCAATTAAAATCTTTGTTTATATCATGAGCCGGGATAGAAGAAGAGATTATGGGATATTCTACTGTAATAATTTCACCCTCTCTACAATTTTCTATTTTCATTACTCTATCTGGTTCAATCGAATTTGATATTAAATATATGCCGTCATCTCCAACTGAACCTACTGTAATTTTCATTGATGGATAGACATATCCTATTTCATCAGATTCATCGTAAATAGGAGTTAAAATATTAGAACTACCATTTGCTTTTAGAATATACTTTCTCTCATTTAATAACCCAAACGGTCTATCTGTTGTAAGAGTAAGATCGAGACCATATAATTTATTGTCTAATTCGACCTTTTCTATATTAAAGCTGCCATAAAAATAGATGTCAGCATATTCATTATTAAGCACTCTAAATTTGTAAAATCTCTTACGATTAAGCCATCTCATCATTTTTCTAAATTCAGAAAGGCTAATTTCAAGTGAATCTCTATACGAACAAACGTTTTTTACAATTGTAAATTTTGTTTGTAAACACGAATCATAAGTAGCACTTGTTAATTCGTATTTGTATCCATTCATTGTTTTTATTGTATTGAACGTAAGTTCACTCCCAGCAGATTCTGTTTTAAGCCCATCATCTTTGAAACAACCAACCATAAATCCCATATCGCTCAATCGTATTCCGTCATATTCAAAATCATAAACTATCATAAGGCAGTTTTATCCTTTCGAATGCACTTTAATAGAGCTTTTTTCGTTCTTAAAATGATAATTTTATAAATCGGCATCTTAAACCCTTCTTCTGTAAATCCACGCTTTTTCAAAACAGTTTTTAGACTAGATAACTCATTGATTAGTTTTCTATACTCATCTCTTTGATTTTTAAGTTCGACAATACAATTATCAAATTCGATAACTTTCTTTTTGAACTCTATAGCAGTATCATTTTCAAAACTAGATTTGTATTTATCTTTTAATTCAGTATTTTCTTTCTTGATTTCATTTAATTCTTCAAGAAGTTCGCTATTTCTTTTTCTTAAAATCTCTATTTTTTTAGAATTTGTCATTGTTCATTCCTCCTTATATAATTAAAAATATGTATTACATTTTAATCACCACCCATTTACACCATGATGTTTATTACTTTCTCTTATACTTTGCCAACGAACTACCTCCAAATAATCTGTCAGTAGTCATCGCCATAATCATCTTTTCGAAATTTTTATCATGTTGCAACTCGGTCTTAAATTCTTCGTAATTAGAAACATTTGGGAGAGTAACATTAAAATCGACACCGCCATTTATAACATTCTTTACCTGTTTTGTGTTAGCATCACCATATGTGTTTATCGCATTCAAAAAGCCATCTTCTATAATATTCTGGATATTATTGAGACTAAATGCCCCAATAGAAGAATCAGCTAAACTAGAAATGCCACTATCATTTCCCAAAGGAATTAAGATTTCGCCATTAAGTAGTTTTATATCATTATTCCCAACAGAAGTACTACTCTTATTTAATAAGTTACTTGATGTGCTTGATGTGCTTGTTCCAGACTGTTTATTTTCTTTTACATCACTGACAATATCCGATAAAGAACCAATAATTTTTTCTCTTTCTGAATCACTTAAATCGCTTAAAAGGATAGGGATGTAATTAAGGAGATCATTATTAAAATCCTTTCCTGTTTTTCCAGGGAATGCTTTAAGCCATTCTTCTCTTTGAGAAATCATTTTCTGATATCCAGTAATTAAATTCAACATTGCGGCAACAGACGTTCCCCATTGACCAGTTTTAGAATTAAAGATAGAATCTTTTTTATTATCCCCATACTCATAGTAGGAAAATGTTTTATCTTCCTTGTATTTCCCCCCATCGATTACACGATCATTGAAGATACCGTTAAACCATGAAGAAATATTATAACCAAATTTCTCGCTCTCTGCTTTTATAGTGTCACTAATAATTTGAGTGTTATTATTAGCGTTCTCTATCATATCAAGCATTAAGTTATCGATATTATCCAATCTGGCATTTAATATATCTTCGTATTCATTATAAATTTCATCAAGTAAGTCTTTTTGATCTGAAATGTATCTATCATACTCAGTGTCCTTTAAGTCTTGTTTTGCCTCTTCTAAAGAGACTTTTAATTTTTGAATTGTTGCTTTTGTCTCTTCCGAATTGTCACCTTGGTATGCCATCAATTGCTTTTCAAGAGTCGAAATTTCAGAAGTATGAGAAGAAATCTTTTGCTGATAATCATATAAATCTTTTTGACTGTCAAGAGCATCTTCATACTTATCAATTAAATCTTGTAAATAATCAAGTTCTAATTGGATTCCTTCTTTCACCATGTCAACAATCGCTTGTTTTTCATCCTGGGCGGCTAAAATAGACTCTTGCTGTAATTCAATCAATTCTTTTCGTCTATCGATTAAATCTTTGTTAGAACCATCTTTCTCGATTTGTTTATCAAGTTCTTTAATCTCATTTGCATATTTTTGCGCAGAGCCATAATATATGTCATAATTTGCAACGTGTAGTCCCATCGTTGTATCGCCATAATTAGTTAACTGACCTCTATCATCATAAAGCTTTTTATCTTTCATTAAATTGATAAGGTAATCTGATTCGTCTGATAGATCACTAATTGTATTATGGATTAAGTCATTCGTATCCCATTTTAACTGCCGAATATTCTTGATATATTCCAAAGTAGATTCATTAGACTTATCAATAGCAGCATTTACTTCATCAATGCTTTGCCGCATTTGGAACCAGGCTTCACTATATTTTTGTATTTTCCCACTGTCCATAGCTTCATCAAAAGCGGCTTGCATTTCACTTCTTTGGGCTTTCAGCAATGTTAGATTCGATTGTTCTTCTCCCATCAATCTTTCATAATACGATGCAGAAACAATATATCCTTTCGACTGCTCTTGTGAAATTAAAGATTGGATATGATTTTTTAGAGATTCTACATGGCTTGTGTAATAGTCAAACTCAGAAGAGATATTATCGAATGAATTTTTATACAACTCCGCCTCTTTCTCTTTTAAGTCTGCAATTGCATCTCTGCACTCTATAGCTTTCTCGTACCAGTTTTGATAATCTTTGATCTTATTGCTTAAATCTTCATTTGTAATGGTTTCAATATCAATTTTACCTTCACGAACTTTTCTAGCCCAATCACCAGATAAACCAACAGAATTTGCCTGTTTCATATATCTTTCGTATCCAGCTTGTTGAATACCAATTTCGTCAGAGACCAATCCCAATTCTCTTTTAATATCTGCATTACGATAGCCCCATCTACGATATACATTGCCAATTTGATTATCCAGAGCTGATATTGCAGATTGGATTCTTTTTATCATAATTTCAATCCAGTCAAGAGTTTCTTCGAATTTATCTTCTTCTTGTTCAGCCTCTTTTGTAGAATCATTTGAAGAATTTGAACTGCTAGATTTTCCAGAAGAACTTGATTTTTCAGAGGAATTAGATTCTTTTTTTGCGCTTGACTTTGATTTTACTTTTCTACTAAATCCACCAGAACCATTTGAGAAAGCTGTTCCCTCTGCATAAGCAGAGCCACGTTTGTTGCCAGATGTAATTTTTCCATACTTTAACAAGTTTTCTGTCTGATCGGCATTAAAGATGATATCACCACGCTGATACTTAAAAAATTCAGCACCATTTTCACCAATTGTCTGCCAATGACCACCATGAACTACAATTTCCTCACCTAATTCTCCGCCCAGAGCAACACCAGAATCTTTCGTTCCCCAATTGCCATGTGCATATGCTGTCCCATTTACATGAGCTTTGCCACTTTTAGCAGTAGTTGTGGTAGTACCAGAAGGAACACTACCAACAATCTCGGTGTTATAATAAATCGTCCTTTGGATATCAGTAATGTTTGCGTTTGCTCTATAAACAGCAGTTAAATCCGGAGAATATCTTACTTTTGCATTCTTATCTTCTGGATTATACGCATCTACTTCAGATGAGTCTACATTAAATTTGGTTACGCCATCTTTTTCAGCAGTTGTAGAAGTATATCCTTTTACAGCACTTTCATCTACACCAACACTAATTAACTGCTCTTTAGAAATCGAATTGATTGTCTGCTGTACAGTAGCAATATCATTTGGATTTACTTCAGCACCCACATCAAGCTTTGTGTTTTGAATGTTTGCTAAAGCTTGTTGGAAATCAGCATCATCAAGTCCTAATTTTGCTTTCATCTCCGTAGGCATAGTTTGCAGCATAGGAATTATACTTTGTATTTTGCTTTCTAATCCACTAGTATCTATACCCAAGGAAACATTTAACTCGTAATCATTACTATCTTGTAACAACATTCTCAAATTTGTCATTTGAGTTGAAAGACTTAAATCATTTAATTGACTTGTATCAATCGCCATAACAACAGGATTTGCTAGTTCCTGCTTGCGAGTAATTAGGGCAGACAGAACAGTTTCAGCTTCTTTTGCGCCGTCAGCATTGATGTTTATAGTGCCATCATCATTTTTGAAAGAATCAAATACACTTTGTGCTTCTTTGATCTGTTCATTTACATTATCAATATCTGTTGTATTTATATCAAAGGTTACACTGGTTTTCCCAAGGGATTTTAGCTTTTCATTTGCACTTTCTAATAAACTTACAGAAGTATTAAGAGAATCAAGATTGATGTCAAACCCATATGCCGACAATGCCCTCATCAAGATTTGAACTTGTTGAGTAGAAATCTGTAAATTATCCATCTCAGTAAGCATATTAGCGACTTCTTCATCGCCGCCAATACCAAAATCAATGTGATAATTACCATCTTTATCAATGTTTACCCAGTTCTTTCCGAGTTCATCACTAATAGCCTTTACATCATTTACGAAATTTTCTAAGCCGCTTCTGTCATCTGTAAAGAAACGCTGTATTGTAGAAGTGCCTTTTTCGTACATTGCTTCTAAGTCAGCTATAGATGCAGTTGCCATATCAGCATTTGTCATCATTTGAACCCAAGAACGGAAATCGTCTGTGCCAACACGACCTAAGTCATATTGTTCCTGCATATTCTCAATCCCATTAGAGATTTTAGAGAACATATCATCCTCGTCTGTTGTGGATTGTGCATTTAACCATTCATTATAAGAAGATGTAAGCCCATCATATTCAGCAGCCAACTGTGAAACGGAATCAATCTGTTCACTCAGTTCCTGTAATTGCTTAGAGTACTCAATTGTTTTTGAAGTATCCGTGCAATTTTTCATTGCTTTATACAATCTAGCATACTCTTCAGACATACTTTCGATCTGGCTAGTTAAATCAGTTTTCTTCTGAGTTTTATATTCAGATTCAAGTTCTCTTAAAGCAGATACATTCAAATGGATACCATTTACAGTTCTCTCAAAAAGTTTATTTGGATTATAACCATCGAGACTTCTATATCTAGCTTGTATCTTTTTGATAGAATCTTCACTTAAACCAGTAGCAGTTACAGATTCATTGACAGCAGTTTTATAATTTTCTATCCCTTGTGTTTCTTTTGATATGTCAAATGGTGTATCATTGATAGCTTGAATAGCCTTTTGTAGTTCAAGCATTGCTTGTCCAGCAACAGTAGATTCCCCACCTAATTCTTCTATTTGACTTTGGAAACTATCATCTAACCCAGATTTTATATCGTCAATAAGATTTTCAAGGCTGTCTCGTAAAGCATCTGTATCATTGATATATGGGGCTAATTGCGGATAATTCATAGCCAGGTTAGCTAGATCGGAGTCAGATAATTCTCCTAAATCTAATTTATCTAAGCTATCTTGTAGAGAAGTAATTGAATCTATACTATTTTCAATCTGACTTCTGAAATTACCATCATCAGAATTGCTCATAACATCATAGAACTTAGAAAGAGATTCCGATGTAGTTTCACCAGTTTCTTTTAAGCGATTCAGCTCTTCTTCCCATTTTGTCAAATCCCATAAAGAAGTATCATCAGTTTCTGCACTAATTTTGTAAACAAGCTGTTTGTCCCCAGCAGATAAAGAATCAAACCAACTTAAAGAAGAATCTCCTTGTTCTTTGAAACTATCTCTTAATGCTTTTATTTGCGTATCTGTTGCTTTAGTAACTTTGTTAAAATCATTTGCGATATTTGTAGCAAATTTATCCCCAAATTCACTTGATGCTATTACCCGAAGCTGATTCTGTAATGCTTCCATGCCATTTGCCGAACTATTGATATAGTTAAGCATTTTCTCATAATCTTCTTTTGTAGTAGGAATACCATTTTCGGACTCAAATTCAATTTTCTTTTGATTATATAAAGCTTTTGTATATGATTCAACATCATTTTTTAATCTTGTTATTTCTTCATCGATTTCTTTATATTCATCAGACTCGATTTCGCCTTTTTTAGTCAACTCATCTTTTGCTTCTATTAAAGAATAATAATAATCTGCAATTTTTGTCGCACTTTTTTTGCCACTTATATCTAAAGTATAAATACTCATTCCATTTGGAGAATTTTGAGTTGTCCCCATGTATTTTTTACCAACATAAAGATTTTTAATAATATCAGTAGATTTATCTTGATTCGCAATTGATGATAATTGAATACCTTCTTGTGGGTTAAAAAAAGTGCCGTCAAAAGTATCTTTTAATGTGTCTTTTGCAGATTTTGTTGCTTGTTCCAATTTAACTAATGATTCTTTTAATGTAGCTTTAGTGCTATTTTCTATACTTTTTGTATATTCATCAGCACTACTTTTCGCATTATCAAATGCAGAAACTTGTAACCCAAGAGCAGAATTTGTGGAGTTTATTGTATTTTCAAGAGTTTTGTTAGCTTCACTTGCTTGCTTAGTCCCAGCATATTTTTGTGCAGCAATATATGAATCTTCTAATTGCTTTACATTTTCAGAAGTTGTTTTCCCAAATTCAATAGCACTTTCTCTTGCATCTTTTTCTGCTTGTGTCTTTTTCTGAATTGCACTAATAAAACCATTTATTGCATAACTTATACCAGCCATTAAAATAGCATTTAGTGCCGCTGTTGCAACATTAAGTGCAATTGTACCAGCTTTAGCTAACGCAAGAGAACCATAGTATTTAACCATGCTTGCATTAGCACCATTTAACCCAGACAAGTATTTTCCGAGTGAAGAATTTCCTTCTCCAACAGCAGATACAAAATCTTTTTGTGACAAGCCTGTTTGCCTACATCCACTATTATATTCTTTAATAATACTAGATACGCTTCTAAAATTTTTCTCAGATGCTTTCATCGCTACTTGTGACGAAACCATATTCTTAGAAAATGTCTCAGAAGATAATGCTCCATCTGCAATAGATTTCGCATATTCTTTAGCACTATTACTTGCACTCGCTAAACAAGATTCAAAAGCCTGACTTCTGCCTTGCCCATTCGCTATAGCCTCATTAAAACTATTTATTGCCGAAATATCAGAATTCAAACTAGCTGAGAAAGAATCTGTTATAATACCCTTTTCTTTGTTTCCAAAAGAACCAGTAAAAAGAGATTTCAGAGAATCCCGTTTTACTAAACCTTTATCCCCAATTGCCGAAAATGCAGCTGTAACAGCACCAACCAAAGTCGGTAATGCTCCAACTTTTTGGACAACAACGTCTAACGCACTACCAAGCTTAATGATAATATCTAATGCTTGCTTTAGACTGTCGGAATCGAGAAAATCCATAGAAATAGATTGACCAGTCGCTTTTAACTGATTTACTTTTGCTTCTATAGAATCCAAAGCCTTGCTCATTTCTTTTTCAGCAGAACCGGCAGATTGATTCGCAGAAACATCAAAAGCTTCTCTTGCTTTATCCCAGTTTTGCATCAAAGCAGCAAATACATTTGCCCTATTCTTACCAGCTAAGGTATCTGTTAACTCAGCTTGTTGTAAAGAAGATAAACTACCCCATTTTTCAGAAAGTTCATCTAAAATCTTATAGGTAGACTTTAATTCGCCGTTCGTATCTGTAATGCTAATCCCAGCAGTTTCTTTCATCTTTTTGTTTAGAGCGTCAGTAGACTCAGCGACATTATCTGTTTCTTCGCCCAATTTTTCTAATTCGTCTTTATTCCCGATAAGACGAAGTGCTATGGTTTTCATACCATTGCCGACTTGTTCTGGGTCTTGTATGATTTCGTTTGCAGATGCAATCATCGCAATACTTTCATCTATATCATTCCCGGCTGTTTTTAATGCAGACGCAGATCGTTGCATTGCATCACCAATGCCACCACTGGAGATTGCAAAGCGATTTCCGATCTCATTGTATTTGTCAACGATACTTATTGCATTATCAGCTTCTATCCCAAAAGCTTTCATCGTAGAAATAACACTTTGCGTTGCATCATCTACAGAAGAAATTTCATCACCTACAGTAGCATAAATATTTGCTACCTTAGCCAAATTCTGCGAGTCATCAAAAGAATATCCCAGTCTCGCAAAATCACCAGTAGACGTTACAAACCCATCTACTGTCGCTCCAATCTCTTTTGCACTCTTAGATGCACTGCCTAAAAAGTTATCATAAGAAGAATCAGTTTCGTCAGTAACTTTTTTTAGCTCTGTCATTGCAGAATCAATGCTTTTTACTTGATCATACATTGATTTCACAATTTGCGTAGCACCGCCCATTAAAGTCGCAGCAGAATAATACGAACTTAGTTCTCTTGCTTTTTCTTTAAGATCACCAAAAAATGATGTTGTTTTTAATCCTGCCTTTTCTGCCTCTGCATCTAACTCCTTAAACTCCTGTTGAATTCCTTTCAATTGGATTCCATCACAGGAACGAAGTCTTTCTTTTAGTTCGTCTATCTTCGAACCAAAAACATCGGCAGCTTTCGAATTTGTTTGTAACCAAGCGTCCATTTTCAAAGAAAACATCTGTTTTTGAGAAGCTAATCCCTGCATGGATGATGCCTGTCGATCGATATTCGCTGCTTGCTTTAATTGATTTTGCGTCTGTTCGACTTGTTCTTTATATTTCTTCCAGTGATCTATTGCTTTATCAATATCACCAGAATCAAAGGCGCTTTTCATACCAGACAGAGATTGCTTCGCCCCATCTAAGCTAGTTACAAGCTTCTTCCCTTCGTCACTCAACTTAACATATTTTGTAGTCAAGTTAGAAAGTTGAGAATCGAATTCTCCAAACCCAGTATTTGTACCAATAGCAGTTTTTAGATCGGCAATTCTCTGAGAAAATCTTTCAACTTTTACATCTGCTTTTTCAGCCTCTAATGCAAGGTTCCCAAGTTGAGTCTCAGAAAAACCGCCTTCAAATTCAGTTTTTAAGTTCTTATAATTTTCTTTTAATCCTTCGAGTCTTGCATTTACAGAATTTAATTCATTTTCACTGCCACCCTTAAATGACAGCCTTAGAGAATCGACTTGCAATCTCCCTATTTCGGCAAGATTCTGTTTCATCTCTTTATATGCAAGATTTATTCTTTCAATATTACTAGAATCTGCCCCAGGGATATTTGATTTTATTCTGTTGTTGCTGTTTACTGATATTGACGAAACGCTAGGATTTATTGTTATCTTTTGATTTGAAGAAAGATTTTTTATTTGTGATTTAATATTAGATATCTGTTTCTGAACATCGCTAGTGTCTAATTTGATCTTTATTGGGTCAACTTTTATATTTTTTAACTTTGAACTTATGCTATTTAGACTAGATTCATCAAGTTCTGTGCCTAATAGAATTTTGAATTCATCCAATATATATCCCTACTTTCAAAATACATTTGCAGTATAAGGATATATACTGCAAACATTTATTCTTTTACATTATTTTCTTTTCGTATGTCATCTATTTCGTTTTGTATTAGTTCCGTTTCTAATGCAGCACGAAGCTTTTCTAAGCCTTTCCATTTCATATCTTTTGCAGTTGTGTCATTATAGATATCGACAAGCTGATCGGAACTCCAATTCTGCATTTCTTGTACTAATTGTTTTTCTACGCCAATAGACATCAAATAAGAAACCCAAAAATGGCGTATCGAGTGTGCGTATAAATGTTTGTTAAGAACAGTATCCCATTTTTCCATCCATGATTTTATTGTCCCAACAGTAGCAGGCGTTCCATCATTTTTGATAAAGATGCTATTATGTTCTTGATTATTCTTTCGCATAATTTCTTCTCTTATTGGGAGATATGCCTTATAATAGGGGAGAAACATATCTTTGATAATATATCTCACGATACTTTTCCCATGAATTCCACGCCCTTTTACTTGCATTGATTTTGTAGTTTCCAAAAACAATCCCTCAAAAGCTACTGAATTCTCATCAATCATGTCTGTCGTAAAACGAACTAATTCGCTTAATCTTGCACCGCTTGCCATCATCAAAGCCAATAAACACTGTTCGTTGGGCTTATTTTTCTCCCCAAGCCATTTCATAAGAATATCAAGTTCTTCTTTTTTGAAGATAGATTTTTCTCTAACCGTTTGCTTTGGCAATTTTTCTATCTTTTTTACGTTGTTCCTAAAATTAGGATATTTTTCATCTAAATACATTTCGATAAAATTAGAAAGACTACTCAAAGAAGAGTGCATCTGCGCAAAACGATTTGCAGACCATTTTAGATCAGTTACACAATAATCAAAAAAATCTAAGAACGTATATTTTTTGATATCTACAAAAGATTCATTATCAGCATACAATACGACCCAACATAAGAAAATCTGAAAATTAGACTGATACACCTTTACTGATTTTGGCGATCTCTTAGTAGCAAAATTTTTTAGAAATCTGTCTACAATCTTTTGACTTTCTGGGTTTATCTGTGCGACCAATTCTGGTGAGGTTATCTTTTTTCGAAAGGTTTTTCTTCCATTACTCATATTATCACCACCTTTATCTTATCGGTATTCCAGCAGAAATAAGAGAATCTTTAAGTACTTTTATTGCCTCTTGGTTTAATTTAGCAATTGCTTCTAAATAAATCCCATTGCCGCCAGCAGGGGAGTATCCACCGTGAGGAGAACCAGATGTCATAGTAACATTAAGAACTGTTTCAGCTGACCATCCATGATTGGGATACTCTTTTCCGTTTACCATTTTCATATAATAATCCAAACGGCTCGCATCAAAATATACAGTTGCTGTTACACTATTCCCGATTATTTGAATATCAGACTTTATAAGAGACTGATATAATTGATAAGTACGTTCATATTGGACAGGTGAGTATCCAGCATAAAACTCTTTCACAAATGTATTAACTATCTGATACACTTTCGATTGCGCTTGAATCATAGCTGATTCACTTTTCTTTAGAATATATGATTTTAATTCTTTTGCACTCTTAAATGTCATTGTTATTCTTTATTATCTGAATGGATTTCCTTATAAGCATCAGAATTCATATAAGACTCTACAATAGAATCAGATGTAATTCCGTTTGCATTCTCACTGAACGCTTTTGCAAAAGACATAATTTCATCAATATCCACAGATTCTACCTGCCCAATAATCTTTTGGATTAACTTTTCTAAAGACTTCTCAATTGAATAAGTATGCACACCTGTTCGATACTCTATATTGTCATTTACGACTGATTCAAGTTTCTCAATAAATCCATTAACGCAATTATCCTTTACAGTTTTTACAATATCTGTACTATCTAAAAAGGATTCAATAGCATCGATTTCATTCTCCGATTCGTCAATCTCAATAGTATCGACATCTGTCATAAATTTTACAATTGCATAGTCAAATACGATATTCTTCAAATGAGAATAATAGCTATCTAAGATAATAGACTCTGCTACAAAGTTTACAAATTCGCAAATCCTGCTTGCAGTTAAACTTGTACGAAAATTAAAATCTTTTTCTTGTCCATCCATAAAATAAGTAGATTTCATAATGTTATTCATAAACTAACCTCTTTCTTTAATTTATTTTATACTCTCTTATGTACCTATCAGCTAGTACATCAAACGTATTACTTAAATTCCATCTATAACGAGTCCTTTTTATTTCGCCATGTATTTTTACAGCACCATTATTTATAAGATCGATTTCATTAAACGATTTCTTATCCAATTTATTTATCATACCAACAAACTGCTTTATATAAATAGAATAAGTCCTCTGCATTTTGTTTTTCTCATCTCTAAAATTCAAAATGAAACACGGTATCACATAATCAATCGTTGAATATTTTAATAGCCCATCTATTTGATGCCACTTAATCATTTTTGACGTATCTTTTTCATTTTCGCTCTCAAAAGACATCGACTTAAATTTTGTAGACTTTAATTCCATAGGGAATAAAATTCTTGTTTTACTATCAAATACAATGAAATCACATGGGTTCTTTACAGAAAAAGACGTATCATCTCTTTTTGTAAAACTTTGTGGCGGGTCTGGGATTCGTATAATTAAGCACCTTGATCTGTCAACTGATTTTTTTATATCTTCCTCAAATATTTTCCCTGTATTTTTCATGACACGTTCCTTTTGCAAGAAAGCCATCTCTCTCGAAATTTTTCATGTGTTTCTTTCGTAAAAGCGAACACAAGTTTACCATCACTCCCAGTGAAAATATCAACTGGCAAAGCTCCCCAGTGAATATACTTTGAAATTTGATAAATATTCCGAAAGAATACGCAATCCTCAACGACATATTCTTTATTTGTAATTTCTGACTTTTCTGTCATATCTCAAATCCTCTCTATATAGTAAAAAACGGGAAATATGAAACTATTAAATTCATGTAGTAACATACCTCCCATTTTACTAAAATTTATACTTCGATTTTATTTTCTTTATTTTCTACTTTGCGATTTTCGTTAGAAATTACAGTATCAGATTCAATTGCAGAACTTTGTTTTTTATCTTCTTTAAGGATTTCATCAATCTGTGCTTTTACAGTAGGGCGGAAAGAAGAATAGTTTTTAAGATCTAATTTCTTAAACTTCCCCCTCATTTCAGCTTTCGTATATACACCGTTTGAATATCCTCTTAGAATCTGAAACAGCTTAAAATGCTCTGACGTATCTGTATGTAGTTTCCATGGTTCAGCATTCATCTTGCTTTTGCAGGCTAAGCATAGATAATAGCCTTTTCCGCAAATCGCACAAGTGCTATTGTTTTTCTCAGCCATATTTTAACCTTTCTTACTCAGCAACAACGATCTCAAACAGTTCGTCATTTGTCTCATCGCAGTAATCCTTCATCATAGTGAGTTCAAATGCGTGCTTACCAGTAGAAGTAAGTGCAAGTTCAATAGATTCAGGGTTTAATTTTGCCTTCGGGCAAATAACTTTACCGGAATAAACCTTATTCTCATTGCACTTGTCTTTGAAATAAGCGTAAATCACTACCATTGCAGCAGACGGGAAGTCACTTGCGTTGTTTACAACACGGACTGCATTCTCAGCTTCGGTCTTGTATTCAACATAGAATTTCCCAGTAGTGTTACCAGTTGGCAGAGTGATGGTCTTATTATCCTCATCAATCTTAAAATCTGTAGTATTTGCAGTAGTACCCTGTTTGAAACTCTTTGCTACTTCACCGGACTCCAGAGAATAGATATACTTGACAGAATCCGCAATTGCCGCCTTAGAAAGTACGATTTTCCCAGCGTTTGCTTCAAGAATCTCATACTCATAGTTCGTAATCTTTGCAGTAGTACTTGCCACTTCTTTCTTAGAACCGAACTGTGCAGCAGCCAGATCAATAGAAAGCAGAGAATTTGTTGCAGAGAAAGTTGCCTTTTTCGCACGATACAGAGTAGTAATTACAGAACCAAGGGCATCTGTAACTTCCTCGCTTTCAGCGGTGCAATTTAGAGTGGGGTCTTCTATCGAAGTCAATCTAAATAGCAGCTCACCAGTTTCCAAATCAGAAAAACTCATTGATCTTACACGATCAAGGATAAGTTCATTTTTATTAAATGCCATATAATTTTTCCTCCAATTTTATATTTGTTATAAAATAGAAAAGTGGGCTAGTTTAGTTCACCAGCCCACTCTAACCTATTTCGATCAATTCCTTTAAGACTTGCAAAGCCAGAATATGCGCCTTGCAACAATAATTCACAATCTTGTATTTTGCCAACACGTTTTATGTTGTCTAAAAACATTCCAATTTTCATATCCCATATTTTATCATCACCACATTGCCCACATTTTACAGTCAAAGCAGAAATCAAAGGAGTTAAAACACTTTTATATGGTTTGCTAGAAGATGCAAGTGCTTCATCTCTTGCGTCCTCAATCAAATCCATTTTAGTTCGCTCATTTGCAGGTACTTCGTTATTCCGTTTCAACCCATGTATTTTCCGAATAGCCTGTACTATTTTTTGATATACAACTCTATCAATACGGATATCATCCTCGTTTGAATATAAGATTATTTCTTCCGTATCCTTAATTACATATCTTTCAAAGTTACATAGATCTATTGGTTCACCATTTGACTTCTTTAGAATAAGTTTCAATGGGTTTACAGAAAAATCCGCAATTTCCTCTTCTGTTAAATTAGATAATGTTTCACTATACTTGTCCTTTTCTAATAACATATTTTCATACATTTTTTTCTTACTCGATACAAGCATAAAAATCAATTTAACAAATAAGTCGTAATCCTCAATTTCCGTATAATCAATTCCGCTATCCCATAATTGCCACTTCATGTCTGCACCAACAGCAGTTAAATTGTAGACAGCACTAAAATACTTACGTTCACTAAACTCTTGTATTTCACCCAATGTGGGCTGAGACACCATAATCTTATTGCTTACAGGAATATCTACACCCCTGTAAACACTCAAATCATCAATATCAAAAGTCATAACTCTACTAATCCTCTATATCACATAAAGAATCATTAAAGTCAAGTCCTTGAAATACAAGTTTTCGATAAACATAATCTGCCTGATAAGAACCTTCAATATTACTTATCAAGGCTAATTTCCCTATTCCAAAATCACTTCTTCCATTCAATAAAATATCAATTAACTTTGATATATAGTCATTTCTGTTTTCTGTGACCTTGGGTATATTGTCAACAATCATATGAGAAACATGAGATATAATCCATATTTCAACTTGTGGCTGAATCAAAATTTTACTTTCGAAATTATACGATTGCGGTAAATGTATTTGAACTGTGAGGAACGTCATTACATCATTGATTGTATTTGGGTTTTGATGATAATCGAATATACGTTTGCCTATTAAATCTTGTGGTTTTTTTAATTCTTTATAATCAATTGCGTCAATAATTTCTTTGTTTTTTATAAATTCTCTGATAATCTTATTTTTTGCTTTCCCAATGAAAGAACTGTTTGCCATTATAATAACGACTCTACGGAAATAATAATTGAAGATCGATTATTTCCATTCATGTCCGAAAGAATCAATCTAAAATCTTCGTCAATGTAATCATCATTATCTATAGATATACTTATACTATTTCCACTTTCTTTTATGATAAGAGCATCAAGGAAACCACAAACAACTTCCCATTTGCACTTTATATTTGAAATTTCTTTTTTTTGATTATCATAGAATCTGCCAACAAACACTTGTTCGTCTCCACCAGAAGTAATTATATTTGTATCATACTCTATTACAGATTTTAAGACATAATTCCCACCAGAATTATCCTTCTGAAAGGAGCTAGTATCTTTGTAGTCGCAAATACCTAAATCCGGTCTGTCCGTGTCGCTGTTTTTTTCGCTTTCTAATAAGGTAATTCTTACAATTCCTTTGTCCCCAAAATTATAACTAGTCGTATCGTTTTGTGTAACGATATAACTAGTTGGGGAATTATAATTTTTGTCTAAGAAAAACCTCTTAGGCGTATTTAGAGAAACTGTATTTTCATCATATGGGAGTATAATTAAATGCTGCGAAGAACCGATTGTGAATTGCCTATTTGATTGTTCTCCGCTATTATATTGTGTAGCATTCGTATCATAACAAGGATATTCTAAGATATCCCCATTTTCATTTTGCCATTTAAGTAACCAGTTACATAACGTAAACTTTCCATGCCAATGAATCCCGTTTAAGTCAAAAGCTTCTGTGCAAATTAAATACTTGTCTTTCTCAGAATCGTAAATCACATCTCCAACTTGTATCGGAGTATTGTATAATGTCTGAAATTTTACAGTTACACCATTTGCAGCAGAATATGTTCTTTTGTATAACCGTATCTCTATTGGAATATCATTATGATATTTTTCTTTTCCAATTTTACCGAGAGACCATATATAAATCCCTGGCGCATAAGAAGAATCATCTGCAAATGTAACATCAAGTAATTCACGGCTGCTTTTAATATTTTCGCTACGAAGATTGCCACCAGCTTGTTTCATTTTAGCATTAAAACGATCTAAACATCTCACCGACCACACCCCACATTACCTTTGCGTAAATGTAAAGAGTTGCCTAGTAAAGATGGTGCATCATCTTTTGCAGTCATCCACGCATATCTTGATAATAATGTTTCATTCTCAGAAATGTATTTTGTTTTCATATCTAACAGTTTGTCAAGCATATTTGCAGGTGAGTACGAATTAAAATCAGAAGAACTCAAACTAACTTTTAACAAAGAAGGAGTTCTAATGTATTTTGAACTCAGAAACTCTAAAAGCATATAATTGCTTATAATTTCAATTTCCGTATCATCTAAATCACAATTAAACTGCTCTAAAACATCATCTCTGTCACTTAAATCTTTTACGCATACATGGAAAGAAGAGATGGCTGGGATAAAAAAGTCGTGTAGAAGTTCCTTTACTTCATCTTCTGTCATAATAGGAATATCATAATCACGAAATTTCGGTAAAAGGTTACCATATATTTTTTCGTATGATGTTGCCATTCATACACCGCCTTTTAGATCGTAGACAATAACTCCATCCCAAGAGTATTGTCAATATATTTAATTATATTGATGTCAGTCATTTTTCCATCGTCAACCATAGCACGAATATTGCCATAAATAGTGTTTCTTAAACCAGAAGGTGTATCAAGAATCTTATTGCAAACATCAGCAATTTTATCTCGTGTATAATTTTTTGAATCCATTAAATAATCATAAGAATCATATAAATTCTGCAAAGAGAAATGAGATACAACTCGTTCATCTAATGGCTTCAAAACAAGATTGCGAAAATAGCCTTTATAACTTCTCCACATATCCTTTAATACACTAAATGCCATATACTCTATATGTCCAACGGATTCCCAGATGTACATATCTCCTGTTTTTTTATCCTCATAACTAACGTTGGGGATAAGTGAAACTACTTCAATTTCATCGGAATCATTCAGTTTTGCTTCTGCTGCCTTTTTTGTATTTACAGCACTCACGGATTCCTTTACAGCAATATCATCATTAACTGTTGCATCATTTTTTTTAACTCTACCAGCCATTCTCTAATCCTACCTTTCCATTTATTCTTTTATTTTATCAGGTTAAAGTAAATACACCAGCATAAGGAGATAGTACCAGCCCAATACCCATTGCAGTCTGAACTTGAATATCTACACTCATGTCATTATATTTCTTACCTGTGGTATCGATATCAGAACGAGTGTCACCAATAAACTCTAGCTTAATCGGCTTTGTATCGCCACCCATGATAAACAGTTTAGTATCATCCAGAGCTAGATCAAATGTACCGGACTTCAGTGTTTGAGGAATAATCATAAGCTTGTTGCCTTCCCAATCACCAATAGAACCAGTCATAGCTTTTGCTTCTTTCTGAGAGTTTGCGAACATCTTATCCGGAATAATACCAGCAAGCTTACGCAGTGCGCCCTTAGTACCAGCAATCGTTAGAGAATCATAACCACCAGCAGCAGCGACCTTATCGCATAATTCACCTACAGCAGACTCACTGTTACCAGTTGCAGAAAAATCAGCCGGGAAAGCGTTTGCAACATTGTTAAACTGTGCATAAATACGATCTTGAATATACTTATTTGTAGACTTATAAATCTTATCAGTGATCTTATCCATAGAAGTAATACCCAGTAAGAAACGATCTAAGTCCTCATAGCAGTGAATATAGAACCATTCCTTTGGCAGGGTAATTTCGTCCCCAAGGTCAAGAGCCTGGCGGTTAGTATCCCAATGATTTCCGGCAAAAGATGCTACAGACAGCAAGCCGCCCTCTGAATAGAACGCAGTAGTATCACCTAAAGCACGATTCTTCACTTCAACAAAAGCGTCCATAAAAGGAGAGGAAAGTACATTCTCGCCAATGGCAACATTAACAATTTCCTCAATAATTTCAAACATAACAATGTTATTCCGGCGATATGCCTGATATAAAGTTGCACCATGCAGAATATCATTCTTGATCTTATCTCTTAGATAGTCCTCTAAGTCTTTCTTAGAAACCTTTTCAGAATCTACGTGCATCGCAAACTCGTTTCTGGAAAGATCAAGGGCTAAATCATAAATTTTGTTTTCATCAGCACTAAATGTATTTTTAATCTTCATTAAACATCATCCTCCTTAAAATTAAGACAGAATGGTTACTTTTGCTTCATAAACAACAGCAGAATAACCATATGTACGTGCAGTAGTAGATAGAGTAGCGCCAGAAGTACGTGTGCGCATAACTTTTGCTTCAAACTGTGGGGTAGAAGAACTAGTCTTTGCAGTAGTACTAGCAGCTACTAGCTTACCAGTAGAATCAACCGTCAGAAATGCGTCTTTCTTCATCTCGCTTTGTGTAGCCGTTGTAACGCCCTCAACAGTAATCCCAAATTCGTCATTTAATGCTAATTCACGAACACAGAACTTTACACCAGCAGGAACAATATACTTATCTCTACGCTGATTCGGAATCTTACAAGTGTCATAATCCCAAGCCGGATTGTCAACAACAACAAGTGTTGCCCCAGCTTTTGTACCGGGATGGAAAGTGTAAGTAACGTCCTCACCTGTAGCTAACTCCTCAATATAACCAAATGTACCATTCTCTACGTCAGTGGATGAAACAGCATCAAAAATTCTCTTTGCACCACGAGTAGAAAGCATATTAACAGACTCAAATCTTGTATACTTTGCCATGTTATCAATTCTCCTTTTATTTTCTATTTACTGGGATATTCCCATATTTTGTTTCTGCATAATTATGAGTGTCACTGCCATCATTGTCATCTAAAATCTGAGCAGAAAACTTTCCATCTTTTTTAGCAGATTGATTAGAACCTAATGTCTTTTCGGCATACATAATTGCACATTCACTTGCAATTTCCTTTGCCGATAATTCATCTTTCTTTGCTTTTAATTCTGCAAACTTGTCTACGTCACTTAGGAAAGCTTCATATCTTGAAAATTCAGATTCTTTTGCAGCATCAGACTCTGCTTTTTCTCTTTCTTTTTCTTTTTCTACAAGAACTTCGTATTTCGGCTTAATATCATTCAGTTCAGATTCAACTTTACTGAATTTTTCTAAAACATCATTCTTTTCGTTCTCAACTGCATCCAGGTTTTCCTTGGCAGTCTTTTGTATTTCTTTGATATACTCGCCAAAACTAAATGCACCTGTTAATACAGATGCGTCCTCTTTATCTTCATAATTTGCATAGCAAATCTTTTTTCTTGTAGCAGAAGTGAAATCAATGACAGGTTTATCATTATCGACAGTATATTTTAGACCATAATAATTATAGTTATCTTTTGCATCAGCTACGATAACTTCTTCATCTTGAATATCTACTGCTCTATATCGATATATATTCCAGCCCCATTCATCTTCGAATTGCTCATAATTACGCACGATATTAGCAACATCCTTAAATAAAGACATCATAGTCTGTGTGTATTTTTCTTTTGACATTTTAGAGTCACTCACATCCTTTGTTTTATTTTTTTCTACAATCTTAGAAAATAAATTGTATTTATCCTTCAATTCCTTTTGAATCTCTTGCATAAAAGTGTTTATAGTAAAATCCTTTTGAGAGTCTGCTACAGATATGTTTGCACCAGACATCGCAGGAATCTTATCATCGCCCAAAATACAACATCCATCAAACCTGAATTTAGAAAAATGAAATACCCCATTTTCATCTTCTTCACCTTCAATAGATGAAATTTCAAGTTCCATAGACTGCGGTTTTTCACCGTCTCGATTTACAATAAATGTACTATCGTCAAACTTCGTCCATAGCAAAGCATCTACTTGTAAAAACAGTCTTTCTATTCCATCTGGACACATTTTATTAACCCATCTTGGATTGCACGATTCCGGGATAACACCATAAGCATGACCTAGATACTTTTCTTCAATACCATTATCAGTTTTCGTTATAACACTTTCGTGACCAGCAAAATCTTTTTCATTCTCATTGCATTTGATAAAACCTAAAACAGGTGTATTTTTGATGGAATCAATATTTTCATCTACAACCCTTTTTTCAAAACTACTTTTGTTTAGATTTACGCCTGTGTGCATAACATCAATTGTGACATTTAAGAATCTAGTATCTTCATCTATAATTTCATTTTGTACTTCAAATGTAGAAATAAGTCTTGATTTATCCAAAATCCATTTTCACCACCTTCCACAGCAATATTATATTAAAACAAACTCCGTTCTCTATTTTTTTCATATTCTTCGAGTTTGCATCTTAATAATTCACATTCTTCAAAAACAAAAACATTTCCTGTTTTCGCTCTCAAAATTGTTAGAAGTGGGACACCGGATTTTACTAAATATCTAGCAAGTTTCTCAATTCTACAACGAAATTCCTTTTTCCCATTCATCTATCTCATCCTCACTTATCTATCAATATTAGAATCTGCATCGGCAGTAATTTCGCCGGATACGTCTAATGTTTCGCCTTTGCTTTCGTTTGTTGGTCTGCCGACATCGCCAGAAGTGCCGCCATTATAAGAGGATGAAAGGGGAATAAGCTTATTATGAAAATCGAAAATCTCATTTTGAACTATATACGAGCCTAATATTTTTGCTGGGGTCATATCGATCGTAGAAAGCCATCTATCAATAACTGGCGCTCCCAATGTACAAGCTTCTTTGTATCTCTTTGAAACAGTATCCTTATTCAATGTTGTAATATCGATTAAATAGAACACAAATTTATAAGCTGCCTTGTTATAGTTCTTAGACTTAATAAAACGATTTACCCATCTTTCAAATTGACGATATAAAGAATATATAAATCCAGAATCATTTTCGATTGAGAATGTTACTGCCGTTCCGCTTGAACTTCCGTTATACAATTCTTTTGTGACACCAGAAGAATTGTATATTTCATCTACAGCATCAGAAACATTGTTTCTGGTATTAGAACTATTCTTAAAACTTATCGCATTACCATCTGAACCAAGAGTATATAATAAACCAATATCATCACCAATGCTTTGCTTATTGATGTCAGCAAATATCGACAATGTTTTTGGTGTCAGCAACGGTTTATCTACGTTATTTTCGTCAATAGGCACTTTCATCATGATAGCTTTATAGTTATCTGTAGTAGCAGATTGTAGCTTTAACTTTTTATATAAATCCAGATCGAGGATATCTCTTACAAGACCTACTAAAAATGGGAAAGGATAAGTCCATTGACTATTCAATTTAATACAAATCTGCTTATCCTCTGGTGGGCAATACCATGAACCACCTTTATCTTTTTGAAAATCCAAATATGCTTGCCGAACATAGTCTGGGTACGATAACAGCTTATTTGGCTGAATTTTCGCAAGATTTATTGCAAAATTGTATAACCCATCTTGAACCTCGTATAATCGTACAAGACGAAAATCAAGATGTTGAATAAAGAAGTCAGACTCATTTTCGCCTTCGTAAACTAAACCACAATATATATCTTGATAGGGGATATACTTCATAATCTTTGAAAATTCATGTTTTAAGTTCATTGCATCTAATTTTGAAGCAAGAGCAGAATAGCTTTTCTTCAACGTATCCATTCTTGCAGTAGCTTTTACATCCACAACATCTATCCCATAGCAAAACATCGCCATATTAGAAAACAACATATTCAATCTGTAATAGTGAGGGGATATGTGCATTAACTTCGTAGAAATATCAAGAATCATCTCCCAACGATGTTTTGGGTCTTGCAATGCAAAACCGATGTCTTTAATATCTATCCCAAATAAGCAATGATCGCTTAACAACTTTGAATTATTGCAGATGTCATTCAAAAAAAGCCGTTTGAAAGAAGAATAATCTAAGTTACTAGGATTCCCAGATTGAACAGCCTTTTCAAATTTGCTTTCATCAGATTCCATTTGCTTTTTTGTATATACTGGGATATATTTGCTTTTCTTTTTCATAATTCATCCTCCTTCCTTAATATAATTTTGCTTTATGACTCATTTTAGCCAACGCAGCAGCATAAACCATAGCGTCAAATTCATCTTCTTCATCATCAAGTTTTGATTCTAATTGCGTCATCACATAATAATTATAAGCCAATGAACTATATCTATCTTTACGCATACCACTTTTTTCTTTTATTCTTATGTTTGTACCTTTTACTTCGTATTGTAAATTTATCAATTCATAAACCAATAAACTTGTCTGTATATATGGCATCTTATACATTAACTGCTCTTCGGGAGTGAGTTTTTCAAAGTTCTTTATTGTGGCTTTCAGTTCTTTTTCCGCCTCTGATTCATTCAACAAGAGATTTATCTTACCTGAAATAAAGGCGTTCCTAAGCATAACACAAATATCATTATTAAATTGTACGGTGCCTTTGATTGACCAAATAACCTTTGGTGCATCTGCCACCTTACAACGTTCTTCCATCGCTTTATTATTACAGCAGGAGAGTGCAGGGTATGTTTCGCCAGTTTCCGGGTCTATAATATCTTTAATTAACATATCATATACACCAAGTCCTGTGCCGGCAGTATCAATTACTAAATCAGTACAGTCAAATATACTAAATAATCTGCGTATCTTTAATGCTAGATCATCTGTTGTCATTCCTTCAACATTTTCAAGGTACACAATATTTGCGATATATCGTTTGCCATTTGGTTTTGCCGAATTGATAATAATTGAACTAGCATCGTTAGAGTTCTTATGTTTTGATGCCATCAACGCAATATCAATAGACAATATTCTTCTTTCATCCGGTGCCAGATCAGGTAGTTTAGACCTTTTGGACATAACTGTCCGATTTGTATAAAATGCCGTTTTTATCTTTCTTCTACGTGATATATCATTGAATGTAAAGAATGAACCATCAGTATCTCGAATAGGTAGGCAGCCCATTTCCATTTGGAACATACGTTCATCAAAATCTTCCTCTGACATTTCATCTTCGATTTCAATTCGCTTTTTCAAGCCTTCTTTAATTGCAATTTGATAAGGTAAGGCACAGACAAAATAACCGGTTCTACCGCCTAATAAATTGAATGTGAAAGCTTTGGATTTTTTGTAAGACCAGTGACTTTCAAACCAACAGGATGACATATAAATTTCAATATTAGTTTCAAGAAGTTCTGGCTTGCCTTGATATTCTTTCTTGCTTAAATAAGCTGGTTGTCTAGGCGAACCCAAGAATCTTTTTAATACAGTATCGATCGTATCTTTGTCGAGCATTCTAAATTCATCCAATACCAATACATTGGCACGGTTACCTCTAGCATTGTCGCCACCTGTAACAACTTTTATCCAAGAACCATTATGGAAATTGATATAAGCCAAATTATAACCTATTGAAAAGTTTTTTATCTCTCGTCTTAAATTTTCCGAACCTTCACCATAGTTTTTCATAAAATCATCGACAATTTTTGAGAGTACTTCATTCGCTTGTGACCTAGTTGCAGACGCTACACAAATTTTTGTTTTAGGGAATAGGATGCAGCGAACAACGCAAAATAACGCTGTTAGCCAGGTTTTACCAATCAATTTTGTTATCCTATAAGCTTTTTATCTTATAGTTCTTATAGTTTCCTATAAGTTCAGCATATATTTTCATCCTCGTTTTACGTTAGGTTTGAGAATTGCAAATTCTCTCATATTACACTATATGTAATAATGCCGGACACTCTTGGAGAGATTATTCTTTTCGTCACTCTCTATGCGTTACAATTCTATTTGACCTTTTAATTCCAAATAGTTATCTCGGTATTGTCATATAACATAGTTACTTAGATTTCCACCGATTTTGCCCGATTTATACTTGATTATCACTAACCAAGAGAGCATTTACTTTGTAATAATTTGAATTTATTATACTTTCTATCTAATTTTTGAACATTTTCGTTATAATATAAAAGTTCCATCAAACGATATGCTTCTTTTCCATTAAAATAAATTCTATGCTTTCTAGGCGTCTCAGAATATACATGTGATTTAATAGAATAGTCATGGCTAACTCTATCAGATATATACTCTAACGCTTTTTTATTATATGATGTGATATGAACAGTTGGATAATACTTTTTATTTTTATTGACATAAATGCACCCATCGCCATCTATATATCCTCTTAAAAAATCAATAAAATATTGTTTTAGTACAGGAAATTCTGACATATATGTTTTATTGCAAACAATGTTTTTATCAATCAAATCTTCTACTAATTTTTTTGAATAAACTCTCAAACTAACAAGATCTGAAACGGTAACATTTTTATTATTCAAAATAACTCTTTCAAAATGATTTTCTTTAATCTCGTGTACTCCGCCAAGTTCATTATTTAAGTCAATTAAAACCTGTTTATCACTCTTCTGCAATCTCATACAAAATTCATAGCTTCTATTTTCAGAATTGCATATCACGCATCCATCAGCATAAATATATCCTAACCAATATGCTTTATCTGGTGTATCAATTTTTTCAAAATAATTATCGTTGAACTTTCTGCTTTTATTTTCTAAATAATGCTCTGCATAATGTCTAATTTGTCTTTCTGAGAACCCAAGCTTATTAGCTATATATTTATAGGAATATTTTTTATAATTTTGCTCCATATATTTTTTGTCATTGCTGGAAAATATAGAACGATTAGATTTCTTCTTCCCATTATTATGAATCCACCCAGCTATTTGAGTAGCAGAATAATTAGTTCCTAATTTAATAGCTATTTCCTTATATGACATATTTTCATAATTATTTGAAATAAAAGTCTTTTGATTTTCATTAAACAATTCTCTTATAATAAACACCTCTTTTAATAAAAAAGAGGTGGGCGATATTTATTCGCCAAACCTCATTATTACATTTATATACTCCGTGCAGCCCAAAACATAAAATGGTTATTGTGCATCATCGCATAAATCAAAAACTTCTGAAATAATTTCAATTTTATATTCAGATATTCTTCCACAAAACGCTGGGGATTCTCTCGATAAAAACTACCCCAAATTCCAACGCCTTCAAGAAGCTTATCATTCACAGTGCTTTTTATTTCTATCATAAAAAAACACCTCTTATTCATCAGAAGATTCTTGCCCGAATAAAGCATCGAACAGTTCTTCTGTATCATCAGATTCAATTTTTTCTGGTCTAGTTACTGTATATTTTTGAATAAACTTATCATACATTTCAGTAACAGCATTCTTCAAATTCATCATCTTTGCAAGATGCCCCTTAAAGAACACATCTAAATATCTACCAATATGATCTACGTCTTTTAATTCTTCATCTACACCGGGTAAAGGCCTAGTGTTTTCATATTTATCAAGCAACACTCCAAATGATTGTGCAGAATTTACATCTTCCGAAGATGCCTGTTTTGGCTGTAACTTTGCAGAATCCATAAGCTTAATCAAAGTTAAATCCAAATCTTTTGTATCTTCTGCATTTAGAGTCTTTTTGTGTATCGCAAGTTGAGTAAAACAAATTCGCTTAAAGATTTCTTCTTGGGCTTTTGAATTGCATTCATGCCGTGAAATCCAATCTTCATACTGGGTTTGTAAAAACTCATAGTCTGAATCTAAAAGTCCATATCCAAATGTTTTCTTTGTCTCTTCCGAAATCTTATTCGCAACTTGATTTTTCACAGCAGTAGATACCATATGCTTCTCTACTTCTGGTGAAATATCATCCATTAAGTCAGATGTATCTTTATCTTTTTCAACAGGGACTAAATCTCCAACAGCATCTATCTTAAATAATGCTTCATCAAGCCCCATATCCTTGTATTGTGACATACTTAATGTTTGAATATAGGCAGTTAAAACGCTCTTAAAACGTCCATCAGAGAATTTTCTAAAAGCGGAATCAAACAACTCTTCAGACCAATACCAATCAAAATTCAAGCACAATCTACGAATTGTATTCTTCTGAAAGTTATATGGATTTATTTTCTTAAATTTACTTGCATATTCATTATAAAGAATATCTACACACTTCTTGCAAATTGGTGTTTTTCCATACGTTTCCTTATAAAATTCGCTTTTTACTGCATAGAATTTACTAGATGGTTGTGTTACACCACAATGGCAGCATCTTATAGTCTCTTTTTTAGGACGGCCTCTCGGTCTCGCATTCGCTATATTTTCCATAAAATCACCGCCTTAATGCAAAATAACGGGATACATACACTGTACCCCGTTACTATCACATATTAAAACTGTCTGAGATGGTTTCCCAGTCAATCTTTTTTGTACGCAATAATCATCGCCGCTGCCACCAAGACACCCAGATCGAACCATATAAACATCTGAAATTACCTCCATCGCAGGAGTATGATAATGTCCAAATAAAACTCCGGCTGGTTTCTTCCCAGTAGCAAGTACTAAATTAGATAGCCCTCTCTTAGAGAAACTATCATAATCACCATGGCAAATATAATAATCAAGTCCCTCAACTTGAATATAATTTAACGATGTTTCATTTGATGAAACCGAATGAAAGTTAGGAATATGTTTCAAAGAATTACAAATATACCAACTTATCAGATCATCAAGTCTCTCGTCTTTCATAGAATCATCTTTCTTAGAAGTAATTCTTGAATGGTTCCCAGAAACATTTGCGAAACAAACATCGTCAAACATATTTGTGAGTTTATACAAAAAGTCAGAAACTAATTCAGAAGCTTTAATAACTTGCTGAATAACATTTTCTCGATTAGTAACAGCAATCGTATAGTGGATATTACCAGAAACAAGATCGCCTAAACCGACAACAAATGCTTTAGAAATGCAATTCATTTCTCTTATAATTTCTATCTTCTGCAAGTATTCATCCAATCTTTCTTTCGCAATATCCGAATTGTATTTCCCAAATATAGAATCATACGTTGCACCAATATGTAAATCTGACAAACAGATCATCATTGTTTTATCGTCACAATATGGAATTTGCTGTGTTTTTGCAATTTGGTTTACAGGATATTTCACTTCGCATGACCTGCGAATAATATCCTCTAAATAATCTAATCGTTGTTCTACTCTTGCATCAGAATAATTCTGTTTTTGCCATGCGTTTCTTTCGTCTCTAAATTGAATCTTTGCACGTTCTAATTCACGTTTCTTTTGTTCAAGTTCTTCAATTTGCTCGTCTATATCAGACAATTTTTTCTGATTAGAATTATACATTCTATCGAAATACTGTCGTTCTTTTCGAAATTTACTTTCTGTATAATTTGTGCCTAACAGTTCATTTAATATATCTGCAACCTTTTGCCATGAGCCGATAAGTTCCTTATCACTCGTAATTCGATAGATCAATTCTTCATCTGTCTCATTTTCAAATCTCTTATACATTCTCTATCCTCTATAAAAATTATACGTTTAGAATAGTTTCCTTTGTAAATGTTGGTGCTTTGCTACGAATATCTTCCATGATTGCAGCAATATCTTTCACAACAACTTCATCAAAAACAACACAATATGCTTGTGCAACTAATTCCTTCGTTGTTAAAACATTGGAATCAAGTGCAGATTGAGGAATCTTTGCAGTATCGATCTTGTACAATGCTTCAAAATCTTTGTCCAGCAAAATTTCTTTGTTTGAAAGTACAGGAAGTGTAACTTTTACAACACTATCGCTTACTGAATCATCGGTAACTTCAAGAGCAGAACCAACTAACTTTACATTTTTGGAAAATGTTAAATTTCGATATGTTACTTTAGAAGGGAAGTCCCGTAAAATCTCTCTTTCTTCATCCTCTGACAAAGTTTCGGTTCCAAGAGAATCAATTGTAATTTTTGTTGAGAACACATGGTTCTCTATATCATGAGTAATTTTCAAATACATTTTTTATCATCCTTTATTTGATTTCTTATTTGAGATAATGCACGAATCAAAACATTGATCTTGTCATAATCTAATTTTCCACTAATTTCAGTGTTGTCAGTAATTGCATCCGACATAGTTATCTGAATATTTCCTTCATTTTCTAAATAATCAAGCCGAAGTATAATATCTTTAATCAATTCGAACTCAATCCCAGACGCAATAGGGGATGAGTCATATTTTCTATATTCTACTTTTACAGTATCACTATTCGTAATCGTAATCGCCACCCTTTACAAAATTTAATTTATATAGCAAAAGACAGCCCAGAAATATATCTAAGCTGCCTTTTGTTTACTTTAGGAGGTATCAAAATGGAGTGAAAATGTTGGTGGCAGAGTCAAGAGTCGAACTTGAATCACAAGTTTATGAGACTTGTATGTTTCCTTTACACCACTCTGCTAATTTTATTTGGTCTAAGTGACAGGGTTCGAACCTGCGGCATCTTGTTCCCAAAACAAGCATTCTAACCAAACTGAATTACACTTAGATTTGGTTGGACTAGCTGGGTTCGAACCAGCGAAATGACGGAGTCAAAGTCCGTTGCCTTACCACTTGGCTATAGTCCAATATAGTATCCTAAAAATGAATACTCTATTGTGTATATGCAACCGACCTTCGCCGTACCACCCATTTACCGCACACATATTCATCCACTAGGGAGACAAGTCTGAGCGTTTGGGAGCGACCCTTGGCTTCTTGCCCCGGCATATGCCAAATCCTATACAAGTCTGATTACTTGTAACTTTCACCCGAACCATTCAGAAGTTTCTATCATTTATATATAATCCTATAGAATATTCCTTGCACATTGGGCTACTCGAACCAGAATCTCGCCTTATACCCTAGTTTCCTAGGTTCAGTGCAAGTAAGACTGTGTTTTGATATTTCCTAGGTTTGCATAAGTAATCAGCTTACACCTAACTAGGATTCCACTTGTAGTATTTTACAAGTATCTATTTCCACAGCGACAAGATTCCATGATTTTGTGTACAGTAATGTCAGCACATTTGCCACCAAGGGACTGTTTTCAATCCTCAACAGTATGTTACCAATACTGCCGATTATAGCAACTAGCTTATCAGTTAATATGCTATCTACTTGATTTACAGACAAATTCTTCAGCAAGTTGGTTAGACTATCTGCACTGAGTTACTGCATACACACAATACAATATTCAATTATCAAGATACTGTGGAGCAAACAACCAGAATCGAACTGGCATTCTCTGATTGGGAATCAAATGTTCTAACCATTGAACTATGCTTGCATGACAAGTCCAACACCCGAAGGTGTATAAAACTATGTTGGTCTAAAACCAACAGTGCAGTGGTGGGTGAAGTAGGAATCGAACCTACGGTGTTTCTAATGTAACGGATTTACAGTCCGCCGACTTCGCCAACTGGTCACATTCACCCATAATGGTGCCGCTAACCGGACTTGAACCGGTACGATATCGCTATCGAGGGATTTTAAGTCCCTTGTGTCTGCCTATTCCACCACAGCGGCATTTACGACTTTCTTATGTGTCCTAAGACATTAAGCTTTCACTGCCAATCCGAAGATCTCAGAGGTCACTTGGTGGGCTATGTAGGACTCGAACCCACAGTCAACCGGTTATGAGCCGGATGCTTTAACCAATTAAGCTAATAGCCCTTATGAGTGCTTTATCGTAGCACACGCAATCTGCATTCCTAATCCAATGGAATCTAAATCGCACGTCCAACTTTCATGGATAGTTCTGGACAAACTAGTATTCACTCGATTCGTGACAATTCCGGATAGATGAATTACACAAATCAGCTTAACATTTTTTCTTTGCATATATGCCTTGCAAGGTCTAACCCACTTCTCTACCTTGCTCACCGCAAGCCTACATTAACACTGCGATTCCCATTACCCGTTAAATCTCTACAAGAAACTACTTCTAACCGCTTGGATTTTAGCTGTTATATCTAAGTGGGCGGTATACTTTCAAATCTTGTACCCACTATTGGTGCAGTTTATGGGATTTGAACCCATGACTCTCACATTAAAAGTGTGATACTCTACCAGCTGAGTTAAAACTGCACATTTGGCGTAGAAGGTGGGATTCGAACCCACGGTTCCTCTCGGAATCACTAGTTTTCAAGACTAACTCTTTCAACCACTCAGACACTTCTACGCAGTTTGTGTGGTGGGGGTAAAGGGATTTGAACCCTTATGTCACTAGGACAACGGTACCTAAAACCGTCCTGTCTGCCTATTCCAGCATACCTCCATAAACGGTATTCTAATTTAACCTAAATCTTCCAAAAGAATACTTATCTAGAATTTCTTGCAATTTTCCAATTTAAGCAGCCAGCCTTTTTCAAACAAATACCGTTTTGCTGGTTTCATAACTAGTGCGTAGCGTGAGAATTGAACTCACATACAACAACGTATTCCCAAAACTACACATTTGTCAGATCAGAACTTGGAGATGTAGTATAATTCTGATCTGACTACGAAAGGAGTCACTATGAAAGAAAACCGATGTAAGGAACACGAAGAAACCTTACACTTATATAATACGATTTTTCTACCCAAAACTAAAACAAAATCAAATATTTTTTTTGAGAATTCTCGCAGATATATATCCTGCGTTCATCCATATACGGCTGCCATTAAGACAGCCTTAGTTAGAGAGAGGATAGAGAATCGCACAAACAACTATGTTATTAGCTGTTCATGTTCTTATTTTTATCAGCAATCCTATTTATCTTATCCTTAAATCTTCGACTAGCATCTGCCTTTACTTTGATTTTTGCTTTCACATATTGGTTCTCACCAACTAGATTATTTTGCTTAAATCTTGGAGGCATATATGTTCCTGAAATCCAAATACCATCAAAAACTTGCATTTTTACATCTTGATCTTCATTTACAGATAAGAGCCGTGAGTTAATTTCATCTTCAATTGCATCGTAAATAATCTTTATGAGTTCCGGATTGCGTTCTGTTTTATCAATAATAGATTGAATAATATCATTTTTCTTAGCTAAATACGTCCCTATTTTTATTCACTTCCCTTTTATAGACATTTCATTAAACTTTATGTACCTTGATTTCATGTACAACATTTTTCTGAATTTTTAATATGTACATAAAAACAAGGTACAATTTACATTATTTTCGCTCTGTCCACAAGATGAATAGATAGCAAAAATTACTTTTTTCTGTATTCAGATTGTTTTTCAGTTTTATATCTTCTTCTATATTCAGCATAGCATTTTCTGCATTTTGTTGTCGTATTATCATTCTTTTTTACAAAAAACCATGTACCACATTCTTCACACTGTATTGACTTTTCAAAAGATAATCCATATTGACGAATATCTTTTAGTATCAAGTTCTTGTTGCGAAGTAAATTTCTGTAGATTTGTTTTCCAAAGCAAAACCAAAGTACTTCTTTGTTTTTGCTTTTCTTAAAGTCATATAGATACTTAACTAAAATATCCGTGATTTCCTTTTCTGTCTTACCAGTCTTAAAAAACTCTTGTCTTATTTCTTTCGCAACGTCACCAATAACAATATCATTCTTCAAATTTGAATCCAAATTTACAGAAGATGATGCAGAAAAAACATTATCATCGACATTTGTTATCTTATACCGATATTTCCGACTCATATCTAAATATGTTAGGATAACACTATCTGTTCTATCTGCAATCGGCTTACCATTCCCATTAACTTCAATTCTGATCTTCAGTTCTGGATTTGACATCATATAAGCATAATTGATTTTCCCTATTTTTAATCCTCTACAATTGATTCTTGGATTTGGGATAATCTTATCTAATTGATTTACTAAACTTTCATTGACAGCTTCAACCTGAGATTCCAACTTATCTTTTGCATACACAAAAAAGTGTGGCAGTTTATTTTTTGTAAACATCTTAACTTGTTCACCAAAATCATCTGTTCTTTCTGGCATATATAATGTCTTAGCAGCATCAATTGAGAAATTGGATTCAGCACATAACAATCGGATTGTATCTAGTGCAATTTTCTTTTCTTCCTCAGTACCATATTGAAAAACACCACAATTCCAAATCTTTGAGATATTATTGCTATATACTCCAATATTCCCATATGTAAACGCAGCATTTAACCCATTATATAATACTTCATTTGTAATCTCAGAAGCATCTGCTTTACGCATATTATAATAAAGAGGAACAAAATCATATTTTTCTTTATTTCGTTTTGCAATTTCTATAATCTTTTTATCAGACACAACAAGGAGCGTATCCCCATCCACATCGAGCTGCAAAATTTTGGTAATTAAATCATGAGTACTTGTATACAAGCTATTTGTACAGAACCATTTCCGAATTTTATCTCTATCCTGGCATTCAATATAAGCTTTGTTTTTACGTACAGCGTGTTCAAAGAATAAATGTGGGGAGCGAAGGCAATCAAGTTCTTCATCTTTTCGAAATAGCCAACAAAATACTTCGTCATCTTTCAAAAGACCTTCTGGAACCTCAACCCCTTGAAATAACCATTGACAAAAAGCAAATAAGTCCGGCAAAACAAACGTGTATTTTCCTTTAACCTCTAACTTCCCTGATTTATATCGCTTTACCATGCTATCTTTGATCTCACGAATTTTTGATTTGATGAAATCATCATTTATCAGATTCGGATATAGAGCAATCGACTTTTGGAGATATGTTTGATTCTGATTATATGCTGTAATACCTAATGCAGCTTTTATCGTATCTACAGAAGAACATAAGGAATTTAGTTTTTTTATAGAATCACTTGCGATCTCAACAATTTCATCATCTGTAATGTCGGATAAGGATTGCAGCATTTGATAATTGATTTTAGAATCCTTAATTCGCTCTTCTTCTGGTTTAGTATAGCAAGCGTGGCATCTATATTTTTTGAATTTTCGCTTATAATCTTCCCATGAATCATAGTATTTATAAAGCTTAAACTGGCTTTTCGTCATAATAACCTGAATCTTTTCGGCTATAACATCATGTTCTATCCCATAAATATCTTTTATAACAGGGGAACAGTTGAACTCTTGTATGAACGAAACGAAATCAAATACACCAAGTAATCCTTTAATCCATGGTAAACGAACCATCCTCGTACATCCCATTTCTGGAAGCATGATTCCGCAGCCATCAGTATGAGGGATAGGAACCCTATCATGTTTTCTAGTAATTGAATAATCTTCATCAGAAATATAATCAAATTCACCATATACTTGCGTTTCAAAATCATCTACAACAATAACTCTATCAATATCGAAACCAATCCATTCATCAGTAGCAGAATTGGATAAAGCAGTGTAGGCAAGAAATTTATTTGGATTTATTCCACCCTTTTCATTTATCTTATCAAGCGTCAATCCACACATAAGTGTTTTTTCTTTCTCTTTCCAAATTGATTCTTTCATAAAAACACATTTCTTAGTTCTGATCTGTCCGGCAGAAGATGTAAAATACACATATTTTTCTCCGTGATACATAAATCCAAAGTGAATCATATCTTTTATTAGATCATAATAATAAATTTGGACAACCATAAAAGCATCTGAAAATTCATCCTGTTTCATTCCAATTGTTCTTGTGCAAAATGAATCAAATACTGAAATCACATTTTTATTGCAGAACTCACCAGAAACAGTCTTAATCGTTCTTTCGTCTAGCGTTCGAATATGATCTTTCCCGTTTGTAAGAATATTTTGGTTTGTTTTGTTCTCCAATAAAGAAAGCAATTTGTCTTTACTCTGCTTTATTCTTTCTCTCTTATGCACGATCAGATCACTATAGAATCGGTAATCAGAAACTAGATTAAAAATATCATCTGGGACATCCAATTCTTCTTTTACCATTGATTTGAATTCTTTTTCATGATACCCTTGTTTCTCAACAGAGGTTTCTATCAATTCAAGGCGTGTTTTTAGATATTTTCGTTCCTGCCGAAGTTTATGGTTCAAAATATGTAATCTTCTTTCTCGATTGCTATAAAAATTACCTGTGTCTACCGATAAAATCTTACACTGCTTATCAAGCACCTATCAAACACACCCTCTCTTAACATCAATCCCAATTTCCATTTTCAATACAGAAATCGTCATATGCTTTTTTATAATCATAATAGTCCGAATCATTATCGCCAGAATATCTATCATCAATTGGCGGCAAAAAATCTTTGTCCGTCAAAACTACATTCTTGTTTGTATTCCCATTCTTTTTCAACGGGAATAATTCCTTTCTTTTCTCTATCTCATACTCGCCACCTTTCTATTACGCTGAAGTAAACACTAAACTCAATCCGTGGAACGTAAATGTTACACCAATAATGACAATTGCAAGGCAAGAAATTGCAAAAATCCAGTACGGCAGATCATCATTATATTGCCGCAGCATCACGCCAATTGAAATTACTGAAATTGTCATCAAAATCAATCCTAAAATCAGAAAAACCATTTGTACTCCTTTTCATCACCGTCTTATTGAGATAATAATTGCGATTTCTTTGCTTCTATCTCATTGCAATAATAAGATTCACCTTCTAAAATTAAATTTTTAAGATTATCTCTTTTCTTATACTCACAAACAAAATACGACTGTGAAAGATAGATACTTTGTGTTTGCATTACATTCGTTACTTTAGTCACATAGAAAATATTTAACTCTTCCAGAATATCCATTATGTCTTTTACATAATATTCGGAAAGTCCGGTGTTATTCGAAAATTCCGGATAATACATTAAGAATACTTCTGGACACATCAAAATAGCATTATCACATTTTGCTGGTCTTGCTGGAATTTCTTTGCGAACACAAGCCAACTCCAACAATATCTTTTGACAACTTTTATTTCTATTAAGACAATATCTTCTTATTGACAGAACTTCATCGACAGAAATAAGAATATACCCACCATTTACATTAAATTCAAGTTCTCCATACCCGATTGAGTATCCATCATATTCTGAGATATATGATGGATATAGTGAAAACTGAATTAAATCCTTCGGTTTGGCATTTTCAAAGTCTCGCCAGCTACACCAAATATAATTATTCTTTACAAGCCATCTTAATGCCTTAATAACTCTTTCGTTAATTGCATTTGAGTTTCTTCTTTGTTTTCTACCGAAAAAACAAATTGCATCTGATAACGAAAAGTCAGAAAACATTTGCTCGAAATTTTGTTTTACATTTAAGTGAAGATATATGTATACAGATAACACATCCTCGAAGAATTTATATCCAAATCGCAATCCTCTACAGCAATCGTCAACCAATTTCTTACCAACTTTAATCGTGTGTTCTTCATGGTAATTCATTTTTCTCCAGTATTTTTCACTCATTAAAATCACCGCCAATTTCACATTTCACAATACCATCAAAATATTTTTTCAATTTTTGTTCTTTACTATTGATTTCATTTTTATAATATTCTTCTCCAATAATAATTGTATTTGTATTAAAGTGTCTAGCGCAGAAATTCGATACAATATGTTGCTTACGAATAAAAAAATCCTTTGTTGCATTAGTTTTTAATTCTTTTACATAAAAGATATCAATCGATGTTAAAACAGTCAACGCTTTTTTTACAGCCTTTGTAGAAATTCTCAACTCATCTGCTATTTTAGAATAATAGAAGTTATAAGCTTCCGGTCTATCATCAGAATAGTATTGAACCCCGTTTCCCATTTCTTTTGCGTTATTTTGACATTTTCTTAATGGGATTAGTTTTCGAAAAAATACAAGTACTCCCAAAGTCCTAATAATATCTGCTTTATTTTCTTTGCAAAAATAATGGGCATTCATTAGTTCATCATAATAAATAGGAACGTAAGAATAGTTTCTCCCAGCAATATTTGATGTAACATCATACTCACAACAATTTGAATTTTTGACTTTTTCAAAGTCATTGTCGCATTTCAAGAATTTGTTTTCGATAAGCCATGTAATAGAATTTCTAATTCTTGCAGTTATCCCTTCTGGCACTCTATTCGGCACTCTTAACAATTGAGTAGTTATTTGATTATTGCTGATCGTTGTACCATAAAAGAAAGATTCAGCATTTTTATACTTCGGATTAAAACGTCTTACATGATTTTCAATTATCATAAGGTACGCTGATATTGTAATGCAAAAATCACACTCCTTATCCTCGCTCGCAGCTTTAATAAGCGAAGATGGTACTTTATAAAAACTTGATTCAACCTCGGTCATTTTTCTAATCATAGCGATCTCCTCTCCAATCTAAAAACGGTATACCCAATGTCAAAATTCAAACAAATTTAGATAGCCTAAACCCAAAGCACAGTTCTCAGAAGGACTACAAATCACAAAAAGCAATCCTACTTATAATATACGATTTTTAATATAAAAAGTAAAAAGCATAATCAAATTTTATTTCCTTTGATAGTCCATTGGTAATCGTTTTATCGAGAAAATGACATTGAAATTCACTTTTCATTTTTGTAAACCGTTTGGTTGACACATATTATTTACTTTACTTTTTTGTAAAGCTGAAATCGTTAAAATAGCCGATTTTGAGAAAATTACCTTACAAAAAAGTAAAGTAAATAATAAAAAATCACTTTACAAAAATGTGCCGAAAAAAGCCGTATACTATATATAAGAAAGAATATATATACAATATATAAGAAAGAATATATACACTATAGAAGAAGATTATACGCACGTTGCCGCCAAACATAGAAAATCCAGTACTAGAGAAATCTAATACTGGATTGATTTTAGATATGATATTTTTCTAATTGAGTGTATCTCCAATAATAATATAAGCTAATATAGTTTATGCTTCTTATAGATTAGATAGATAAGATTATATTTTATATTGAGTAACTACTTTGTGTTAGTACTGATTAGTATTGAGATTATCTTTCTTGTATCTTAATACTGCATCATAATTTATCTGACTACAATTTTGGTATAATCAGATATTGAGTATTCTGTATTGACTATAGTAAGTTCTATATTAAAATCTCTAAATTGGATATGCTATTAATTAGCTATGTTATGTATTGTATTAGTTAGAGTTAATTTATGCTATTTCTTTTATGCTTCGCTACGCTACGCTGTCATTTCGCTACGCTCAATGATTGACTTTCATTCACTACGTTCATTCCAGTCAAATATATTACTTATGGATTATTGATTATTGATTATTTGGATATTAGATTATGTTTGATTGTCTTATTTAAGCAAATAAATTTTCAATTTGAATATGCTTTAGATAATATGTATTATGTTATATGATTCAATATTTATCTTAATTTTTGATTGCGTAATCTAATATCAATTTTAAGCTATCTAGAATTGATTCTAAGAGACTTTACTATTTCACCCTCAATTATACTATTTTTCTTATAGCGTCTTAAAACGGCTTTTAGATGCCTTAGAATCGATATTGAGATTTTACACTATTTGATTATTGTGGTTTTAATGCTTTTATATTATAATCTTGCAGAATGAAATCATTATGATTTTATAAAATCAAATATAAGCTGCCAGAAGTCTTTCTAAGACGTTTTGCAGAGAATACTATAATCTAAGCCTGCCAATATAGCAAATTGCCTTAGAGATGATTCTGATAGCAATTCAGATGCTAATAACAGCACTAATATGATTCGAATAGTAGAATTGATAGAGTAGAATATCTAAAATATTGGATATGCTTATTTAAGCTCACAAACGCTAGAGTTTATCAATGTACAAGAACTTCTACAATTAGGGTAGTAAACTATACCCCTACATATTTGCAGTTGCAGATAACTCGATCATCATCGATGTTCTAGCGCTTAAAATCGATTCTGGGTTTAGATGTTTGATTTTGGTCTGTGCATACTTGTATATTATTCCAGAACTTTTTTATGATATGAAGCTATGTTAGGGTCGAACTGATAGACCTTGCAAATTTCGATTAAGCAATACCAGCTAATCAAGAGCAATATAATTTTTGTATGTGATTTTCAAATATGATATTCTGAAAATACAGTCTTAGCCTGAGTTAGACATCTAAACACAAGATTGGAGATTTTTAAGATTAGAGCTTTTAATGACTATGATAGTTTTAGACTCCGATTTTTGATTTAAGATTTTTTAGATTATACTTTTATTGCAGCTTAATGGGTACCTCCATAGAATGAAATTTATTTTTCTTCAGAAAATAGAGTACCTTAATTTTAGATACAGTGTTTATTTTATAACGAATAGAGGTTTTATTTTTCCGATAAATACGAAATTGCACGGGTATAACGTGAAAATATCCCAAAATAAGCAAAATTGCGGCATATGTAAAATATCACGCAAATGCGTTATTTTTTAGATTTTGGTTTCCAATTGAAATAATTGAATAAGTACTTAAAATCGTTGAAAATAAGTACCATCTGAATGATTTTCTTCGAAATTTCGGTATATTTTATTTTTGATATTGGGGTAGGATTCGTAGTATATTTTGTAGAAAATTCAAACGAATATTTTTAATAATTCGTATGGTGTCCAGAGCAATTAAAATCAGAAAATCAAATTTTGAGAATTTTGATTTAATCAAATTTAATCAGAATTGTTTGAAGGAAATCGGGAACGACTGAAGAGATGAACATAGCAAAAATGAGGAACGGAAAATGGGGTGAAAAACAGGGTAAAAATAGGGCGTTTTTAGGTGTTGAAAGTTACCAATTAAATGGTAATAAAACGGATGCGATTTTGAGTGAGATTATTTTGTTTTCATTTTTAACTATAATATTATGATTTGAATTTTGATTATGGTATTTTTGATTGAATCAGAATGATAGAAATATTGAATGTGAAAAAATTGAATTTAGATTAGGGCGTGGATGAGCATTGTTTGGGTGCGATTTGAGTGTTACATGATAGCATCTGAATGCTGCATAATGGCAGGGGAGGTCTGGCAACGAGTATAGAGAGAATTTCGGGAGGATAATTTGGACTAATTTTGAGTTGTTTTTGGGGTTAACCAGCAGAATGATTTAAGTCAATTTGAGAGTATTTTTTTTGTTGTGTTGGGGATTAGATTTGTTTTGATTTGTTATATTAATGTCGTGATTTTTGGCGAAATTGCGCTGTTTTTTGAATTTAGGAGAGATGGGGATTGGGATGTGAATTGGGATTCGGGAATGTGGTAGGGGAGTGGGGCAAGAGGGGATGGAGGATGGGGAGATGAGAGTGAGAAATGAGATTTTTGAGTATGGGCGGTGTGTGGAACACGTATGGGGCTGGGGTAAAAATGGAATGTTGAAAAAATTGTAAAATAGCCCCGGTTAAGATTGCAACCGCCGGAAACAGCGACGGGAGAAAAAATGCGAATGTGAAAAAACCGATTTTTTTCACATTCGTTTTTGCTAGTTTTGGGATATTATAAATATAAAATTTTCGTGAATTCAAATAGTTTCACGTGAAACATTTCTAAAATATTTCTGAGTCAATAGAAAATCTATATCTTGATTGCCGATCGCCTGGTATCGTTATAGTGATATGAGAACGATACCATACAAGCAGATCAGAAAACCGCTGCCGGTATTGGGATATAAAAAAAGAGTGTAAAGCGAAATAACTTTACACTCGATTGACTACAATTTAACAATAGTTTATCACTAAACAATAATATATCCGCCGTAGTCCTCACTAGTCATCACTAAATTATCACGTATATTTCACACAGTTTTTACATTCCTATCACAAGGCTATCACGTATCAAATACTAACCCATCACTATTCCATCATTAGTCCAACACATACTTAACACTTATATATCACATACTTATCACAAAACTATCACATTAAGCACAGCGCCAACCATCAATAATTATATAACGCTGTTATACATACATTCCGAAACAGAACCCGAAAACCAGAAACAAGATATCATCTATATAGATCTATCCAGCGTCAACCACTATCCAGAGCCAGAACCGGGGAACTATTGCCAACCAGATGTGCCCACATGAGACCCACCACATGCCGCATATACGCTAATATCGCCACATATACGCCCATATACCCTTCACACTTATATATAAAGTATAGGGCTTATATAAGCCTCTGAGAAGCCAATACAAGCCCTTGCCTACTATATAAGAGTATAGCAGTATACCGATTTTATCTGCCGATATTATCCGCTTTTTGGGGGGATGCCGCCGCCGCCATGGCTGCTAGCTCCGCCGTACTATCGTCTGGCACATACTCTAGTATATCGCCAGGTTGGCATCCTAGCAATGCGCATATTTTGTCAATCGTTACCATATTAAAAATCATAGGGTCATTTTTGTGTATTTTGGTTACTACTGCACCGGGCATAATCTTTTTATTTTTCAATGTTGAAGGACTCAGCCCTTTATTTTTCAAAGTATCTTGCACATTTTCCTTAAAAATAATAATCAAAATCACACCCTTGCTTTATTTTATTCTGTTTTATACCTCAATTTAGGTATATTGCACTAAAAAAAGAAATATTGCATACCTAAGTTTAGGTATAATGCCTATTGCAATTATACCTAAAGCGTGGTATACTATAATCACAGAAAGCGAAAAGAAACCACAACAGAAAGCAAGCCAGAGGCTGCAAAGAGAATCGACAAATAACGGCAATGATAGCCAGAAGGGAGGGAACCACAGTACAACAGAAAACGGGCTTACAACCCAAAACCCACCGGGGCAATGTTCCCCATAGCACACCACAGGAAACAGAAGCAAGATCAAAGAAAAGCATCTGAAATAGTTTCCGGTATTGCATACAATTTCTAATATTATCGCTATTTCTCCATTATCCGCTATCTATATAGCACCGGATAAATAGTTTCCGATATTTCAAAATTACTATGGATACCGCCACAAAACAATATTTCAATAGCATTTCAATTCAAAATTGTTTCTAGTTCCGCACTGCATCTTGACAATTTTATAATTTTTCAAATTCCAAAACGGCAGCACCGGGAACGAACCCGGAAGCGTTTGAGTGCGCCATGACGGCTAGGGAATACCCCAAAACCACCAGCGAATAACACAAAATAACGCCATGACCACGTTGCCCATTATGAGATCTTGAAAAATAGCCCTGTAGCCTTGGGGCGATATAATACCGCTGCTGTCGCTAGTCATTTTTACTAGCCCACTAGGGCTTATTTTAGCCACTAGAAATCGTGGTATCTTAATATCATTTGATATTATACCACATTTCAAAAGAAAATGCAAGTAAACAAAATGTGAATATTATGGAGGTAATAACTATGAGTAAAAAGCACATGACAAGAAAAGCAATCCGCAATTTCCCGGGCGTATCTCACGTATACTATGTGGGAGACAATGATTTGCAATTTTTGTTATCTGATCCGGTATTCTATAATGCGGGGAGTTACGGCTGGAATTGGGACGGGTATTTACTGTTTGATCGTTCCGGCAGAACTATTATTATCAATACCGGATACCGTAACATGACAGGGAGAAAAATCCCGTGGGAGATCGCAAAAAAGTACAATGATCTTGCAAGTGGTGAACACGATAGCGAAAAACTGAACGAACTTTTGTTTGATATGTTCGATGAACTCGAAAATTCCCAAAAAAACAATTAAATTTCCGTGGGTTTTGGACTGTATCCCATAAAAAACAGTATCCCCCACGCCGGAGGGCGTAAAGCTTAAAAATAAAAAAGGATGGTAAAAAAACTATGAAAAGACAAGTAAAAACCTTGTACCGCTGCACTTATGCAGTGTTAGGCGCAGATCGTCCTACACAACGTTATTTTGAGACGCTGGAGGGTGCAAAAAGTTTTTGGGAAATGCACGATTTTTGCGACTACCCGAAAACCTGCAATTTCACACCAGAACACGCTGCCGAAGTCATGGAACTTGAAAACATGGTTGACTATAAGGAGGTAGTTTGAAAATGAAATGGTATTCCGTAGAACTTACAAGAAAAGAGTGGATTGCTCTGCGTCCGGCTCTGAAAAATCCGTTTTCAATTTGAAAAATCAGATGCAGATCTGGAAACGCTGGTATATATCAGCGTATGGAGGTATGAAGTATGGAAATCTTAAAAAGAAGCAATACACCAGATGGGATAAAAATTCAGTTAGAAAAGTGGGGTGAGTATAATCATTATGCGGTTGCTGCTTATCCAACTTGTAAAACACATGGCTCTATTATTAAGTACGGGCGCCCTTTCCGCTTGGATATTTGTTTTCACAAATATAATCTTAACATGGAAGATTGCCTTTCAAGTGAAGTTATGGAAACCGCTAAAACGGCAGCGGAAACTTGTTTCTCTTGTCTGGAAT